ATAATTTATTTTTATCAATAAAAATGCTCATTATAATTCGCCTGTAGGTTCTGGATATGGATCATATGACAAACTGTCAACTACTACTGACCAAGATACTGATTTACTTTGTACGCTATCAACAGTTGAATTTGTACTATCTGGAGACCATGTGATCTGTGGCAGTTCTAACTTGAATGGACCAAAGTTGAATAAAATTCCACTTTTGTTAATGTTGCTTGGACCAGCTAATCTCTCTGCTAACAGCCAAGGTTTCATAGGGCTGTTATATTTTATTGTTCCACTTATAGTTCTTCCATCAGAATAGTATGCATATGGTTGAAGATTTTTGTTGAAATTTTCTATTTCATTGCTTGAGTTAGAGTTTAATGAATATATAGCCTGTAAATTATTCTTGATATCAATTGTCATTTCAGTTATTTCAAAATCTCTCAAATCATATTCTTGATAACCATGGAACAACTTAGAACTCTTTGCGTCTCCTAAGTTGAATGTAAAGTTAGATGTTGAAGATTGTGAATTTGAAACTGTAACCAATGAAGAACTTAATAAGTAATTTGGTTTTCTATTATTCATATTTGACATAATAGTATTGAAATTATTGAAGAAATTCTTTTGATACTTTCTATCTAAATCTGTAAACTTAACACTAATATTTGCTGTTATATTTTCTCCTGGAACAATCCTCAATGAGATAGAATCGACTAAACACCCACTAAATAATCCCTCTTTTGAAGAAAATAAGGAAAACGATGGCTCTCTATTTGTTCCTGGGTTTGTAGTACTTGCCCATACATACGAAATAGCTGGAGTGTGTGTATTTACTGTGTTTGAAGAGAATATTATTGTTTTGCTTGCCTTGTTCACACTCAATACAGTCAAAGATTCAGAAGTCTCAGAATTATCATCACTCTTAATTATTGCAGTATATCCTGTACCTAAGCTTTGAAAATCAGATATATTATCAATTACAAATCTATCTGTAGAACCTATAGATACAGACATATTATCAGCTAAAATTCTACCTACAAAGTTACTGGTTGAACCCTTATATCCTTGAATACAATAATCATATAATGCTGCAAATACAGGGTCAACATCACCCCAAGATTCAACCTTAACTGGCAGAGAAAAATCAAATGAAAATTCTCTTTTATCAACCTTAAATGTATTAGGGCTCGCTCCTTCACCTGCTAATCTTTTCTCAAAATTCGAGTTTTGCTTATAATTCAAATTCATATTATTTATTGAGAACATGTAATCTGAATTCAATGTTGAAAAAGATAAATCATAATATGGATCGTTATTAATATCTCGAGTCAAAGCAACACAATCAAAATATCCCATTTCATAAGAAGGATAATGAATTTGATTAAGGAATGAAAGTGTTCTAACTTCTCTTTGGAGTTCATGCAATCCAAGATGCTCACCAGAAATAATTGAGTATGGATAAATAAAAGTACCATATTGTATAGTATGAATTCCTAAAATATCCGAAGCTGTAATTGGATAAGGTCTGATAAATGATTCAGATAATATTCTATGCAGACCAGTAATTTGAACAGTATTAGGAGGATAAGGAATTATAAAAGCTTCAGTTCTCAAAGTATGAAGACCTGTTTGCTCCTTGCCATCTGCACCATAGGGATAAATAAAAGCTTGAGAATATAATCTGTGATTGTTTAATATTTCTTCAGATAATTCAGGATATGGATAAATATATGCTTGGGAATACAAAGTGTGTAATCCCAACATTTCTATAGTTTGTATTGGTCTTGGAATAATATTTGCATTTGACCTTAATGTTGGTACTGGAAAATTATTATCTTCGGGCAAAATAACTGGAGAATAATTAAATTTATTTTCAACTGTTTGAACAGAATAAGGACTTATATAAGCCTGTGAGTAAAGAGTATGTCGGCCTAATTTTTCTAATGAAATTATTGATCTATCTTGAAGATTCAACAAAGCTGTAATTCTATTATTGCCAGTAAATTCTAAACTTCTAATTGAAAAAGGACGTATATTGACATTTCCTGGGTTTAGTCTATGTCTACCAATTAATTCAAATGATGTTTGTGAATAAGGTTGTATTCTTGACGAAGTATTAAGTCTCGTACCTGGAGCTGGTATTTGTGAGTTTACTACTTCTGTTGTCTTAACAGAATAAGGTTGAATTTGTGCTGGTTGCGCTGATAATCTATGATATCCAGTTTGAAAAAAACCATTAATTGGATATGGAGTAATACTTGGAAGAATGTATGTGATTGTTACTAATACACTATCAAGTCCCCAGTTAAATGATTCTTTTGCAGTATTAGAAAGTAAAATTCTTGCTGCAAAACGTATATTTGTTAAGGCATTTTGCCAAGTACTTGGTCGATATACAATATTTTGTAGAGTAGTTGCTGCGTATAAAGTTGACAAATCATAAACAAAATCAGTAAGTACATCTGGCCAAAATCCAACTTTTTCACCTCTATTTGATGTAGTTCCTCGGCTTGTTACTGTTGGAAAGACTTGAGCTGTAAAAAAAGCATCATCAATTTGCGCAAAAGTAGTGCCTCCAGTATATGGGCTTCCTTCTCCTGCTTTTCTGATTGTGATAGTAACACCAGTAATTGTCCAAGATGAATTTGGTTTTACTGCAAGATTTGATAATATCAAAGTATCAGTAAAAGTGCGCTGAGCCGGATTCGTAGGAACACTCCAAGTATTTTGAGGTGGATTATAGTTAGCTGAATCTTGATCATAAGCACATCTAAATCCATCATTATTCGCTTGCAAAGAAATTGGATTTACGACTATCGCTGGATTATGAGGGGTTGGTCTTGAAGGTATAAGTTCAACCCAGCTCCATAAATTTCCCGCTGGCCAGTTTGTTGTTGGAGAAACAACTTGTCCTCCTACTGCTGGATACAAAAAAGCATTATTGACACTATTTACAGTTGTAAAATACGTAGTAAGCGTTGGCATATTTTATACCTCTGCTTACGGAACAGTTTCGACTGTTATTAAATCATAAATGTCCCAAAGGATTGGTCCATTTCCTACTCTTGTTACATTGGTTCCTGGGCTTACTACTACATTTGTGACCCTATCATACAAATCAGATTCAGCTCCAAGTATAAATCTTGTATCTCTTGCAGTTCCTTTTGGCACAGTTGTAGTCATAGTAACTTCTGTGCCACCTGTTCCATATTTAGCTGTTACAGATACAAACAACTCATTTTTTATAGTTTTATCTGTAGTGCTGGCTATTGCTACTGAAGATCCATTAAATATCAATCCTGTATCATCGACAATATCATCTACCGGAGGCACATATACAGATAATCTTCTTGGAATATTAGCTATTCTGTTAGTAAACTTAATGCCTCTTCTAAAAGATTCACCAATAGTATTCCCGTCATCAAGAAAGCCCCTCATTTGAAAATATGCACTTCCTCCAGTGCTTGACCAGACACTTGAGCCATCAAAGTCAGTAGCTAAAGTTTTTATTTGATTCGAACCAGAATTCAATATTCTTGTTCTTAGGTCTGTTGTGCCAAGCCCAGTTGAAAAATCTATTGGTTTATTTATGACAAGCCAGTAGCTTGTGTTAGCATCCAAATTAACACCTGGTGTAAATTTAATAGTATAGTTAGCACTTCCTTCTAAAATATCTACATAGGGTAAAATTGGTTGATCAGAAAGTTGGTTATTATAATCTGGTGAGCCACTTAGATTTTGGTATAAAGCAAAATTCAATCCAGTAGATCCTGTGGATGCAACTTGATTAGGAGCATTAAAACCTAACTTGATTGTCAATCCTCCAATGAAACAATCTTCGTTCGTTGTAATTTTGAATGCTGTATTTTTACTTAAATTTAGAAAACTATTATCAGTAACTGGAGTCACTGTAAAATATGGTGGATTTTGAATGTCATCAACAAGTGTCAATCTTTTTTCTATAGACTCTGTTGATAAACTTGGTCTTTTATATACGTGATAAAACAGCGCATTGGTAGTTCCTAAGCCTTGCCAATTAAGTTCGACCATGTAATTTGAATTTGTTGTGTTGGTTGATATCTTGCTTACGTATGTTGGAACTGTTTCAACATATGAAGTACCTGCGATTGATGAAACAGCAGTAACTCCATATATTTGTGTACCAGGAACTAAAGAAGATAAACTTGCTTGTGAAGAGATTACTGTTCCAGTCAATTCCGAAGTACCAATTCCAGAAGTACCTAATACTGCTGAATTATATGAAACTAAATCTCCCCTAAAAATTGCAAACGTATGTTGCAAATCTAAAGCTGTTCTATTGTAATATGCAGTTGTAAAGTTTTTTGGGAATTCGAATCTTTCAAGACCACTAAAAGAAACTCCTTTAGAATAATATTGAGTTGGTCTAAATGGTTGTAATGCCCAAAATTGATTAGAATTCAAGGTTGAGCCTTGAATAAGCTCAGAAGAATATGCTCTTATAGCGTCAACAAAATTGTTAATTACTATGTCATTGCGATAAGTATTAAGATTTGATATTGCAGCATTACAAGCGTTGACTACATCTTGGACATCATCTGTATTTCCTAAAATTAAGTTGCTTGAAGTTGCAGTTGGTATATCGTTTGCATTTCGCACATATGCATTGTAAGTGTTACCAGCAACTCTTGGGTCTTCTGGATTTTTTATCAAAACTTGCGCAACTGGTAACCAATTTGATGGAAGAGGTGGATAGTAATTAAAAGCTAATGGATCTTCACTGTTTGTTTCAACAGGAAATCCAGTCAAATACTTTAGTTTAGGCTGAAATACAAACTTGACTGGAGTATCAACACTTACATTTGAAGAAAGCACTCCATAGCTTGATCCATTGTAAAAATTTGGGTCAATTATAAGACCATTATTTAATGTATTTATTCCACTAAATTTCAAATACAATGAACCAACATGAGCTTCTAATGGAAAACCTAAACTAAGGGCTGTTTCAGTACTTGTTACATATAATATGTTTGAGCCTGATGTTGAAGCTGTACTAACAGTTGTATTGAAAGTTTGAATTGCTTTTTGAGCTTCTAAAATTGGGAATCCAACTGTTATGCCATATTTATGTGCAGTAGATCCTGAGCCTACTAAATTGTAATCTTTTAAAAATTCTTTTTTAATAGGTATCTTTTGTTGGACAAGCTGAATAAGAGAACCATTATAAGAAACAGTACCTGAGCCAAAAATCACATTGTATTGATCAGAAGAAAAATTATATGAAGGCAAAAAACTCAATGGATCAGTTTCAACTATTCCAAAATAAGGATATCCAGTCTGAGCAGTTGTGAGCAAATTGTTTATTTCAAAAATAGCTGAAGACGGGGTATCAATGTCTCCCACTCCAAGAGTCATAGCATCAGAAATATTTCCAGCATTTTTTGCTATTTCTAAAATTACTTCTTCTATTTTTGATGATATCGCCATTTTAATTTACCAGTTGATGTCTGCCCAATTTTTGTTGTGTCAATATTCCAGTTGGTTGAAATTGAAATACGACATTTATGCCTAACTCATTATCAATAAAATCTCTGAGTTCCTTTGGCAATTGAGGATCTGCTGTTTCCCAATAAGTTTGAAAATCAGGATCCCAACCATCCAAATCAATCCACTTTTGAACTAATTTCTTGATATTTTCAAGCAAATCAGATTCTAAATTGTTAATGTCTTGTTTTGATTGAATAATTTTTGGAGCTACTTTGGTATACAAAATTTCTTCTGGTAAGCCATAGTAGCCTCTTGGTTTTCGTTCATCTCGCACAAAAATAAAAACTCTATCTTTTTTATACTCGTTATAATACTTTTCAACATCTAAGATAAACTTAAAAAGCAACACACTTGAACTTGAATTTCCTGTTGGATAAGGAAATTCTATATCAGTGCTGTATTTTAATACATCTTCAATTTCTGAAAAAACAATATCTTTTGAAAATATACAAGTTTCGCTGTTAGGTATTTTTTTAGATTTACAAAGTGAAAATTCGATTTGGTTATTTTCTGTAAGCCATGCGCATCCCAAAACATAACAATCTGAAATATCATTTAGATTTCCTAAAATATCAGATGCTGAAAAACCAAATTGATTATCGTCATTGTTTGGCAACTCAGATCTTACATTAGAGTTATAAATCAAACCTTTGCCCAAAACCAAAATGTTTTTCATCATTTCAGGTCTTGAAGGATCTAAATATGACAATCCATAGTTCAACTTTAATGAATCGTTATTATTGATTGAAAGACAATATTCAAGAATAGACTGAGAATATTCTGTAGAGGATAATGAAATATTATATGATTTAATTAAGTTGTTCAAAATCACCGCTGAAGCATAATTAGGAATCATTATTTACTCCTTAGAACAATTCTGTCACCAGGAGATGATCCAAAATTTGCATCGCTTATTTCACTCAACGTTTTACCAACATATATCAAAGACAATCTTTCCACATCAGTATCTATAAGGATTGGATCATTTGTAGGCAATTGGTAAAAACTGTTGTCAATATATTGCCAATCAGACGTGCCTCTTACTTTCCATAACCCAATCAAAGTTTGACCAGTTCCTGCAGTATTTTTAAAGTTATTAAATTGAACCTCTAAAATAACTCGCTCTTCTACAACAGAAAGAGTGTGCGCAAAAGTTACACCAGTAGCAGAACTTGATTTCCAATTATCAACAGCTGGCGTTAATTCATTATTTACATAAACTCTTACACCATACGAAGATATAAATTTAAATTCAAAAGAAGTTCCAATACTTGATTTAGTAATAAAATCTCCAAGAGCATACCCATTCAAATAATTAGACTGAGAATTTACAGCAAAATTTTCAAAATCTAAATTGAACGTGGCAGATACAAGATCAGAACTAATATTTTTATCTAAGAAATTATAATTATATTTTGCTCTTTGATACCAATTTGTTTGCCATGTTGGTGTTTTGCCAAGAGTGACTGTAGTTGTTGCTAATCCACCATTTTTGTAATAATTTAAATTTACAAAAATATCATTTGCTCTACCTATAAAAGTGGAATAATTAGTGCCGAAACCAACATATGAATTGGCAAAAGAGTTATTTACATTACTTGACAAATGAACGTTGTAAGAATTGTTTGAAGAGTTGTAAATTATGCTTGTTATGCTTGTGCCAGCAGATATGTTAGAATCTTCTGAAACTCCAAGACCAACTAACAATTTATCATTATAATTTGTTGATCCTATAGATATTATATTTGAATTAGCAATACCAGAAGATAGAATATTTATTTTTTGCAGAGTCAATGATCTTGGATACAAATATAGGTCATCATTTATATCTTTGCAATTAAAATTCCAATAACCATCAACTATAAGATTTGTCTGTTCTCTGTATCTATTTGGTGGTGGTAAAATTAAGTTGCTTGAACTAAAATCTCTGTTCATTGAACCATATATTTCTTGGTCTGGAATATAAAACTCTACAAATGCTGTGCCTTCAAGAGATGTCCATCCAGTAGATGCCTTGTAAGCTAAATTTGTTGATGCTCCAATTGATGAACTTTCTTTGATCCCCAATTCATATTTGTATCTTATGGCATAACTTTGCTTATTCGAAGTTACTGCAGAACCAGAAACAGTCATGCTTGTTGAAGATCCAATTGCTGTTATTGGATACCATGTAGATATACTATTTCCGTTAGTGGACCCTATACCTAATTCTGCTCCAATTTTATACCTTGAAAAATTAGCATATGTATTATTATTTTTGTTATAAACACCAGTTACATCATTGTTGCTTATATTAACCATTCCACTAATAAATGGGTCATAAATTAATGGCAGAGTGTCTGTATATAAAACAATCCAATAGTTTTTATTCTTAAAAAGCTTGTAATGTAAGTCAAAGTAATAATCATCAATAAGATTTGAAATATTTTTTGTGTATATTGATGACCCAGTTGAAAGAATGTCACCTGGTAAATTGTTTTTATCACTGTAAAGATATGCTTTGATAGAAGAATTTTGATTTATATAATCTGATGTATTCTTGAGCTTTACTTTGAATGAATTGACTTCTTGATTTTCAGAACAGTATATTCTAATAGCTATGTGGTTATTGGATATACTTTTAACTCCAGCGTAAACTGACTGATTTATTGAACTTCCAATACTCGATAAGATAGCTTGATCTCTAATGTTTTCAATATTTCTTATTGAGTCATTTGTTACTGAAAAACCTGATTTTGCAATAATAAACGAATCCGATCTAAAATCTTGGACATTTGACACTGGATATATTTTTGGTAATAACTCATTTCCATATAAATGTTCTGTATTATTTACCCAATATGAATTATTATTTAATGAGTAGTTTGCTATAGACAAACCTAATTCTGTCAAAGTATTAAATAATGTACTTGGTTTTGATGAATCTGTAACATAAAATGAATCTGTAACTGCAAAACCTGCTTTGGCAGCAATAATTTGATCTTTTGTAATTGATGGATTTGCAGTTCTAAGATTTTCTTCATATTCTGCTTCAGTAATTCTATCTGTATTTACTGGGGCATTTTGTTTAAAATCAATTTCAACAAATCTTTCAGGTTTCAAATCTGGAACAACTGCTGAATATCCATGAAGTTTGAAATCTGCAATATTATTCAAAGTAGAACTTTTGTAATATCCAACAGTAGATAAGTTGTTGTCAACTCTATATTGATAATCAGAATCTGTAAGATAATACTTTGAAGCATTTAAAAATATATCCTTGACAAAATATTCATTAAATGAGTTTTTAAATTTTACTCTGAATGTATAGTCTTTATCCAGTCCATTCATAGATTCTGTCAAAAAGTCTAAATCAGTTGAGTTTACTTTTTCAAGATAAGCTTCAAAATTTGTATCTGATGACAATAATATATTGTTGTTATATAGACTCGTGCCATTAAAACCAGCGATGATTTTAGATGGTTGCAATCCACCAAATGAATATATTACATCTGCTGCATCTTCATTAAATTGAATTGCAAATGGTTCTTCATTAGATAAGAGCAATTCGTCTTTTGGACTTTTGAGCAGATTATGTAATGATATTTTTTCCAAAGACCCATAGCTGGAAAAATGACCTTCACTTCTGATTTTTGTAATATCGTATCTTGAAAATCTTGATACTAATCTATTGCCAAGATTATTAAAATGTTTAAGATATTCATTGGTTCTTAGTTTAGTGGATAATCTTATGAATGTATCTGTTAAGTATCTTGACAAATTTTCATCTGATTGGGGAGAAATAAGTGCGTTATCTGCTAAAAGCTCAATATAAACTATAGCTCTGTCTTCTTCTAAGCTATCAAGTAAAACAAAATCTTTAGAATATGAATTGCCATTCATCGGGAATTGAGCAACTATATTTGCAACTATTTGATATCCCTCTGATGGTTTTGGGTAATAAGTGAAATCTTCTAAATTGTCAGGAATGTCAGAATAAGGCACTGGTTCGCCTACAATAACTTCAAAATCTGAATTAGGTTCATCATAATATAAACCCATATTCTTAGTTACAATTCTTATTCCTATATATTCATTAGTTGATAAATTTTTAGATCCAAGTATTGTATTTGTTGATCCAGTTGATCCGATTATTTCATCATTTACTTTATATCTAAAAGGATTGTTTATTGAATTGTATTTACTTTCTTGATAAGTGACATTTGTTCTATTTGGATTATATAAGTAAACATTTTGATCATTTACACCAGACTTTGTAAATCCAACTCCAGATGTTATTCTTTTATTAAAAAAAGATTTAGTGGAAAATATAAACCAGTTTTCATCTGTAGTTGGAGGGTAAAATGTTAAAGCTGTACCTGGCAAATATGTTGGATATGAGTTTGAGAAAAAAGTATCTCTTGTTCCCCAATAAAAGACGAAGTGAAAATATAAATTAGGACCCCAGTATGAACCTGTGGGTAAAATAATTTTTACTAAATAGTGATCTCTCAGCCTTGAAGAGTTTCCATGATGATCACATTCAGAAATATCAAAAGCTAATTTATTTAATGTATCTGATACACCTACAATTCCCATTAAAGAGTTTACAGTTGCTTCAGAAAAACTACTCGTAAACAATCTCTCATGTGAGTAGACAGCCAGATCAATAGGTGTGTTTGTATATGGATTGATATTTTCAACACCTTCAAAATATTTTTTAGGTATGACGATTCTGCATTCTGTAAAAACTGAACCTGTGTCATTGAAAACTGTAACCCATCTTGCAAAATTAAATAAAGGAACTCTTGCGTAAGTTGTACCTGTGTATCGGACTGGAAAATTGTAAGATGTTCTTGAAGCTCCTGTTCCAGGTTCTCCAAGTGTGTTATATATTATGTAATTAGTGTTTGCCAGACCAGAAGAATTGTATTCAGGGATGTAGTTTGAAAATGCATTGTAATCATATATATTCCATCCTTCTGGAGATGGTGGAGATACGATAGTAGGATTCCATATTGATGTAGTACCAAAGCCTGACAATTTCTTTTCGACAGCTACTGATCCACCTTGCATAACAAAATTTGCAATATCAAGAGTATTGAAAGTATTAAACTCAGAATCTGTATTGCCAAATGCTGACTTTTTATTCAAATCATAATCGTGGTAGATGGTAGAACCACGAAATTTAATTAAATTATTTTCAAATACAAGTTTTATAGAACTGCCAGAAAAGGTGTCACCAATCAAATTTTTCAATGCTTTTTTTGCATTTCCAATTTGATTAGCAGCAAATATGATTCCTTTTCTTTTTGCGGTACTCATTATTTATAATTTATTGCATTCGTTGGTACATTGTCAGGGCCAAATTCTGTTTGTTTTACAAGTTCTTTAGCGGTTATTGTAATATTTCCGCCTTTCATTAATGCTTGACCAGTAGCATCATCAGAAAATGTTCCATCATTGCATGTAACATCATATAAAATTCTTATTGGTTCAACAAAATCTTTTTGCATTCTTAAAATATTTTTTCTTGCTGTAGATGACAAATTAGCTACAGCCTCAGAATTTCTTACATCTTCATACATTCTTAAAAAAGATTCAGTTGCAAGTGAAGAATTTGGCAATGTTGGAGCTGTTATAGAAGCGGGATGGGTTTCTTGCCATAATGAGTCATAATCAGCTTGAACAGCGATTGCATACCCTGAAAGAATATCATCTCCAGCATTGGCAGGATTTCCATGAGCTATTAGAAAATGCTCAGGCGACAAAGTGAATTTTTGACAAATAGGACAAATGTCTACAATCCACATTCTTCTATGTCTTCTTAAAACAGTAATCATGAGTCTTACTGTCTCTTGTACGAGTCTTTCAGATAAATCTATATTGTCAGCCCCAGCATTGACTTCTACTGATATGTTATGAGTGAACTCTTGCATACCTAAAGCTATATCTTTAATATTGCTTTTACCACCTTTTAAAGTGACTGAAAGATTTGTATTCTTGATATCTCTTTCACCTACATACCATGCAGTAATTGGTCTGTCATAAATTATAACTTTTCCGTTGTTGTCTTGTGGCATTTCATAATACAAAATGCCTCTTATGGTATCGTAAATTCTATCTAACATTTACTTACCTATTGGCTCTTTCCTTTTGAGCTTCCATCTTTTCTTGGGTTATTTGGGATGCCACGTAATGTAGATCTAACAAATCTGTCCCCTCTTGTATTCCTCTGACCAAATAATCTAATTTCACCATTTTGAATTCTTACAAGTTCATTCATTGCAAAATCAAACCTGTCTTTTTGTGCTTCTGAAAATTGTTTGTCTGCACCCTGTAAAGCTTGTGAATAATACATTTGTGCAGCCAATATAGCGCAAATAACTGGGATTGGGTGAGGATAAGAAACTTCACCACCAATGTTCATTTGTTTTAATGGTACATCATAAATTATTGCTAAATTAGCGTCTATTTGTGCTGATGCTTGTTGGATAAAAAAATCCAGATTTACATTTGAAGCTGTCTCTGGAGCTGGATTTCTGAAGTTTGGATTTGGATTTGATCCTTCAGTTACAACATTAGGTGGTAAATACTGCTTTACTTGATCTGTATTACAATATGCTCTTGCCATTTGATAATCCTCCAGGTTTTGGTTTTAAATATTTAGGTACAAAATTTACACCCTCTTCAGGCAAAATTAAATTCATTTCTTCTGCTGTTTTTCTGTCTAATAAAGTAAAGACATCCGTAGTTTCGAGATCTGTTGCAGAAGTTGCCCCTGAAGATACAAATTTTGGATAATCAATATTGAGATCTCTGTATCCACCAATTTTTGAATTGAATATCTCAACTGCATCTGGTGCACTATCACTACCCTGCAATTTATCTAATATTTGAGCTTGTCTTTTGGTTATGTTAGAGGCAACTACAAAACCATTATACGAGTGAGCTGTTCGACAAGCATCAGCAAATGCAAGTCCTGGTTTTAATGGTTGTTGCATATTGTAAATATACAGCTCCATGCCTTCTGAACATATATATGTTTGCCCAGGAACTACGACTAAATCCATCTGTTGTTGTTTAGCCATCTGGACAGCTTTAATTCCGATGGATGGATTTTTAGGGGTAAGAATACCAATAATATCAAGTCCCTTGATGATAGCTGCTGTAAGAATTGATTTTATTGTGGAGTTTAAATAGTTTTCATCAGCAAATGCTTTTTCTTCGTCTATAAAAACGCAAAGGTCAACCCTTAATACATGCTTTCGAAGGGCTGTACATAGTTTTGAAGTTTCATACCAAGAAAGTCTCATATTTAGTTTTTTCTAAATTTTGAGCCTCAAATCCTTGATTATCTTTTAGTTCCACAATCTGGACAAAACTTTTCTAAACCAGGGAAATTAAACCCACACTCAGTACAAAATTGAGACAATTGAGCAGTACCACACTTTAAACAAAATTTTGCATCTTCAGGCAACTCATATAAACATTGCTTATTTATGCAATCTTTTTGCTTGATCGTAGTCTTGCGTATGTTATCAGAAGAAATGACTTGAGTAAAAGGAGCAGGCTTTGAAATTCCAGCATTAGAATTAGCCATTTCATCAAGTTCTGATATTAAATCAGTATATATGCTTCTGCCTTCTAAATGAGGCTGAATTTGGCTTTTTTGAGTCTCTATAAAGGATTGAATGGTTAGAGGAGGCTCAGGCTCAGAATGCAACGATTCTGAAAGCTTTGAGATCAATTCATTATTCTCAAGCCAACCTTCAGAACTTGCCTCAACCTCCCCATGCTCATTAAGTGCTATTTTCACATTTGAAACATCCAGTAAATTTTCATCACCAAGAACTGTGTGTCCAAACTGATTTATTTTTACCTTGGTTGCTTCTTCTTTTTTTGAAGTAGTAAAACTATGTCGAAGGCTCTTAATTTCTTGCTCGTCCATAGCATTATTATACTTATTGTTGTTTCTTTTTGTCGTCTCTTCTTTCGTACTTGAAGCTGACAACTTCAAATTTTGGCATTTCATTACCAGATGCAAAATCAGATGTCATTTCATTGTCAACGTTTGATTGGGTTTCAATTGCTTCAAGAATTTTTGACATGAGTTGAGTGTCAGGGATTGGACCATCTTTACTTGCTTTGATTTCGACAGCGAATGAATGGATTGTACCACTGTCATTCACTACGCTGACGCTTGCCTTAGGTTTTGCAAATGATTCAATCTTTGTGCTTGTAGGTGTATGAACCATAGGATTGATGTCATAATCATTAACCATTTGATCAATGTTATTTGCGAGGTCAGGATTTGCTTGCGCTATTTTATTTCTTACTATTACCAACTTGTCTCTTAAGCTACTCATTTTCTTCTCCAAAAAGATTTCGTTTTTTTTACACCCGATAAAAGGGATATCTATAATTACTAATTAAATTGTTAATTTAAATTGATTAATTAAATTACTAATTTTAATTTATATATAATTAATTAATTTAAATTAAATTGCAAATTTAGAAATACTCTTAGTTTGCTCCTCCAATATTCCAGATGTATCTGAAGAATCTTGATCTTCCTCCTGGCATGTTGAACTCTGGAACTACTATTCCTCTTATACCTGGATACCTTGAAATTGGAAGTTTTTCTAAAAGCTTATCAAAGTCTTCTTTGTACATTCCTGCTGTTTCTTTGATATTTGAAAACATTGAAGCATCTGGGTCTTCTAATAACAATCTTCTTTGTCTTTGTGTGAGCTGTACTAATAAACTTCTAAGCAAATAATATGCTGCACCAAAAACTAAAGCAGGATCATAGTAATATGGAACTGATGCAATAGATGGGTACTTGGAAGCACCTGGTTGAGCATTTATAACTTGTAATGCCATATTTAAGCTCGAATTCATATGTTGAGATGTAAAAGCCTTGACATTGTATGAAACGAAAACAGTATCATAGGATTGAATTGCTTGAGGTGTTCCATTATCTTTCACAAAATAAATATTGCCCATGTAATCACATTTATATTTTAATCCATCAGAGTAGTTGTTCCCACTTGGATAGTTGTTTATTTCACCATCTCTGTTATATTGAATAGGATCAAAATCCGGGTTAATTGTTTTGTAAATTGGGTCATATTCTGATAAAGTAAACATTGCATCTTGATCACCTTCATTTGATGATCCTGTAATTCTTACTTCTGGCCTTGGATAGAAATTCCAGAAAGGAAAAGCAACTGTAGCTTGTGTTCTACCTTTTCTAAATAAAACTTCTTCATCGTAAATAGGAATATTTAAGAGGTGTTCTAATTCGTATCTTAGACTTGACTTGATTAATAATTCATCACCAGCAATTGGAGCTGAAGTTGATAGAATGGTAGTAAGATCACTTGCTATTTCTTGAATTTTATAAAAACTGGATGGTGACCCCCCTCCATCTACATATTCATTTATAGGGAATAAAATTTCGTCTATTTCAGTATATGTACCGTCAAAATAATCACTTCTAAATATTTTATATGAATAAACTCCAGACAAGGTATATCTTTCCCATTCTATGTAAATTCCTGGGTTTGCAGCATTAGTATTGTAATAGACTAAGTTGCTCTGTGAGAAAGATAATTGTGTAAACTCTGACATCAGTTTCTCCATAAAAAAAAGCTACCCAAAACGGGTAGCTTTAAAGGTTCCGTTCATCTTAGTTTTTCTAAACTCTACGTACTGAGCCCTTTTCACCATCTGAATCCATCGCTTCTAAATCAATAGCTTCTGCAATAGGCGCATCATCTATAGCAGCATAGTCAAAATCTCCACCAGCAATAAATCCATCTCGATTCATGTTTGTCATTTGCATTTTTTGGACAGATGTGCCATTTGCGTTCTCACCTGAAGTCGCAACATAAGCTTGTGCTTTTCTTGTTGTTCCTGAAACTGAAGAATTAGCATTCAGGTTTTTTTGCATACTAATCATTCTCCCAACGACTCCTGGGTCATTTCTTACTTGGTCAGCAAACTCTTCTACAGTAAGTTCATCACCTCTAAGTTGCGCCTGTTGTTGAGCAATATCTAAGGCCATAGCATATGAAAGGGAATCATTAGCATACCCTGCTGTGCTTACGGTACCATCTGGATTGTATGCTTTTTCAGCATCAATTGTTTCTGCTTGCATTTGTCTACCATCTACTTCTACATCTTGAAGTTTAAGGTTGTTTTGTTGCTTGAGAAGTTCTTTCTTTTCTCTGATAGCTTGCCTTTCTTCAATTTGGTCAAACTGGTCAACGGATATTTTTTTCAATAATCCCATCCTCAATGATTGTCGAAGATCTTTAGAATTCTTGACATGAGCTGGATCCATCCATGTGAGGTCAATTGCTTGTAGAGGAGAAAAGTTTAGCTTAATATCACTTACATAGTGAGGACCAAGAGTGACATTCTGCACTATGAAGGATTCTGGTTCATTTGATTCAGGAACATTATTCATATTTTTTTACCTTTTTATCTATCGGTAAAGATGTGATACCATCAAGTCCTTCTTTACCTGTCCATAACTCATTAGTATTAGCTTCTCTACTATTGGGGTCATAAGAACTTTTTCTTACATCCCTTTGATCTTTGACATACTCAGCCATGTCTTTTCTGTTTTTATTTGAGCCAAATTTCTTTTCATTAGCAGTTAATCCTTGGACAACACTAACATTAGTGAATCTTCTCGCAGCTAAACCTTTACCACAAGGGCAAGGTATTTCTGGTTTATATTCACTAAAAGAAAGTCTGACTGTGTATGTTTTTTCTTGTCCATCACAGTTGCAAATGTACTCGTAACGTGGCATTTTGAAGCTAACCTTAAAGGTATTTGTACAATAATTTATGAAATTGTTTTCATAAGGAGATTATTATGTCATCAGAAAATTTGTCAGATGCAGCCACAACTCACCAGATGTATTGCGTAAAATGCAGAACTATGGTCACTATCACTGCTCCTAAAAAAGTTGTTATGAAAAGTAGTAGACACGCTTTACAAGGTAAATGCCCTCATTGTTCTATTTCAACATATAAAATTATAGCTAAAACAGAGTAAATCATGTTCCAAAAAATTTCAGCTACACCTAAGTTCAAAAATCCATTTAGCAGGACTCCTAAAACTCCAGATACTCCTGACACCCCTGAAACACCAGATCCAAAGAAAGTAAAAGAAACAGATCCATTCAAATCAGGTGCACAGGCAGCAGCAGCTGCTGCCGGAACTGGTTTGGTTATCAATAAATTCCAATCTTTGGGTGACTCAAAAAATGCCGCTGATCGATTAGTTGGTAAAGTTCTGGATATGTCTCAGGAACAAGGTAAAAACGCAGACAAACTGGCTGTTGAATTAGGTGAAAGAGAAGTATTAATTTCACAACTTTTAACAAGTATGCCAGAAGATTTGTTGGCAAAATACTTTGATGAGTTTTTATTTAAGAAAGATATACCTTGGACTGCTACAAGAGAGTTTATGCAAAAAGCAGTAAACGCAGAACAACAAGGTGCAGAAGCTGAAGATGTTTTGGATTTTGCTTTAGTATTTTATGATAAAAGAAGAAATTTTGGAAATACAATAACAATTATTGACATGGCTTTGGATTTACAGCCTCAAATGAGAAATGTAAATATTTTTAAAGCAATGAAAGGTAGCTTACAAGGCACAAGAGAAGCTGCAATTAGTTTTCTGCTTATTGGTCCAGAAAATATTGATAAAACTATTGTTCTAAATAAACTATTGGGAATGGTTTTAGCAAGAGGTGCTGAAGATTTAGAAGTTCTTAGAAGAGAATTTCAATTAAGCAAAGATCAGCTTCAAAGAAAAAGAGAAGTTGGAGACAGATTCAGAGGCATTTATGACGCAATGATGTCTATGGAATTTCAAAGTGCTTTAAAAAGAAATGTACAGTTCGTAACTGAACAATTTGCCTTGAGCGTTAATGATCCTCAAGTACAATCATTTGCCAAAATTCTATATGATATCAAACTTGGACAAGAATTTAGAAGTGAAATCTTTGCCTCTCTCGAAGGGAGGCAGACTGCAGAAACTACTCCAGGTTTAGCAGAACAAAGCAGAGTTACCCAAAGAAGATCAAGTTCAAAAAACAGTAGATTTGTTATTGCGCAAGAAGCACCGAAAAAAGCTCAAACTGTCAACCCAGTGTTTTTAACTAACTTTAGTAAATACCTTGCAGAACTTATTAAGGTTGCTGAAGTTTTGAAAGTTAGAATTGCCAAGGCAACTGGTAATGATATTCAGATTGCAAACGAAATTAAGGGTTTAGTTACAACCGCTTCAGACAGCCTTAAAAATGCTCAAAATAAGATTAGTGTTGCAGATTTCAGCACTGTATTTGCCTTTTACTTAGAAGCATTGAATAAGTTTGAAGCTGTAAATGTAGTGTTAAAACAAAATCCAGAAAAAACTGCTTCAAATGTAACAAATGCAACAAATTTTAGGTTTGCACAAAACCCAGTCAATAATCCACCAGGAGTTGCAGTTGGTGTTACTGGTCCAACTTCAGGAGCTGGAGGTGGGAATGGAGAGTTTTTATCAGACGAAGCAAAAAAAATAGCAGATACAGTTTTCAAAGGAGTAGCTGGTGTAACTGGAGTTGTAGCTTTAGCTACAGGTGATTTCAAGTCTGCGCTTGCAGCTGGTACTGCACTATTTTTGCAGCAAAAAAACAAAAATGCTCTTGCAATTGCTAACACTGCTGGAATTGAACCTCCAAGAGATTTAACTCCACAATATGTTCTGGATGATGCTGCAGAAGCACTGAAGGCCCTCGGAGCAAATCTTCAACAACAACAAGAGTTTGTTGCCAATGATCAGTTTATTAAACAAGTTAGTTCAACGATAAATGTCATGGAAAGAAGTTTATTGTTGGTTATAGATGCACAAGTAAAGACTGCTGATGGAAGTACAGAAACACCACTTGAAAGTCCAGAAAAAGTTGATAAGCTTTACAGAGATTTCATGGCGTATTTGAGACAGGCAAATGACTATTGTTCAAGGCAGATTGATTTAGTCAACACACTTGCTAAAAATACTAATAATCCAACAGTTCAACAAAAGTTAGGTTCAATTAAGCAATACCAAGCAATGGTTCAAGCAAGTGTTGAAGAGATCAGATCTAAAATATCTGAATATGCTTCAATAACAGAAATCATTTCAAATGTACAAAGTCAGAAATTCTTATTACTTAAAATAAAAGAGCTTATTCCTCAATTAGATAAGTATCTTGCAACAGGATTATCAGTTGCAGATGTGCTTGGTTCTGAAGGTGGGGTTCTTGGCAAAATCAAGGATTACATAAGTTTTGAAAGAGATAGCTATAATAAACTTTACAAAAAGTGGAGTGAGTTGATAGCTAAGTTTCCTAACCTTAGATATGACAATGTAACATCCCCTGAAAGACCACCAGTTCAACAAACAGCTAATGTTCCATCTTCTGTTGCACCTAATCAAACTCAAACAGTTAGTGAAGGTGTAAATGTAGATCAATCTGGCAACATGAGTGAAGGTGGAGATATTCAAGGATATCAAAGATCAGCAAGTGTTCAGTTTTCAAACCTATTGTTTGAGAAGAAAATTGTAACTTCAGCAACAGATCCTGGACAGCAAGCTAAATATAATTATTATATTACAAAAATGAATCAGCCAGGTATGAACTATCAAAATCTTGTTAGAGCTTTAGATGGCGATATGACATTTGTAGATGCTAACTTAAAGCTTCTTGCAAGAAATGCTATATTAGCAAAGTCTGTACCACCAATGGCTCAATCTTTAATCCCACAATATGAGGGAAGTGTTTCAGATGCTCAAGGTAGAAATGTTTCTCCAGGAACTCTTCAAGCTCAACAAGCAGCTCAGACAAATCAACCTGTAGGACAAACTGCTAACCAAGCAACTCCAGCACCTCCGGCTTCTCAAGCAGGCGCTGGAGTAGGATCTACTGTGCCTGGAAGACAACTCTCTTCTGAAGCTGAAGTTGATAGATTTAAAGATCTTAAAAACGTCTATAAAGAGTTTGAGAAACAGTTTGGCAATTATGGAATAATGCCAAGCGCAAATACAGTTGAATATGATCCAAAAAGAATGATTGCAAGTATGAGAGCACAATTGCAAAAAGTTTTTGAAAATATTCAAGTGATGGAAAAAATTTATTATCAACTATTACAAAATCCACAAGATTTTGGAGGCATCATACCAGCATTGAAAAGAGCATCTACAAAATTTGTAAAAGTTTCAGGATTCAAGAAAGTTGAAGAATCTAAAGAAGTAAAAAAAGCTGATGAATATCTTGAAGACTATTACAATAACGAAATGGACTACGCACCTTACGGAACAGCTTTAGAGCATCCACAAGAGAATAGAAATAAATTAACAGACGAAATCAAAGTTCATAGCACAAGCAAGTTCAAGAAAATCTAATGAATTAGTATAATTAATTACATGGAAGATGAAAGCATTAGTTTTTTGAGATATGTGAAAATAGCTCAAGATTCTGATGCTTTTTTTCATTCATCACAGTTTTGCCCTTTTATTGAAATCCAATTGTCCACAGCTCATACTAATTTGCCATTAGAGGCAAATTACTACACAGCCGGAACGACAAATGATCCTGAAGATTACAATTTACCAGAAACAAAAAATTCAGTAAATCCTAAAAAATTAATAAGAATTAATCCATTTTCATCAAATTCAAGTGATGAAATTTCTACATATGAGTTTGGTAGTGATGAAGAAATTATTCAAGAAGAAGTTTATGAACCTTTTGTAAATGATGAAGCAAAAAGATTATTAGCATACATAAAAAACAAACCAAAACAAAAATCCAAAATTTCTGGTTCAAGTTTAGTGCTAAGTGAATCAAACTTTAGTGAACATATCTTTGAAATAAGACCCAGACTTGAATCAGAAAAAGGAAGTTTTTCTTACGAGGAAAATGATAACGTAACTTACAGCAATGGATCAAAAGAAAAATCTGATTCAATAAAGCAAGTCAATAACAAGACGGAAAACATAAATAAAATAAATAATACTCAAGAATTCTATACTGATATCAAAAATCAAAGAATAGAATACAATTCTGGAGATATCAATTACGACTTAAATAATCAAAGTTTTTCAACCAACATTGATATAAGTAATAATTTTAATACCACTAATATAGTAAACGAAATAAAGACAGAAATTATAAATGAAGTAAATTCAAGTATAACCAAACTTGAAAATACTTTTATCAATCAATCTGTAACAAGAAATGACATTGTAAAAGTTGAGAATAACATAGTTAAAGTTATTGAAGAAAAAATGGTCGAGAGAGAATCAAAAATTTTAGAAAAGATTGAAGAAAAAAATAAAAAGGATTTGAAATCTTTTTCAAGAGATTTTTTAAATAGTTGATATGCCAAAAAACTTACTAAATGATCGAGACATTGAAGAAATTTACGTAAATATACTGCCATCTCAACTTCAATTTCATTATATTGATTATCATTACACAACAAGAATAGGAGCAGCATATACAAGACCAGCATACATTCCTGCGGGATTGGCTCCAAGTTATGTTTTACCAAATACTATTGAATGCATTGGTCATTGGAATGATGCTGGTTTTAAAAGTATTGTGTTCGTTGTAAAAACTAATCTTACAACCACAGCGTTACTTACACAATATTTAGGTTACGTTCCATTTAATAATCATACAGTAGCAATGTATGATTACTTCATGACTGTTCAACTCAATACCGGATTTGGAGCTGCAACAAATAGAGTATACACAATACCACTCCATAGAGGTTTCTCAGCTCACCAAAGAACAGTTGGAGCAACACAAGTATGGGTAGGTGACTATTTAACCACAGTAGCTGCTCCTGCTCCAGGGGTCTACGAAAAAGTTATTTCTTTAGGAATAGAATATTCTTATAGACCAGTGAGAACTGATAATATCTATTCAGATACAAAATTTGTAACAGTTGATAGCACTCAAGTACCTCCTAAAAAGTATTTAGATATATATGAATCAATCAATCCGCCGGTAAGCTCAAATTTTTCAGTCAATGTCGTAAGCGGTAATGCTACTAATACTTTTGGAGTCATAAATAATATACCTTCAATTGCTCAGCTACCTCCAAATTTTGTTCATCAAGGAACATTGGCCTTAAGTAGAACAGCTGGTCGTTACTCAATAAATTACACTTTTAATGGGCCAGCAACTCAAATAAACAGAGCATCTTATAGCATTGGATTTTTATTTAGATTTACTGGTGAAGATTTTAGAGCTTACAATGCTGCGTTGGGTGTTTGGAACTATGACACGAGAACATCAGGATGGGATTATTCAAATGGTGGCAGGTCATTAAGAGGAATACTTAATCTTAATAATGCTGGATTTGATAATTTCTTGCTTCAAAATAAAAGCACTTTAAGGAGTGCCTTTGTCACTGCAAATACTGCAACAACTATCAGTGTAGCAAGAACATCAGTGTCAGCAACAGATAATAGATCTTTGCCTTTTATAGACTTCAATATAACAGGAAGATTTTCAAGAGGATATGCAGAATTAACTGACGCTACAGGCTTCGCTGGAATGAACCTAACATTTCCAAAAATTGTTAGAGTTGTTCCACAGTTGAAAATATACGATAAAGATCATGTATTCACTAATGATAATATCTACTATGCAATTAGATGTCCTTTAGGTAACGTAAATAATGATCACATTCCATCTTTGTGGAATGCTTCTCAGACTTTATCATTTACAAATTACGATTCGAGGGCTTTTGTTTCTCAAGCTACAAGATCATTAGCTAATTATCTTGCACCAGGTTCTTCAGTTCAAGTTTTTAATAAAGCTACACAAAATAATTATCTCGGTAGACAACTTGTTACAATTGACCTTGATGCTCGTGTAGGTGGTTCAAGAACTGCAGCTCTTTTGAATACAAGAGATTCATCCATTGATGCTCCTGTTTATATGCGTGGGCAAATGATTCCAGCAATGACATACAATAGGCCAACATCATTAAACCTAAATTCTATATTCAATGTTGTCAATCTAACAAGTGTTCCAACAAATTCAATGAGTGGAATTTACTTAAATGCTTATAGGTATTTGAGATTTAGTGTAAGAGCAAGTCCTTCACTTGTAGTTTTGACACAGCCTTATAGATTGACTGTATGGGAGTCTGCAGGAGATAAAGTTATTGAAAAATACTGGAATGGCACCATAACTTTATCAAGAACTGTAAATACGACTGCTGTTATTGATCTTTTATTTCCAAATTATCCTGGTTTGGAAATAGATACTCAAGATGACCCTTACCCAAGATCAAGAATTGCTTTAGATCCAAATGAGAGAGTCAACAATGTATATTATGGATGCAATAGGGTCATTAGAATTGATTTAAGTTCAAATGGAAATGTTTTCGATCTTACAAATTATTTATGTGAGGCTGTAGTCAACACTACCACAGCAGCAGATGTTTTAAATTTTGTACCATCATCTGGTAGTGATTTGAATTTGAAACAAATAGAGGTTTCATCAGTTGCAAATAACATAACAACATCTAAATTTGGAAGACGTTTTCTTTTAATGAGGCATGAAAATAAACCAGAAGAAGAAACAGATATAGTATATACATCTATTGGCGGTCAAACTACAAATATCAACTTGACTGTCTTGGAGTTTGTAAATAGATTAAATTCTCTTCATGGTTTGAATTGTGTATCTTTGAATAACAATTTGTTAGCAACTTATATGCAAGGAGTTCATTGGAATTTTTCATCTACTACAAATATCAACAATACTTCAATTTCAATAAACTCAAATGCTGTTCAAACTATCAACGCATCTGACATTTATCATGGAGTATATTTAGATTTCCCTCCATTTATTCAAGATTTTAACAACCATGCAATAGCTGATACATGGCTGAATCAAGTCAATCCGCTTAGGAGATTGGAGTCTTCTACAGTTCACATGGAGATAAGAGCTTATTGCAATTTAAGAGGATATGCTTATGGTTCTCAAAGTGACGCATCGAATAGACCCTTAGTTGGAACTGCTAAACTTTTTAGTGGAGAAGTAACTGTATCCCCAACATTAGGCGGAGCAATAAAATCTTCTACCTCTCCTACTATAAGTAATGGTTTTATTCTTAATGGATTTTATGCGACAGGTAGACCAAACGTTTATTCACCATATGATTATTTGAATTCACAAAATAACGTGGTTACTTTATTTGCTGCTAACATACAAGTTGGAAATTATAGAACTCCAGCTAAATTTCTCCCAGCTAAAATAACAAGAGTTTCGCTTGGTTTCGTTCAATCATATATTGTAAATCCATATGTCAGTTTAGCTTCCGGATACAATTATGTGTCAGCAACTGAATTAACTACAAAAAATCAAATAATTGTATGTCTTGGTCAAACATTTAATTCTTTATCTCCTTACATTGCACCAACCACAGTGACAAATGCAAGACTGTCTGCAGACGGAACAATAAGAATATTAACAATCAATTCTTATGATAGTCAGGCTTATGACTTGAAACCAACTACTAATGTAACAACAACATACAAATATGGTTTTAATCCTAACCTTATTATTAAGAATAAGTCTTTTGACTTGACAAGTAATTTATTTTCTGAAACTTACTACAACAATAATATTTCTAACACCATTGCTTTCAATAATCCATCTTTAGTTGATGAAAATAGTTGGTATTACTATGACGATCCTCAGTATATTATGTCAAAAAGTTTTGCTTACACTGAAAACAATACATACTCAACATCTGAGTTTAGAAATGATTTATTTTGTTTAGGCACACTTAGAAATACTTTATTTTTGCAAAAAACATCTTTTGATAGAATTTTACAAATAAACAACACAGCAGCATATAATGCTTTACCATTTGCACCAGAAGAAGTTTATTTATTAGATGGTGCTAACTACACAGGTACAGAATTTACAGGAATTATTTCTTCTGGAACAAACTCTGGGACAGTAAATAAATCAGGATCACTTGTTCAGGTTGATGATAATACATTAATTGCATTTTATAACCTTTCTGGTGATTTACTAAATATCTATTATAGATTTGTTGATTATGGAGTTATTTCAAACAGGACTTCAATTGTAAATACAGGATCTGTTTCAACAAATCCACAAACAGCTTTGTCTAATGTTTCAGTAATTCATGATCCAGATGCAAAACTCTTAAGACTTGTGTTTATGACATCATTAACTGTTGCTGGTACAAATTACAACAATATAATTTACACTGAAGCTCCTTATATTGACGGGGTCATATCAAACCCATTAAGGTATCACCATGTAGCTGGAAATTATATAAATGGGCAATTTGTAGTAAATAATTTCTTCTATACATCAACCAACAACGATAATCAAGTTTTACCTTATCAAAAACCAGGCATAGTTGTTTACAATAATTCTGATCAAAAAGGGCAGATTGGAATATTTTATGTAAATAACAGTGGAGCTCTGTGTTCTACAACCATAATTCCATTCGTTTCAACTGATCCAAAAAGTGAGTTTATTTAATGTCCATTTCTATTCCTGACGACAGAGAACTAAAAATAGATGTCAGTTTATCTGCTATCTATATGCCAGAAGTAGGTCAAGCCAATGGATATTATTCTGTTTTTAATTTTGCGCCTGATCCACAAAATCTTAGATCCCTGAACTACGATAATAAAAACAATAATCCTAAAATAGTTTTTGATTATGCTGGCAACCTTGGAACACCTCTAACTCAATATGCAGATTTCAAATTGGGATCAAGAGTGAAATTTGTACCATCTTTACAAAATGCTCATGTTTTAGAACCAATTACACACCCAACTGCATCATCATGTACTTTTGCATTTGGAGGAATAATATCAGATACTGTTCATCCTATTTTTACAATGTTGAAGGGTCCAACAAATGCTGACTATACTCAATTTCCGCAGTATTCACCAGTAAGAGCTTCAACTGTTTCAAATCTTACAACTTTAAATTTCAATTATGATTTTAGTGACTTAGATAATTTTAAACCCTTAATTCCATTTATTAGGGAATATTCTTTTTCATCTGGTGGTAATAACTTTTCTCCAATTCCACCTTATACCAATACTATAAGATTTTCTCACTGGGTCATGTTTAATAATTTAAATTCAAATGGCCCTTATGCAACATATAATATCTGGAATTTAGTAGATAGCAATGAAGTCCCAAGATCAACATCGGTTAGAGAATACGAAGGACCTGTAGGATCAACAGTTTCCGGAAAAAGCAATGCATCAATAAAGACAATAAGAGATGGAATAAATGGTGCAAGATTATTTATAGATTCTAAAGGGAAAGGTAAATCTTGTGTTGTTAAGAGGATTTTTCCAACATCTAAAGATGTTATTTTCAACAGCCCATTTATATTCTTTCCTTCAAAAATAAGAAATGCTCAACAATCGAATATTGGATATCTTGTATTAAATGGTGAAAAGATAACATCAGTATCTGGAGCTAATAATGGATTTCATATTCAATTATCTAATCTGAACGCATCCTCATCAGATTCAAACATAAGTATTATTTATGAGGACAAAGCTCCAAAAGATAACACTATTTATTCAGTGACTATCAATCTTACTCCTAACTCTTTACCTCAAATAATAACCAAATATAAGAAGAATAATGTTGATTTGTACTATCAATATTCTCAAATAAAAGCTCCTTTATTTGATGGTAAAGCTACATTAGGCTATGATATATTTTTACACTTTGTTGGTCCTGTGATGCTAATTGGTTTCACAAGTGACCAATCAAATTGGAATGCAATTTATCCTGAAGAAATTCCATCAACTACAGATGTTTCACCAAATCAACCTATTCAAGATAAAGCAAATATTGAGCATTATTTTGGAAAAGATACATCGTATATTAAAATACTATCTACTAATTCCAGTTATGAAATGCGATACTCAGCAATTTTATTCAACAACTATGCTAAGCCATCAACTGTTGTAGATAACAATTATGAGTTAAGAAACTTCATTTCACCTACTATTTTGAGTAGCTATGTCACTTCTTTTGCTGGTGTAGAATTGCTCAATACTAAAAATCAAATATTAATGACATTTACTGCTCCGCAAGATAAAAAATCTCTTATAGCTGCCAGTAATATTGAGAATACTTTCCATTTGGCTAAATATTTTGGTGTTAATGGCTTTAGATACAATTCTTTACCAGATAAGACAATATCAGCTATGCCTGACTGGAGATCATTCATCCCTGCAGATTTAGCTACAAACCCAACTGATTTTGTATTTAAACAAATTGCCACTTCTGTAGATGCTAACCCACCATTTGTCACTAAGCAATATTCTCAATCATGGGGTAACTTATTTTTCAATGGAACTATTGAAGGCCCAGCATTTTTAAGTTTAGAATCACCGGCTCAAAATACATTTAAAACTGTAGATTTTTTATATCCAATTGTCAAAGGGAATCTTACTCCTTGGGTAAACAATATCTCAGTCAGTTGCTCCACAGATTTACAAAATTTTTCATTGATCAGGAAAACATCTACTATCTCATTGACCAACTTAGACACAACTCCTGAGGGATTGAGATTGCTGGAACTTATGGAAAAAAATATTTTAGTAGTTACAGTAAAAGCTGGATATGGAAAAATTGGAGCTGACAGTACTTATTTTCAAGGAGTAATCAATGCAGTAACTACCTCACGCACTGGTAGTAAAAGCAATACCACCTTAGAGTGTCAAGATTTAGGAAATTATATTTTAGACAATTTATATTTTGACTACATTGTGCCTTTTGGAAATAGAAGTATCAAGACATGTATCCAAGCTGTAATTAATTTCTCAGGGTTTTCAAAATATTACACAACACAAAATGAAAATCTTATTGGTGGATTAAATCTTAGAATTGTCAACAACCCAGCAGCTAACCAAGACGCAATAAGAGCTACAAACTTAGATAAAATTGGTGAAAAATTACAAGTATTTTTGACAAAGTTAATGACTTTAGAACAATTACCAACTTTTAGATGGCAAGAAGATTCTGGTTTTGTTCTTGATGCAAGATACGCAGATGCTAACATTGATCAAGATTTAAAATTTGTTGGATATGATGTAGACACAAATCAAACATACAATCTAAGAACAACAGGTTTAAATAGTAACAATATAAATATTAGTATTCCAGATTGGCATGGATTATTGTCTGGTGATTTCAATGTCTCAACAAGATTAAGTCCATTGTCTTATCACATATCTACCTATGGATTTACTTATGAAGGTTTGATTGAACAACATACAGATCAAAAATTTCATGATTTAAAAATGTCTACAAATTCATTAAATAGTGTAGTCAACGCAGTAGTAAGTACTGATCCTGTCATACCAGCTTCATATGTAGGTTTTAGAAAAAAAGTTATTGATAGTTTGGAAAGAAATGAATTACCTACAAGTGAATTAGTAAAACTCAAACACAAACAAAATGAGTTTATTACTACAATTCCAATTCATGACATTCAATTTAACTGTTACGTTACAAAACCATTAAAATTTCATGGAGTCTTTAGAATCAATGCAATTGCTGGATCTGACAATACAGTTACAAGTAAATACATCTACCAGTCAGTAAATTACACTATTGACAAATCACAAAACTTAATAACTGCATCGGTAACAGGATATTCGCATCCATGGACAGTTAAAGATTTACAAATTGGTGGAGAATAATTAAAATGGCATTCAAAAGTCTTTCAGCAGCTATCAATACTCGTGTGGTGCAAGCTCAAAACAATATGATGTCGGCTGTAAAAATAAGTTCTTCCACCATGAACAATTTGGGTGCAGTAAGAGCTAACGAACAGATACTTGCAGAAGAAGAAAATGTATTAACTTGGGGAAAGTCAACTTGGGGAGTAGAAAAAGTAACTTCTTATAGTAAGCCAATCAATTAGAATTAATGGGAAACACACCTTTTTATAATTTAGGATATCTTGAGCCGAGCCAAGATTTATCAAAGAACTTAGATCTTGATGAAAAAAGATTTCGTACTATTGATACACAACTTTATGCTGTCTATCAAATTTTCAGAAATGGTATCATCGAAGATTCTAATAATAATGTATCCTGGCAAGTTGAGACATATGCTGACTCAAATAAATTTTTAAAGGTTTCTGTTACTTCAGGAAAAGGTCATGTTGCATATAAAGCAGCAGAAACAACAGCTTCCAAAGATGTAACTTTACCTGTTATTCCTCTTGAAGCTACTGAAGTCAAGATTTGGATTTATGCAGTTGAAAATCTAAATACTCCAATAACAAAAGATGTAGATTTTATTGCATCTTTACTCAGAATTGATGATTATGATAACTATGTAAATGTCGGTGGTGTTGTAATTAATGTTTCAGCTAATACCATAAACGTTTTTACAGATGAAAGACAAATCATCACCCTTTTTAGCTCATTATCTAATTCATTAAGAACTCATAAACATATTGGTGGATCCGTAAACCCAGCTCCAATAAACCTCAAAGAGCATGTTATGAACAAGTTGTCTGGTGAATATATAGACGACTTGAATTTAGATAAAGTAACAACCGGAAAGCTTGATGCCTCAAGACTACCTCAAATTGATCATAATATTCTTACTAACAAAGGTACTCTTTCCCATACACAAATAGACTCTTTACTTACTCAGTATTTAGAACAAGATAGTACATACAAATTAGCTGACCTATCAATTGCAAACAGATTGCAGACTTTGATCGCATTAAAAAAGCAGACTGGTTTTGACTATATAGACAAGACACAGATAAATACTATTGTTTATGTGCCTGGAATTTGGCCTAATACTGCTGCTAATACATCAACAGGAACAACATCTAACTTTAGCGATAGAAATGTACCAAATGCCTTAATAGGAGCCACTATTTTAGATACAGCTCCATGGTCAAGTGGATTAGGTATCAGTGGATCAGTTTCTGATTCTGTTTTTTCAGATGTTAGAACTTATTCAACAAGAAGAGATTTTGAAACAGCTAAAACATACAATCAAGATCAAAGTATTGGTTTTTTTGAAAACATTACTATAGTTGGTGATAATCTTGATGATTCAGCTGGATACTTTAAGATTTCAAGTCCATTGAATTTTAGTGCTATAGAACAGCCTGTTACAAATATTTTCAATGAAGCAAGTGGCTGGAATAGAGCTATAAACACTACTTCAAATTATTCTGGTGGCACAGTTAGTGTAGACACAAGATTATATTCTTACAAGCTTTTCGATAACCCAATACCGATGAATGAAGTAAGTAAAGTAGGTATTGGATTTTCAGTAGGATTAGGTACTACAGTTTCTAAAATAGGTCAGATTTACATGTATCTGATTTTAGGAACTGGAGATAATGATCCTCAGTTTGCTAATGATATCGCTGTGACTTTTGACAGTGGACAATATTATCCAACAACAAGTCCTTCAAAATTATATTTATCATCTACTGATGGATCTGAAATTGGATATAAAATTTTTGATGATTCTACTGATTCTGCAAGCATAGGTTCAAGTGTTTATAAAATTGTTTCTTTGGAAAATTTATGGCCAGCACAAAATAGAACTTCTGTCAAGGGGTTAGGTTTTTATTGGTCATCCTTAAAAGGCTGGAATCCTGAAAAATCTATAAACTTTTATCTGAACACTCCAAGTGATGATCAAGTTAATCCATTTCCATACAATTATGATTCATTGCAAACTGCAAGAAAATCCTCAGCTACAAACAGCACAGCATCAATGTTCTTATGGAATGACTCTTTATATGCTGGAACTGGTAAATTTTTATTTAGGTTTGATTCTGGATTAAATAATACAACATTCAATTTGATTCAGTGGTCTACTACCAAACCTAATGGGACGACATATTCCTTAACCACAAGAACTGATATAGATAATACAGTATTTGATGATTTGAATAATGTTGATGACACAACAGATCTTGCATATGGATATCTTGCTTCAACTTCAAGTCAAGGTAGATATTTGGATGTATTAGTGACGTTAAATTCTGATTCAACTAAAGCCAACTCTCCAGAATTTGATTTATTGAAAATTTATTATTCTACTGTTGGAACAGGTAATACAAAAACTTATAATGCAAGGTTTTCAAACTTCTCAACAAAACAGACTGGTTGGGAAACTGAACAATATTATGCAAAAAATATTGGCTTTGGAAGCACTTATGTTGATAATAATGAATTAAAAAATACAATGAAAATCTCATCTACCAATTCGATTGGTAATTGGATTTTCTTAAGAAATAACTCAGCAATTTCAGCATATACATCACAAGCTGAAGTTGTGTATGAAGATGGAATAGATGTTGCAAATTTATCAACTTATCTTTCACCAGTTCAAATTTATAACAAATCTTTAGACAGAGGATTCAATAGTCCTAAAGATTTTCAAGCATTAGCTGATGGTTCTAATATTTATTGCGATACATTAAATGACAGAGTTGTAATTTTTGATTTAGATGGAAATATTACAAGAATAATACAGGGAAATATTAGACTCAAGCAATCAAATAGAGATTTTGTTGTTTTAGGCGCATACTTCAATCCAAATATAAGAAAAATTTGGGTAGCTTTCTCTCAAAATATTTCTACAACAACACCTTTTGATTCAACTAAAATTTATATTGATTATGATAGTGTTACAGTCAGATTAGATGATACAAGAATTGACCAAAACAATACTGGTCTTTTTGACTTAATATCAAATACCTCTTCTACTCTTGAAATTACATTTAAGAATAATGATTTAGGTAATGCTTTAGCTACGGCAATCAGCTCAGCAAGAACAAGACGAATTAGATTTGATAAAGGCGCAGTAACAAATGGTGGATTTGAGCAAAATACAGTAGGAGTTGGAACAGCTACAACTTCTACATATAATGGAAAGACAACAAATTCATTGACCTACTTTAATTCTTACAATTCCAGTTACTCAGGAGCTGCTTCAACATCTTATGGATTACCTGTTACGACTGTAGTTGCAACAATTTCAAATGATTTTAACGCTGACAATATAGTTCCAACTTCAGATGTAATAAGTCCAGTAGGTGATATTGGAAATGTTTCAGTTGACTTATTTGAGGGACCAATTCATTTTTCAAATATTTACAATCCAATATCAGTTCATTATTCAAATAGTAAAATTATAATTGCCCAGCCATTTTCTGATTCTGTACTTGCTTACAATGACGATTCTTCACTTTCTTTAGCATGGAAGATATCAAGTGATGTAGCAGAATTCATTGATACAAAACTTGGATCAGTTTATGAACTTGCCGAAGGTGTTGTTATTTTAGGCTGCCCAATCACTGACAACAACCCAACAGGTAGATTGATCAAGTACAGAGTGTCTGGTGGAATCATAGAAACTAAACTTTTATTTAATAATCTTGATGTTGTCAAAGCTCTTCCAGGACCAGACCAGGACAATTTCTATGTTCTTTTAGATGACAATGTAAGCAGTGGAAACAATACAAGATTAAAATTAGTTGATATATCTGGAAATACAATATCATCATGGGGCGATAATTACGAAATTATTCACCCTAAAGGATTAAGATTATTGTCTAATAACGATATTTTGGTGTCTGAATAAAATGATAACACTCATAAATGAAAACAATAAAACTATACATGTAAACAAGACATTAGAAATAAGTTTTACATCTAAAGATGTAACTTTTGATCAAACAAAAGTTACATTGGATAAAAACTTTGATATATCTTTAATTTCAGAAGACAATAATTTATTTCTTAATTTCGACAACACTCAAAATATCAAAAATAGTTTTTCTATAAATTTCAATTATGATATTTTGGTTGAAATTAAATTCAATAGTGTTTTATTTGCGAAAGACGATTATAACTACTATCTTACATCAGATGATTGTTTGTTTGAAGTTGACAATGAGGGATTCATTAATGTAAGAATTAATGATAAAAGCAAATCTGTAAAGTTATCTTACTATAATCATCACAATAAGCAAAAGAATTTTCAATCTTTAGCATATGCCGCTAATGCTACTTATATAACCGAAAATGATTATGTTCCCGAGTTTTCCATATCAACTTTTGATGATAGTAATTTTACTATATCAAGACCTATAAGACAAGGTGTGCCAATTATTTCCACAGTCCCATCTTTTATAGATGGAAATTCTTCAGCTTCAGATGTTTCTTTTTACAACACAGGTAAAGGCAACTACTTCAAAACTATATATTTTAGAATCATTTGCAACAAAATTATGGAAAGCATATCTCCTAATGATCTTTCTGATATGCAACTTAAGATTTATATGCCAAATGGTTTAGATACAGTAAAAACTGCAATATATAATGACATGTTTTTGGTATCAAATGATTCAACGAATAATTATTCTATTTATCGTTCAAGTTTCAATTTTTATATCCAAGGCAATTATGACGGAATAGATTATGTTGATGGGTATATGTATGCAGATGTACATGTCCCCTTAACTGTACAAACAATTATGCCTATAGAGATAGATTTCAGTCTGTGATAGGTTCTGAAACTGTCAAATTAGAATATTAATAACAAATAAAACAAGCCTTGGTGGATCATATGGCCTTTGATGTCACAATAATTTTACCCAATAATCTAAGAAGTGGATATTTACAATCAGAATTTGTAGCCTCTGGTTTAGCATATACCACTAACAAATTCTCATTTGATCCAACTCTTGATACTAACAAAAATCAAATTAGTCTTGGTTTTCAATTAAGAAATAAAACAACTCGTGATCTTTCTGATTTAGCAAGAATCAAGACTTTATATTTATCCAACGACCCATATTTTGAACCTACATCCACAATAACCATAAGCAACTGGCCACCAAATCCTGAGTTATATAATTCTTCATATAATTACATTTACGATATAAATGCAAATTATTTCTTTGACAACAGTTTGAGTCAAGGATCTTTTGGAGGTACAGAATCTGGAACTGGATTATATAAGGTAAACAATTGGGCATTATCTGCTAATGGTGGACTTTCAAGAGTTTATTTGAAAGCAATCATTGAAGCTCCTAATGGGCAATTAGTTGAATATCCAAATGGTTACGGTATATTTGATACAATTATATGGGAAGGCACTTTACCAACAAACCCTGATAAGCTTGAATATTCTTCTTTGAAATCTGGGTATACAGGTAAAAGTTCTATATTCAATTTTAAATCTTCCACATCAAAAGCTCAAACAAATGATGATGGTATAGGCGCATATCTATTTAGTTCATATGAAGTTACAAGCACAGGCAATACATATGATTTATATACTCATGTAGGAAATCAAGTTTACAGATCTTTGTGTCCGTCATCCAGTGTGGCTTCAACAACATCAAGTGCATATAAATTCTTAACAACTGCTGGTGTAACAACATATAGTTCAACTTCTTACACTATTAACACAGGAACAGCTATTTCATCATTTGGACTGAACAGTGGACTAATTTTATATAGCAACTCTAAGGTTGCAACTTCTTCACTAAAGCCTGATGTAATGATCCAGGGATATATGGATTACACTTCTGGAAGTATTTCTGATACATCATATTCGTTTTTGAAAATGTATAAATTTCCAGAATATCAAGCTACTAATGATGAGTTAGTCATAAGAGTTGACATTCCTGAAAATGACAATCCTGTTTCATATCTTTACAGAATTATAAATGGAACAGCTTCCACCAGTCAGCAAGTGACAACTCTTCCAAATAGCCTATTGCCATTATTAAAGGATGGCGGTTTGTACGAGATGTATTACTCACAACTCGATAGTACTTACGGATATGTCGAAGGATACTTTACACCCACAACTGACCAAGGACAAGATTCAAGAAAAAGCTATTTATTGGCAAATTCATTAATTACGAGTTTTGGCACAACCAGTTTAGGTGCTGCTATTGGATACCAAAAATCATCAGATATTCCAAGTGAAGGTTCTGTTTCCTTTGGAGAACTTTGCATAGCTCAAGGAAAAAATATTCTTTCAGCTGATATTGGCGATTGTTTAAATGATAATCTTACAAGTTCAAACCCTCCAGTTGTGACAATAACATCAGATTGGGTTGGTTCAGAAAATGTTGATTATATATTTCTAAATGATTTGAATCCAATCTTGACATTGAATTATTCTGCAAATGCTTCATATGTAGAAATACAAAAAATAGATGCTAATAATGAAACTTTAAATATTAATATTTCTGAAGTACAACTATACAAACCATCTATGTCTACGAGATGTTCTTTGGAAGTAAAAGTAAGACATAAAACAGATGATTTTTATATAGCGTTGAGTCAAAAATCATCATATAGGCCTCACACAGAAAATAATATACAGGTCGAGTGGGATGCACCCATGGGCTCAAGATGCTTAGATACTTATGTATATTCTGAAAATCCTGTAAATGCTCCAACAATATCTGTAGTATTTAGTAAAGTAAAAAATCAAATAATGATTATTCAAAGAAATGAAGATAATACCATTTCTAAAACATTATTGAAAACTTACAAGCCAAGTGCATCTTTTGATAGATATTTAATTGAAATTACGGATAAGGTTCCAAATTATTTAGAGGGCAAATCAGCAGATAGCACTTGGATTTTTGTAAAAACTATAACAGGTTCAAATCTTGATGTGTTAGGATATGCAAGACTCAATAACAAAATGCCAAGTTCAACATCTGGATTAGGCTATTATGCTTCTTGTGGTTTTGTGAATTCAACATATGATGATTCAAGTAGCACCAATTACAATAGAATCTATGAAATGATTTTTAGAGGCATGCCAAGTTTCAATACCCTTGAAACTGAAAATTATGCATCAATAAGAACAGTATCATTAGCTCCTGAAGCTTTGTCAAATAATAAATTTTATCTTGGACAAAAATTATTATCCGGTCTTACTGATTTTCAAAACTTTGGATATACAAATCCTGAATCCAGCGCTATAGGAGTTACTGTTTCAGTAGCTTCAAATGGTACAAATGTAAATACTGCAACTATAGCTTCAGCAACAATAGATGGAATCTCATTAGCTTCTCTACCTTTGAATTCATATGTATTATTGAAGGACCAAACAACCTTAAACCAAAATGGTTTATATTTAAAAAGCGGAACTTCAACATATACTTTAGACACTTCAAACTATAATATTCCTTATAACATTACAGAGGGAGACGTTAATGGAGGAGCAACATTCTATAAAGTTAAAACTCAAAAAGACAATGAAGTTGCTGATTTATTTTTATCTACAAGTTATTTTGCACCAATCACAATAGGTGAAATATCATCGTTTGTTTCAACTCTCAGAGCACAATTATTTGAGTTCAAGTTGAATTTCACGAACTATGAAGTGCCTGTAGACCTTACAAAAATTAAGACAAGATTTTATAGCGACTCAAGCGATTCACCAGATTTTGATAATCCATTGACAGATTGGTTGACTATTTCTACAACACCTTTGATTGATACTTATACTATTGCCCCTCAGCACAATTTAGTTCAAGTTATTATGTCAGATTCAGCCAGTTTAGCTCCTGAAGTTTCAGCTTTAGATAAAATATGGGTTCAAATTGTACTTCCATTCAATACATCTTTAGCCACTGCATTTGGTCCGTCTACCACTGCAAGTTATGTCACTAAGGGGAAATTTACCTATTATAAATTAGCTAATAATTTGTGGCATAAGTTGTTTGCAAGATATAAGTCAAAAGCTTTCAATTCAACACACAAAAATATTCAACATGCAAGATTAAGAGCAAAGTCTCACGCACAATTAGAATCAAATGGGACTAATATTACAGGACCAGCAATCATAGACATTAATGGCCCTCAATATAATGGTGGAGTTCCTAAAGTAGACAACCTTACAAATGATAACTTGAGATCTATTGAACTTTCAATTTTAGCTGAAGATGATGAATCTGGTATTTTAGCTTTTAGAGTTGGAAGATATATTGATAATTTCAGAACTCAATACACTCCCTGGATGTCTTGGAATCAATTTACAGTAGAAAATGGTGGAAAATATTTTATTTATTTGTATGGAAATCTAAATTACTACACTTCTGGAATTGCAAATACTGGTTTTGATTATCAGAATATGGGATTTTCAGGTCCAAGAAAAATTTGGATTCAAATGATGGACTATTCTGGAAATGTTAGCCAGTCCTATCCAATAACTTTCGTGGCACAATCTTGGGCTTTAGTTGATACCAATCCTCCAATTGGAAGTGCTTCTTTCTACAGTCCAAAAACTTATTCAAATGTTGAAGTAACTAACTTGATATCTTCTGTTGTAAAGCTTGAATCTAATGACACTGTATCTGGAGTTAAGGATTTCAAGATGAGAAGAATTTATGATTCAGGCGCAGATAATTGGAGTGAATGGCAATATTACAGCCCTTCCACAAACATTAACTTCGGGAATGAAAAAGATGGAGTTAAAAAAGTTGAATTTGTATTCAGAGACTTTGGCAATAATGCAATGCAACCTGACATTATTTGGGAAAAAGTAAAGAGGCCAAGCAAATAATGAGTAAAACATTATATACTGCCATGACTACTTGGCAAGGACCATATGACACAGAAGATGTAGTTTATTTAGCTGGTATCACTCAAAAGATATACAAAAATCTGAAGCTCGTTAATAGTTTTGATCCTGATTACCCAGAAAATACAGCTTTCAAGTTAGTTGGCACAAGTTCAAGTGATTTTGATAGGATATATGAACCATTATCTTCTGATAACCTTGTATTGACGAATATTGATACATCAGTTGCATATGGTATTGATGATGATAAAAATTTACTTATCTTTCCAGAATCATATCCTTTATCTGAAGCTGAAGCATCAATAGTTACAGTCAAATTAATTAATAATTATGCTTCAATTTACAAAGCTAATCTTGTAAGTTTTGAATATGCAATAGATTTCTCTCACCTAAAAGAAAAAGCAATTACTTGTATGCTGTCTACAAATAATGGAATTTTCTTAGGCGGTGTATCAGGAAATATTTGGTTTTATGATGGAAACGTGATTTCTGGTCCTGTATTTTCATTATATGATGGGCAAAATTTACCAGTTACATCTTTACTTAGACATAGGTTTGCATTCGAAACAGAAGATTATATTTATGCTGGAGCAGATAAAAAACCAAGACTTTATAGGTCAAAAATTTCTACAGCAGCTCAAGGTCAAGATTGGGAAGAAGTGTATGGCGCTGGAGAACTTGCAGCAAGTTCAGGTGGAGTACTAAGTCTTTTATCTGCTTTTGATAAAATTTTCATGGGTTGTAGAAATAATATAATATTAAAATATTCAAGATCAAATTCTATAACTTTAGGACAGCCAACAGATTTCATTACTGAGGCAGTTGTAGAAATCAATAACCCAGTAGAAACTTTAGAAAAAACAACTTTAGTTTCAAATAATATAACAGACTTTGAAGCATCTGTATTTGACATAAAGACTTTAGAAATAGGTAGAAATCAAATATTTGCTGGACTGTCTAACAAACCTGAAATTTGGGCTTACTCTGAAGCAATAATGAGTAATCCTTCATCTTATGAAGCTTGGGCTAATACATTATTTGATGAAGTATTTAGGAATGACCCAGCTCCAGCTCAATATTATTCTTATAATGGAAATACATTATCAAGAAATGACAGCAATTTAGCCATAGCTCATTATATTAATGATGCAAGTGAAAACCATTATCAAACAGCTCTTGTAATAAAGGGTAACACAACAAGTTCAACAGGATCATCTGTTTTAGGACAAAGATTTTTTGAGTGGTCTGAAGGTTCAGATTGGGAACAGTCTTTAGGAACAAACTTACCTGATCAAGATTTTATAAATGTGCAATGTGCTTCAGTTGCAGAGATCACTTCTCTTACTGATGTTACATCTATTGATGGATATACTTTGCAGCAATTTGATACAGTTCTTTTGAAAGATCAACCAAGTAGTTCATCTATTAAGAATGGAGTTTATATATTTGATAATGGAACTTTATCTTTGTCGAATAACTTCATTATTTTAAATTCTTCCTCTTTATTGGGTTTTTACATTCAACATGGGTATGTCAATGCTACAAATAGATTTTTATTGACAGTAGCCAGTTTTGACAGTCAAGAATTCGCAATTTATAAACCAAAATATACAATTGAATTTGAAACTAAAAATTTAGCATACAGTAGAGCTATTTCCTGTAATCCTTTAGAAGGATGTAGATATCTCAACAATTTATATAATAATGACGAGACTGTTGGAACATCTACAACTTATGTTGGATATCAAGGTTTAGATGTATCTGATCTTTATGGATCATTTAAGTTAGAAGTCAATCACGAAAATATAAAACTTACAAGCGGAAACAATATTGTCGAAAAATCCTTGATATCTTCAGGTATTTACAAAAACTGGATTTTCAGCAATGCAACTGGTGCCACTACGAATGGTTGGACAGCTGGAGATTTCATTACAAGTATTGGTGCTACTACAGAAGCAACAACTGACTATTTAGGCAACTCCTATGATAAATATATTCTTAGCATTGATCCTGCAAGATCTGGTGATCCTTCAATAACAATATCAGACTTAAATTTAGATGTAAACCCAGAAGCTGTAGTCAATATTCGAATGAGAATTACTCCATATAGCTCTTATGGACTCAAAGATGCCAAGATCAACTTATATTGGTCAAGTCAAGGAGCAGATTATACTAATTATTCTTCAGTCAATTTGAGATCCGAAGATGATTTTATAGACTATATAATTAGACCTGTTTGGAAAAATAAAATATCTAATATGAAATTAAAGTTTGAAAATTTACCTGAACTTTCTAAAAGACCACTTTTGATTGATATAGATTATATTAAAATTATAGACGAACTTCAAACATTTGATGTAAACAATGAGTTTTCTACAATAAGAGTAGCTGTAGAAGGCAAAGATGTCAAAGTATGGTTAGGAAAGCAATTTTACCCATATATCTATCAAAAGAATTTTATATCAGTTGACAATTACAATGAAAAATATATAAACCCTGATAAAGTTTCAAATGATTATGACAAGCCTTATATAAGAATTGGCAAAGTTTCTACTTCTAATGAAAATTCTCTATTTGCTTTCAGTAGATTATCATATATTGTTGGCGAAACCTATGAACCATTGACAGTCAAAGTTTTTGATTTTCACCATCAGCAACAGCTTCAAGATTCTGGAGGTGTTAGGATGTTTACTTATCATGATGGAACAATATATAGTATAACCGATGGATTTAATTCTAATAAAGTAAATGAAAATCCAGATGATAGGCAGTGTAATCTTTTTAAGTATGACTCAACTCATCAAACTTGGTTAAAAGAGGATTTGACTTTCGAAAGGAAGCAAATTTTTAATACTGACGGAACATACAATCTTTACGGCATAGTAAGACCTTTATCAACTATAAGCTACAAAGGTGTCTTGTATCTTAGTGGTCAGTATGGAAATATTAAAGTGACATAAAATGCCAAGAAAAAAGAAAAACTCAGAAGATCAAAATAATTTTGTTGCATACTCAGGTGCTGCTCCAACGCCAGTAGAATTAGGACAGACTAACGAATCTTACACGTCTGCAGACGGAACAAAAGTTTATCTTCAATTTATTGATGTTGATAGTAATGGATTATACCCTTCAAGTGGCATTCAACTTAGATTTAGTGTTACAAAAGTAGTAGGAGGAACTGCAACTACAGTCACTCCAGTTTCAACATTTATTGACAGTGCTTTACCTAAAACACTTCAGTTAACCTTAAATTCATCCGATAGAGTTATTGATGGATTATATAATGCAGCAGGTATAGTAACATCTTATCAATCTGTTTTTGTATCTTACAATACATCAACTGCTGGCGGTTTCGGAACCATTCCATTACTTTCAGACAATGACACTGTTAAAACCAGTGTTCAGGCTTTTGCTGGTTTAGCGATCAGTAACAGAACAAGTGAAGCTAATGGTCCCCAAATTTTATATGCATTTTCATCTACAGATGGAACTTCTATCAATGCAGTATTCAGAGAAGCTACACCACCATTACTGCCAACAACAGGTATTGCTGGGTTTGCTGTCACTCAAGGCACAACTCCAATATCTATTTCAAATGCATATGTTTTAAATCCATCATCAGCTACTGGTGGAACTACAGTTGTCATAGAATTATCAAGCCCTTTGTCTATTGCCACAGGCTCAAATGATGTAAAACTTTCGTATATTTGGCCATCTTTATATTCAACAAGACTAAGGGATTCATCAGCTTTAGGAAATACTGCAGTAGCTTTTTCAGGTTTAGCAGTAACTAATCTAACATCAGAAACCACTGCTCCACGGGTTGTGGATGCATATACAAGTAACACTGGCGTAAGACTAATATATGTAAAAATGTCTGAGCCTACTCTGCCAGGAGACTCAGGCACTGGTTTTTCTGTCGCAATTGGTAGTTCTTCTTTCCCAGCTACAATTATTTTAGCAGATAATTCAACTTACGCTGGCCAAGGTGTTACTGAATATGTAATGACAATATCTCATGTCTTTAATGATGTTGATTTATTGGAGCTTGATTATAATAAGTTCTCGAATGATTTTATCACTGACCAATCTGCAAACTTAAATCCACTTTTATCGTTTTCAAATAAATTCAGAATTAGAAATCTTTATTCTAATTATAATCCTTTAGCACCTGAAGTCGTAGATGTTTTCAATGCTGGCGAGTCATATGTAGATGTCAATGGTTTAGATATTTATTTAACTTTTGACATAAACAAATACTACAAAACTTATCCTGATGATGGTATAGAAGGTTTGCAGGTCTTTGTCGATGGTCAGTTGACTCCAATTAAAAGTGCAATTTCGTTAGATAGAACATTCTTTCCACACGTAAAATTAACACTTTATAATAGGATATATTCAGGAAGCGAAGTCAAAGTAGGTTTCATTCAAGGCAATCTGAGAGATAGCAATTTAGTTATCTTTGGCAATTTTGAACCAGATACAATTGTAAATAATGCTGCAATAGATCCAGTAGATTTTTTTGATGTTCTAACTTGGTATGACAATTCAAATAACAGCATTTCATATGATTTTGAAATAGATGATAATACATCTGAATTATTCAGGAAATCAAAAATTCACACTAACACGTCAGTTGTTTTAGATACAACAGCTCCTCAAGGTGTATTGATTTTGAATAGAGCTGAAGGGGATGTGTCCAGCGGAATTAAAATACATAAATTTGAAGCTTATGGTACTGAAGAAATAGAATATAGTTCTTCGTCAACTGATGTAGATATTCGTAATGATGCAGTAGCTTGGTCAATTAATAGTACAATAAATAAATCTATCAACAAAATTACAATTAAACTTAAGCTTGATTTTTCAATTACAAACACACTTGATTTTGTGAGAATAAGTTTACATTCTAATGATACTGAAAGTAATGTTCCTGGAGATTTATTATCAACTTTAGGTAAAATCAGTTTTGGAAGTTTATCTACTTCTTACCAAGAATTTGAAATAAGTTTTGACAAGTTTGATATTACAGCTAATACTTTGTATTGGATACAAGTTGCATGTGACAATATTATTGATGCAACTGTGAACACTGTTAGTATATTCATACCAAAACATACTTCAGTAGGCAAATTTTTAGCTAACACCTCTGGAGACACATCAACAGGTTGGTTATCAACTAAAGATACTTCAGTATATTACAAATTATCTTCTGCTGATGATAATGACTTAGAACTTGTTTCTCAAGATTATGTTTTAGATATTTTTGAAAAACCTATTCGTCAAGCAAATTATTTTACTGAATCTTCATTAAGAAACTTTGAATTGATAGGAGACTCTCAGTCTAACTTCTTACAAAAAAGATTGAGTAAAATTCAAATTGATGGCACTATGGTATATCCATATGTTTCAAAAATAATATTAGGAGCTACATCTACTAAACCAAAAAATTATATTTTAGAAGTAAGATCAACACCAGAAACTATTTGGACAAAAGTTTTTGATACAATTGTTGACGAATCAACTCTTGATAATTTAGTCTACACATTTGATACACCTGTTCAAATATCAGACATCAGAATAGTATACAAAGGTGATTATTTCACTATTGATTCAGTAGCTACATTAACTTTAGCTGCAAGTGATAATTTTAGTGATGTAGTTTCTGCTCAAATTTCTCACTTTTCAGATTTCAGAGATGCTAAAGATTTCAGTTTGGCTGGTTCTAATGGATATTTTGATTTCTCAGAAGGCAGTACTACATTTCTTAATTATGCTTACACGAATAATGCAGAAGTTTTCAAGGCTACAACAGGTTCAGCTGATTCTGAAATTTTGACAGCAATCAGTCATAGTGGAAAAATAATTCTTGGAGCGAACAATACAGCTTTCACTTTTTACAATGGCACTACTTCTGCTATTTCAAACTCAGACTTAGTAAGCAATAATATTCAAATTACATGTTCAGCTATTTATAAAAATAAAATTTATTTAGGAACATCTAATGGTCTTCTTTTAACATCAATAACTGGTGACTATTGGAATGTTGTCAATCCTGTAAATCCTAATGATTCAACAAGCTACAAGTACACAAAACCTATAGTAAGCTTAAAATCAATGGGAGACAAACTTTATATTGGCACAGAAAAAGGCACATCATCTTACCCAAGTATTTATTCATATGATGGCAAATCTATCATCAAGATAAAAGATTTTGATGCCACTTTTCAAAGAGTATCATCACTCGGATCATGTAATTTTACATTATTTGCGGGATTGGGCGGACTATATTCTTCTGCTAATTCAACAATATATAAGTACGATGAAAATGAATGGACTGCTACACTTGCAACCACATATGATGATGTAGAATATTTAGAATACTCTACTGCAAGAAAGTCTTTAGTAGCAGGTTTTAGAGGCGGTTTCATTTGGGAATTACCATTTGTTGACAGTTTACCAACCGCATGGGCATCAATATATGATACTAATGCAGACCATATATATTCAATAAATGACGATAGTCTTGGTAACTATTTGTTCATAAATACAGATGTCAAGAGTGCTATTTATGTCAAGTCCTTAGATACATTCAAATCTGTAGATACTTATCACTCTCAAGAAGATGGACTTAATTTACGCTGGAGAAAATATGATACTTACGCTGAATCTTATAGTTCAGATTTAGCTGATAACGAAAACTTTACATATCAAAACTTTTCTTTATTGAATACTTCTCTTGACACAACTAATTTTTCTATTACTGGATTTACATCAAATTCATCTGTTTTAATTGAGGGATATATCAAGATTAAAACAGCTGGAGATTATAAGTTTAAGTTATCTACAAATATGGGTGCTAAATTTACTATTAGCACTGCAGCAGCAGAATCTGATTTCGATACAACAAATAAAACATCAGATGCTGACTTGATTACACCAAGTGCGTTTACATTATCAGAAGATGATTTAGTTTATGTAAAGATAGAAGCATTTATTTCTGCATCTACTACACCAACAATTCATCTATATTGGAATAATCTAAATGAAATACAAGGTTATCAAATAATCCCAATTACATATTTAAAAAGATCAAGTAAAATTAAGTCCATTTTAGAAATAAATGAAAATTATTATGGCGTTGGAAGTGATGGTTTAGTTTATGAATTTGATCCTACATATTACGCTACAAAAGTAAGAAATGTGTATGCAAGAATCAAAGATAGCGCTGGAAATATTCATGGTTTAGCGTTGGCTGGAAAAACTGATATTGATGAAATCTTGACAGATAAAATTGTCCAAGACTTAAATACTGTCGAAGGTACATATCAAACTAAAGGAAAAATATTCCAAGTTTTGAAAAATGCCGATAATACTTTACAAACCAGAGTAGTATATACTCCAAATACAAGGCAATATTCTATATTTGCTCCAGATAGAAAAGTCAGAGAAACTGGATATTATGAAGCTGAACCATTCTTTGTGCCAACACTTGTAAAGTGGTCAAACCTTGTAGTTTTAGTTGCAAATAAATATTCAATCAATACTTACAATGGAAGTATTTTACCAGGTCTTGATGCTGGTACTTCTGTCAAGGTTTATGTAAGAACAGGAGCTTCAAGGGCTGAATGTTTATTAGCAAATTGGAGTACAGCTTACGAAATAAGCTACATCAATATCAATACGAGTATTCCGCCTGTTGAAACTTTAGATATTGAATTGCAAGCATACAACGGGAAATGGTTGCAATATAAATTTGAATTAATATCTGCTACTAAAAATGTATCACCGGAAGTTATATCTACAACTGTCTCGTACAGTGCAGGTACTTCAAGTTACTATTTTACAAAAATATTTGATACAGCTGATTATGATTCTTCTACTCCTGTGATTAGAAGAGGTTTGCTTACATCTAATGAGCTACTTAACAATGGAACTATAACTTATGGATACATAAATAGCGAAAATGTAAATGATATTTATGATTTCAACAAGTATAAACAAATTACACCAAATGAAGTATTCACAATTGATTCTCCAACAAGCACAATAAAATTTGGAATACTTTTTACATCTGTTGGAGCTAATCCTTCAGTTGTTTACGATTTTGCAGTTCAATTGGATTTAGGCGGCTCTAACATAAGATTTATGCCGAGTTTGTGAGATATAAATGGCACAGAGAACATCTAAATATAGATTTGTTTATCTTCAATATGGGGATAAATGGTATCCAGGACATGATTATGAAAATATGCAAACTGTCGAAAATCAGTTTGAATATTTATATAAATTCATCGGGCCAAGTGTTGGATTAGGATGGACTGCTGATTTATTAACAAATTATAGAGATGATCAACTTCAATTGATCTCAGGTTACTTGAGTAATCCTTTAGGTGAGTTTGGTAAATACATGACAAGCATGAACCTTAATTTTGGTTCATCGTATATATGCGCAGCTGGAACTACTAACAATATAACACTTTCTGGTGGAGCACCTAATTCTCTTGATGGCATAAGCCTTGCATCAAACGATAAAATTTTAGTCAAGAATCAAACTGATAAAACAGAAAATGGTGTTTATTATGTTTCCACTTTGGGGACAGGGTCTGATGGTACTTGGTTACGATCTTCAGTATTAGATGAAGCAAGTGATTTCAGTACAAACTTTTTATCTTATGTTTCTTCTGGTTCTGCAAACACTTCTACACTGTGGTTGGCTTCTTCTCTTGGAAGTTCTTTTGGTTCAACTAACTTGTATTTTATTGATGCATTTTCACAATGTATCAAAGTTTTTCCAGGTTCAGGAATTGTTGATGTTTTTTCTGCAAAAACAGAAAAGCCTTATTACTTTAGGTTTCAAAATGCCAATAGTTATCATGTTTGGGCTGAACCTTCATCGAGCTTAAATTACAATAATGTTTGTAAAATTATAGCCCCTAATACCCCCAATATTAATTATGACGATACTCACAAGGCTACATATCTTCTGACAGCAAAATCTTCTTTGGGTTCAACTCTTTATGATGCGCCCTCAGTATCTGAAATAATTTATGGATACAAAAGAAAAAATTTGATCAATGAGTCAGAAGAGTTTCAAGATAGTCTGACTAAAGGTTTTTTGAGCCATAAACATCTTGGATCTTTGTCAAGTCCTTCAAAGATAGATTTGACATCAGATGTAATTCTTTTTGGATCTTCAACATACAATGAAGTGCAAAGAGTGTCAAATTCATCTTTTGTATTAGTTTATCCAGACAACACTTTGTTTTCAGGGAATTTTGATATTTATGGAATGCCGAGCGTATATGTAAATGATTTAAAGCTTTCTGAAAATGATTATAGGTTTGAATTAGATACCACACCATGTAAAATTATTCTCAAAAATAGTATTTCTCAAAATAGTGTCATAAGAGTAATTCTTCCTATTTTTACTCAAAAAGAATTGGTAGCTATTGATTCAAATGGTAACTTGGCTGGATCAACAATAACTTCAGCTGGCTATGTGTATATTTCAGATGGAGTGCTGGAAGATAGAAATCCTAATGATAATAATGCCGAGCTTGTATATAGGAATTTTTCTTGGAGTAAATCAAAATATCAAACTCCAGAATTATATTTAAATGATAATAAAATCAATCCAAAATACTATACTTTAAATAACGATTCTGCACTTTTGTACTTTGATGATACTCTCCCAAATATAAGTTCATATACTTATAGTAACTTAAAAATAAAATTATCATCTGTAGGAAAGGAGTTCACTGAAAATATAAGTAGCTCCAATACTCAAGATATAAATGCTTCTTCATTTTCTTCTGGCACATTATCGAACAGTAGGATTTCTAATTTATCTCATAACTTCTACATGAGATATAAGAAAAATTGTACCTTTACCGCAAGTAAACATCTTATTACAGGAAGTGGTTCAACTTTCTTTTATCCAGAAAATACAATCTCTGATTTGCAGTTTAATATTGCAACATACTCAATATTTTCGAGTGCTAATTTTGGAAATACAAATGTTTTATTAGGCACACAAAGAGGATTGATGACTTCAAGCTCATCATTGACTCCAATAAAACTTTCATCTAATTTTAACAATGATTTAGGTAGACCCAAAGATTTTCAAGACAATATACTACATCCTGATGAAACCAACTATTTCAAAGAAACATATATGTCTACTTTGCAAGGAAAACTTTTCTATACTAAAAATGATGGAAATACATGGACAGAGATAAAACTTCCATACACAACCGCAGAGAGACAAGCTATAGTTTACGATTTTGATGTTTCAACTGAGAAAGTGCAAGAGACTGATACTTCCTTTTATTACAAAACAAACTTATATGTCACAACTGACAATGGCTTGTATTATGCACAAATTAGAGAAGGCTATACTGAAGAAAACTGGGATTGGAATCTTGTCAATCGATATGTTATCAATGACACAATAAATTATTCTGTTGACAACCTTACATCTTCTGTGGAGATTGTAACCAAAAATATTGAAATTATTCCTGGTGAAAATGATCTTGTAACATACGATAGAAATTTGTATGTTGGGTCTAATTCAGATCAATATCCTGGATTGTATGTTGGAACAGCTTCTGGTTTAGAGCAAATATTTTACGAACCAGTAAATGGAATTTTTTGGATTCAAGATGGTAAGGTTAACACAAACAAAAATAACCTTATATGGTGGAGTGACTATGATGTATATCATACACATTCATCAAAGTACGTTTCTAATGAAAACGGTGCTTACTGGATTCCACCCTTCACAGACACAAATGCCCTTTTTTCACCAGTATATGCAGCTACAACAGCAAATGTGACTCTCTCTGGTAATCAAACTATAGATGGTCAATTTTTAGTTGATGGTGATACAGTTTTAGTAAAAGATCAAGATAATGAAGAAGAAAATGGTATTTATATCGTGTCTTCAGGAGCATGGACAAGACGAACAGATTTTGATTCAAGTTTGGATTATGAAACTGAAAAAAGAGTTGAAGTCCAGAATGGCAACTTATATGGTGGATCTTTATGGTTTTTAGTACCAAGAGATTCATTCACAATAAATGTAGATCCGATTATCTGGGATATTTATAAAACTATCTTGTATAGTACTTTTCAATACCCTTATGCAACATCTCGTCCAAAAATACAAAACGTGATAATGCGAAATAATGGCGATAATGAGTACTTCATCATTACTACTGATTCAATTATTTTAGTCAATGATAGCGGAGTTCGTCCTGTATTAACTGAATTTCCTTGGGACACTCCTTTCCAAGGCACACTTAGAAATGCTTTGAGTGTAAGAACTTCTGATGCAAATGGATTATTGTATGCAGTTTCAGATAGAGGCCTGTTTGTTTCAACATCATATTTATGGGCCGACAAAAATTCAATTACTCAAACATTAAATCTTACTGATCACTGGAACAGAGTAGATAATTTTTTCCTTGACTCAGATACATTAAAATTATTTGATGTAAACTCAGGGGCACAAAATAATTCTTTTTCTTTGATTCCACAATATCAAATAGTTTTATTCAATACTGCTATAGAAAAAGGAACAAACTATTACTATGAAAGATCGTTTACAGATTTTTACACGGATCCATGGGAACAATCTTTCATTGATGATAATGGAAATACTTATGAGAATAGAGTAGTAGTTTACATAGACAATGAGCCTACCAAAATACCTTATATAACTGACCCATCTTTAGGTTTGATAAGGTTTACATCAAGTGTGGACTCAAAGTATCTGAATAGTGTTCAAGTTTCTATATCTGCAAATAATATGTATTTGACTAATATTGGACAAAGAACTCATGAAGAAATATTCATAGGAGTTGGAAAATCTGAACCTATAGCTGTTTTATTTTCAGAAAATTCTATTTCTTCTGATTCTATATTTCTAAATCAAACCATAGATTCTAATATTAAAATTTTACTTCTTGAAAATGGCACTAATAGAGAAGTAGTATATGTCAAAAAAATAGACAATTATGCTAATCCTGTCAGAGTAGATCTGCAATATGCAAGGTCAAGCGCTGGGCCTTCATTCATATTTCCAGAAGGTTCGACAGTTTATTCAGTAAGTGACAGCCTTAGTTCCAGTATAGAAAACGATCTCTATGGATTACTTTCTAATGAAACTTACAATTTGGCTTCTGATAATAATGTAAACACCGAAAAATTAATTTTAGGTTTGCAAAACGAGATTCCAAATTTATTTGATATTTCTCCAGCCGCTGTAATTTCTCAAACTGATACAAGGGGCCTCAAGAATGTCAAATATGTGAATGACTTTGAAAATGATAATTTATTTGATATTGCTGATTCTTATATAAATGAAAATATTGGCTTGGAATATAGTGCAGATGACCCAGCTTTTGAAGTAAAAGACATTTCAAGTATTACAAATTTATCAACTGAAGGCATAGACACGATAGTTTCAACAGACAAAGGTTTATGGAAGTTTACTGGTGGAATATGGAAGAGTTTATTACCGTCTGAGGTATACAGATTCAACTTTGTCAAAAAACTTACAGATGGATCCTATATTGCTGCTTCTGAAAATGGTCTTTTTATTGGTGACAATTCTTATAACTTTACAAAAGATTCATTATTTACTCAAGATGTCTTAGATTTAGAAGAAGGTTTGTGGGGCAATGAATATTTCAGAGTTTATGGTAAAAGAGATGGCTTACTATTTATAAAATCTCCTGATACTTCATTTTTCACTTCTGAATATGTTTCTGAATTAGACAATGTAGCTACAAACGGAATTGCAAAATTATCTTCTAATAGGATTATAGATTCTGTCCTGACTTCTTATGACATTATTTTTGCATGTTCAGATATTGGTTTTTATGGAATTTGCAATGGTATAAATTCTGATGTTTTTTCGAATTCACTTACTTGTAAAAAGCTTATAACTAATAACCCGTCTGGAGTGACTAAATATTTCAAATGTTTTACGCCATTTATTACTCCAACAATACCTGCCAATAATAATACTTCAAATTATTTATTCATATTGACTGATGATGGAGTATTGAGAGTTGACAATTGGAAATGGTGTGACCCTACAAGTTCAACAGGTGCTACTTTCAATATTGATCAAAGATTTTTACAGGGAGTTCAATGTTATAGTTCTACTCTTGATGTTTCTGAAAGTCCTGATAATGTTTTGCCTGGAAAATCTAAAATATTTATTGGCACTGAAAAAGGTGTATACAGATCGCTTGATGGTGGTTTATCTTTTGAGCCAACACAAAAGTTTAATGATTTATTTCTGGTTATTCATAATTTAGAAATATTCGAATCTACTTATTTATCAAACAGTTCTTATGTAACCAACAATGTTTTAGTTGCAAGTACAAATATGGGTATTTGGTATTCTGTAAACGATGGAGACAATTGGTACCTAAGTGGATCTGCTACAGATGATAATGAATATCCTTTGCTGATTACAGAAAAGCCATCAAATAATGTAAAAACAACTGAAAATATAGCTGTAGATGGATACCTTGCTCAAACATTTGTGACTAAAAATAGCGCTTCGACCATAGATAAAGTTTTTGTTATGCTTGAAGTTAATACGGAGCTTTCGAGTAACCAATACTATAATAATTCAGTCACAAGTAACACATTACAAGCATTTTTATGTAATCTTGACGGAAATGGTAAGCCCGATATGTCAAGTGTATTAGCTTCAAGTTCTAACACTAAAAATCCGAAAGATATAGTCAAGGGTGATTTTTCTTATTTCAACTTCAACTACTCAGCTTCAGCAAATTCGAACATTGGCTTAGTTATTAAGGAAACCTTAGCTCCTAATTCTATTTCAGTTGTTTCTTGGAAAAAATCTAATTTGCAAAATGCTTATCTAAATGGAAAAGCATTTACTTACACTTCACCCAATTGGAGTGTATTAGATTCAGACAATGATAATGATTTTTTATTCAAAGTTTTTTACAGTACAGAATCTACACAAACTGAAACAATAGTACCAGTAGGAAATGAGGATGGGTCTGTAATAGGGTGGGATAGTGGTGTGTCAAGAGGTGTTATTTCTACAGACACAGGAAGACTGACCTTAGACATAAGATTCTTAGTAAGTCTTATCATTGATGATTCGCTATCTATGCAAGTCTCAGCATCTAATTCTAATTATGAAGAAAAAATATTAGAATTGCTTACTAATATAAAAGATAGAACCATAAAGTCAGTATCATCTGAAAACCAAGAATTCACTGCTTATGATTTGTGGCTTGCAGATACAATAACAAACCACAAGACAAAACCAGGATTTGTAAGAAGCCTTTCTCAAATTGAAAATTATATAAATAATTTAAATCAAGAAGGAATAAATACTGATTTATATTCTGCAATTGATATAGCTTCTGTGGGCATGAATCCAGCTGCTGTAAATGATTTATATATAAAATTAAATGATGAAACAAATAATGTTTTAAGATCTGAAATAGTCCTTGACTATTTATCTCAAAACACAAGACTTAGACTCAATGACTTGACACTGCAATATCAGAGTGAGACAATTATAAATGATTGGGATGAAACAGAAGCTGGTATTACGACAAGCGAAACCGCAAGAAATTTGATGCTTGATAGATTTTCAAGCACCTATATACCCTTGATGATTGTTGTAACTGATGGTGAAAACATAACTTACACTAATATTGATGGAATTCTAAAGAATACAGAATTGTTCTGGAACAATCAAGGTTTTGATGTTCTTGTTTTTGGATTATCTGGGTCTGATTTTCAAACAAGTTTAATTCATTTGACTCAAAATGGTGGCTATTATTTTAGCCTTGAAAATGATACAGATTGGGATAACGTAATTGATTTACTATTGCATGGTGGTAATAAGTCTTTATTCAAGGGGTCCTGGAGCAAAGAATATTATTACGACGTTCCAAAATACATAAAATCAGTATATGCTGATTACACATATAGTACAGGTCAACTTTATGATAGCGAGTGTACAGTTGAGTTCAGATATTCTGAAGATTACTTAAATTTTACCAGCTGGATATCTTTATCTTCTACTACATCTTATTCTATTGATAAAAAAATAACAAATATAGAATACAGAATTAACATGACTGAAGGATGGACTGGTTCAGCTATAGTTACACCATATGTTTCTTCGCTTTATCATATAGAAGTTGAGCCATCAGAAAAAATATTATTCAGTAATGAAATCACAACAAATGGTTACTTAAATGAATATATATTGACTTCAAACGAAGATGAATACGAAACTGCTAAATTTGAGTGGGGAATTGTAAGAGGAAACAGCACTAATTGGAATAATTTTGAAAAAATTGTAGTTGGAAAGAACTCTGTCTTAGCACAAAGACAAAAAACAATTCAAAATACCAATGAAGTAAATTATAATGGCCTTATTGCAATCAGTATAGATAATGGTTACATAAAATACCAAATTTATAAAGACGGAGAAATTTTCAAGTGGGATACAAATGCTACCATAGATGTTTTTGTTTCTGGAACTTTGATTTCTCAAAATTTTTATAGATATGATAATAATCTTGGACTTATTACTTTTGATAGTCCATTGTCAAGTCAAGACACTGTAATTGTTAATATTGTTTTACTTTCTTCAGATTACATATCTTTCGGAGAAAATACCACTACGAATGATTACAAAACATATCATGCAGAAAATGGTTCATGGATTAATGATGAGGACATTGTAGTTTATGTAAACAATGAAATTCAAAGAGGCAACTACGATCTTGATTCATTTTCTGGTGCAGTGGTTTTCAATAAATATCTAAATTCTACCGACAAAGTAAACATATTTGTAAAATTGTCCAATTCTTTTAGAATTGCAGTTAAAATTTATGATTATGATACGTCAGTTTCAAAACCTATAGATTTTGCATTGACATATACAACTTTGAATAATCTGAATAAAGTTTCAGAGTATAGAAATTATGCTCTACCAAGTATAGTTGATAATAAAATAACTTTAAAATCTACACTTATTACTGATAGTAATGGAGTTTCTATTAAGTATCCGATTTATGTCGAGTATGTATATGATAGCTCTGATGGATCTTCTGAAAAATCTACGAACATTTACTGGTTCAGAACAAGAAGTGGTACTACCACACAAATTAATGTAACTAACCTATTGCCAAATTATGACAATAGAGTTTTACAAAGACAATATGACCTCAATGGGCAAGATAATGTGTTTTTGTCTGGTGATGAAATATTTGTTAGGGTAGAACCCAAAAATACATTCAAGACAGGCTTGCTATATACATCTGAAATTTACACATTGTCTTCAGTTTCAAAACCATACACTGTTGATGTGAAAATTAAATCATCAACAGCAGTGGTTTCTAATGCAAGCATTGGTTCAGGAAATACTTTGACTGCGTATTACGGTTACACAGATACTGATTTGTCTACTGATTCATCAATTGTGACTTGGTATGATTGGTCAACAGGAACAAGAGTGGAAATTTCTACAGGAAATACATTAGATTCATCTTTTGTTATTGCTGGTAAAATTATTTCATTTGTAGTTCTTCCTTTCAATGGAGTTACATACGGAGATCAAGTAGAGAGTGATCTTGTAGTAATAGTATAAAGGAATATATATAGATTCGTCAGGAATTTAAAAATATCTCGTTCAAAAAAGGAAATACAATGGAACAAGAAATTCAGTTTCTTCCTGATGTAAAGCCAATAGAAATCGCTGATCTTATCGCTCTATCGCAAGAACAAAATTGGGGTATAGCTGCTTGCTCTATACAAGAAGCTTGGAGAGTTACTAAAGGAGCTGGAATCAGAGTCGCAGTTTTGGACACTGGTATAGCTGCTCATGATGACTTGAAAGATGCTTGGACTGAAGCATATAATTGTAGTAACGAATCATCATATGATGATATTGGGTCAGGACACGGAACTCACGTTTGCGGAATTGTTGGTGCAAGAGATAATGCTCTGGGAGTTGTTGGTGTAGCTCCTGAATGTACATTGATACCAATTAAAGTTTTGAACAATAATGGTTCTGGTAATTTTGCAAATATTGCAGCTGGTATAAGAAAAGCTATTGAAATAAAAGCTGACATTATTACTATGAGTCTGGGTACTTCGCAAGAACCTCCAATAGATGTACATAGAGCAATTAAGGAAGCAACCAATGCTGGAATAATTGTTTTAGCAGCAGCAGGTAATGATTCTGGAAAAACTAATTATCCTGCAAGACTTGAAGAAGTGATTGCAGTTGCAGCAATTGATGAAAGTGGGAATTACGCTCATTTTTCAAGTGGTGACGAGACAGTAGACAGTGTTGCTCCTGGAGTCAACATTTACTCTACTTTCTTGAACAATACTTATGCAAAAATGTCAGGTACAAGTCAAGCTTGCCCTTTTATAGCAGGTCTTTGTGCTTTGATATTAGCGCATAACAGAGCAAACCCAAATATTCCAAGGATAAATAATTATGTTGATATGTTAAAAGCTCTTGATTTAGTTTCAGATGAATCAAGATATATCAATACTCCTGGACAAAAGAAATGGGGATTTGGCGCTCCCAAAATTGCCAATATTGACTGGAATCAAATTTAGTTTCAAGAGCAAAGCAAAAAAACAAATGAACTTTAGCTCTTCTTTTTCATAAATGAGAGGAAGTGCTATGAATCAGAAGTTTATTAAAATATTATTAATCGCTTTTGTCTTAATAATTTTTATGGTATTGAATCCATATAAAATTATAGTCGTAAGGGGAGAATCTATGTATCCGACCTATAAAAATGGTGACATTTTATTAGGTGTGAAAAGTGAAAATTATCAAAAAGGAGATATTGTAGTTACTAAAAATGACTACAATGAAACAATTATCAAAAGAATTACATATATGCCAGGAGAGACTTATTACACAGTTTCAAAAATTTTGGCTCATGAATGTTTTGTTGAAATGGTAGATAAAACTACATACGATAGCATAAAACACAATAGTAATTCAAAATACGTGATTGCAATTAAAGACAAAGTCCCTTTCAATCAATATTTTATTACTGGTGATAACAAAAATAATTCTGATGACAGTAGAAGATTTGGATCTATTGAAAAGGATAAGATTCTTTATAAAATAATAAAATGATAGATGTTAATTACTTAGAGATGTTTGTGAAGACATCTCAAACTCGCAAGAAGATTGAAGACCCAATTAAAGAGCTTACTCAAATTGGACTGCAATCTTCTTGCACTATTTTTGTCAAACATGGCAAAGGTGGACAAAATCAATGGTCCGGAAGCGGATTTCATATCGGAAATGGTATGATTGTAACTGCAAGCCATGTAGTTCCTCCAGATCTAAGCAATTTACAGATTGATATCACTTTTGACGATCAATCTTATTATCCTGGAACAGTATACAAATCTGAGCCAAATTTCGATGCTGCTATTATTCAGTGCCCAGATGTTGCAAATAAAATACCAGCCTTGCAGTTGGGTGATTCTGAAACTTTAGAAGTAGGCGATTTAGTTGTCGTAATAAGTGCTCCAGAAGGATTTCATGACACCGCAACATATGGCCGAGTAAGCAATACGCATATGACTTTAGGCGAAAATGCACCATCAGCAGCTTGGCAAGATTTTATTTTTATTGATGCTGATATTATGGAAGGATCATCTGGTGGTATGGTATTGGGCACAGATGGTTTAGTTTATGGTCTTGTGATGGGTGTAACAGGCCAACACGCTGAAAGTGGGTTGGGGGAAAATTCAATTTCTCCATCAAATAAAATCAAACAATTACTTTCTTAGTATAAAACATATATGTCAGATCCTCATTCAGTGTTAGGTGTTGCAAAAAATGCAACGGCTGATGAAATTAAATCAGCATATAGAAAATTAGCAAAAAAGTATCATCCTGATGTCAATAAAGATCCTGAAGCGGAATCTAAGTTCAAGGAAGTTACAAAAGCTTACGAGGATATATTGAATCCTCAGCCTGTACAAACGCATCAAAATGTTCATCCAGGTTTCAATCCTTTTGATTTTTTTAACCAACAATCACAACATAGATCATTAAACACTCCAATATCTGTTGCTGTAACACTTTCAGTTCAAGAGGCTTTCAAGGATGTAACAAAAACAATAAGTTATGTCAGAAATGTTTTTTGTGAAACTTGTGATGGTAAGGGTGGTTTAGGGTCAGTTAATGCTTGTACTTCATGTATGGGTTCAGGACAGCATAAAATTACATCGCAACAAGGCTTTTTCTTTGTAGAGCAAATTTTGGGACCATGCCAAAATTGTTCTGGAAAAGGAAGGGTGTTTTCAGACCCTTGTAAAAATTGTGGAAGTTTTGGCTACAAGAACAAAGAAGAATCATTCACTATGAATATTCCAAGGGGTTCATTATTCAAATCATCTGTGGTTGCAGACTTAGGTAATCATATTGACAAAGGTCAAAAACCAGGTCCATTAATTTTAGAAATACACTTAGATCATGAACCGGGTATTAATTTTGACAGAGAATACAACATATTTATTGATAAATATATAGATCCAATAGCTGGAATAATTGGTTTTGAAACTAAATTGAATCATCCAGATGGAACTAAGTTAAATTTGAAACTTAAAAATAAAATAACTCATGGACATATTCACAAATTGGCTAAAAGAGGATTGCCAAAATCTCAAACTGAATATGGTGATTTAAACATCAGATTTTTGTATAATATCCCTGAAGATTTATCTGATGAAGAAATAAAGAATTTGGAATCTTATTTGGAATCCAGAAGGAAGAGAGAATTATTATGAGCATGATTAAGAGAGCTAATGGACAGATTGAAAACTTCACTGACGAACAAGGCAAGGAAGTACAGGCTGATAATCTCGTTTGGGCCGATGAAAAGCAGAAGAAAGAGGAAGTCGAAATCAAGGATGCTCTTGATCTCCCCACTGTTGAAGATTTGACTCTTGACCTTAATGCTCCTGAGGATGATGATGTAATAGCTAAGGATTGTTAATATGGAAAAAATCTTGAATTTTTTATTGCACTCACTTGATGGCATAACACTCTATGTAATCCTTTTTATTGTAGGATCTTTTGCTTTGTACCATTTGGCAAGACTGAAAAACCAAAGAGCTTTTTTATTTTCAACAATTAAAATTATTTCTTCAGTGTTGGGTTCAAAGTTTGGCTCAAAAGCTGAAGGACTTCTTGAAATTTTTGTTGATGGATTGGGCAAGATTCAAGATGGTAATTTTTCTAATGATGATGTTGTAGATTGGTTTCTTAGGTATGTTAGATTATCAGCTCAACAAAAAGGCATTGTATTGACAGACGAAGATGTAAACAATTTACATACTCTGATTTCTTCAACTGTTCTTACTTTTGTAGGCACCAATTCAAAACAAATTGAGCATGCTGTGAATCAGTTTAGTGCATTTCAAACAATGTCAAACAAAAAATAAACTTTTCAGAGAAGTTTCATTTCAATGCCCATGATTATCATGGGCATTCTTGTTTTATGATATAATAAAATTATGTTTATTGTTTATGTTTACAATGATAAATCAGTGGTATTCAATGACCAACATCCTCAAGGTAAGCTTGAAAACATGTATCAAGAGGCATTGCGATCTGAACTTGCATATGATGTTCCTGATGCAGAGTGGAGTGCCAAGTTTAAACAAGGTCAATGGGATGGAAAGATTTCCATATACAATAAGCGTGACCAATCATTTCCTACAGGCTTAACTAATAAGGTTAAAAAATTATTTGATCTATTGAACATTGACTATAAATTTGTTGATCAAAGACAAAAACCAGATGAGAATTATCCTGTAGATGTAGATTTTGGTGGCAAAGAGCTTAGAGATTACCAATTGAGTTCTGGTGTGTTGTCAAAAAAGTTTCAGCGAGGCATGTTAGCTTTATGTACTGGAGCTGGAAAAACTATGACTTCGTGCCAAATATTTAAGGATTTGGCTGTATCTCCAGTTGTTTTTATTGTTCCAGCCATTGAATTATTGAAACAAACTCAAAAAGAATTTGAAAAATATCTTAGGCTTAATGGAAGTCCTGTCAAGGTTGGAATAGCTGGCGGTGGGCTATGCAACATAAATATGCAAGGTATTAATGTTATTACATACCAAACTGCCTTGAATTCTCATAACAAAAAATATGTTGAACGTGGCAATAAAATTATAGAAGATGAAAGTGGCGATGGTCAATCTAAATCTACAGCCCAGTTGCAAGCTGAATACGATCTTGCTGAAAAAAACTGGAAGAATAAACATGAACAAGCTAAAAAACAATTAGCAAAAGATTTAGTTGTTATTAAAAATCTCAAGATTGATTTGGAAAATGAATCAGATTTACGAAAGAAAAAATCACTTTCTGTATGCTTAACAAATTTAGAGAAAGTATATGAAAAGCAACTTAACACAATAACAAAAGTTGAACTTACTGCATACAAAAAAGCTCAAGTTGCTTGGGACAAAAGACAAGATACATTATTTCAAAAATCTCTTGTAAGAGAAGTTATATCCAATTGTCAAGCTTTTATTGTAGACGAAGCTCATGTTGCATCTGTTGTTATAGAAGAATTAGGTAGATATGCTAAAAATGCTTTCTATAAACTTGGACTTTCAGGCACTCCATGGAGAACAGATAATCAGGAAATAAGAATTGAAGGCGCTTTAGGTAGAAAAATAATTCAAGTTTCTGCAAGTGATCTTATAGAAAGAGGTTTTCTTGTTCCTCCAAAGATATTTATATGCAAGATAAACGAACAGCATCATGCAAATACTTATCCTGAAATATATACTTCTAATATAGTAAACAATTGGGAAAGAAATTTCAGAATTAAACAATTTTCTGAGCAATTCAAATTAAAAGGAAGGCCGACATTAATTCTTGTTGAAAGAAGAGAGCATGGAGCCATTCTTGAAAGCATGATAGAAGATGCAGTTTTCGTGCCTGGAGGAGATAAAGGTGAAGAAGACCCAACAGACGAGGAAAAGAATTACAGAAGACGGATGCTTAATGCTGTGGAAAACAATGAGATTATCCTCATTGCTACTCAATGGGCTAATGTAGGTGTCGATGCTCCAAGGATCAGTTGCTTAGTTTTGGCTGGCTCTAATCAATCTTCTGTCACAACATATCAGCAAGTGGGAAGAGTTCTAAGATGTGTTGGTAAAGATATTGAAGAGTCTATTAAAAACGGAAAGCCTGATGCAATCATTTTAGATTTTTCATCAGACCAGAAGAATTTGAAAACTCATATTAACATGAGAAAAAAAGTATATAGAAATGAAAGAGCTTGGACTTTGACAGAGCTGAAATAAACTGCTCCATTGCAGTTTATAAAGATTAGAATTCAGCTTTGAATAATGTTACAAAAATAGTGTCGAACAACTTTTCAATATCTTTCAGAATATTCATAGATTACCTCCTTGACAAAATAAAAAACCGCTGACTTAGTTACCATCAGCGGTTTCAATTATATTTTACCACTTTTCTCATAAATTTCCCTTTTATAGAATGATTTATGTATATTTTGTCGAATAATATATTACAGCACTATAAAGCTGCGGAGGTGAGTTATGTTCCACCAAACTATCGTTGGCAAGCCAAAACATTGTTTGAATAGAAATTGTAAAACTCCTTTCTTTAAGGAATCTCATTTAGGATGGTTGCCAAAGTCAGAAGTAGAAGTTTATGCAATCATGAGATGCCCAAAATGCAAAGATACATTTGCAGTTGTTCAATTGATATCTATGGCGCATGATTACAAAACTGCTCTACCAAAAGACCCAAGTCAAGTTTCTCCTTCTGGACCTATAACAAAAAAAGAACTCACGAATTTCAAAAAGAAACTTGATAACAAAGATTCATTAAAAAGTTTATTAGAAGGATACAAACCTGGAGGGTCTGTTATTTCTGAAGACGACACTGACATCTAATCCTGTACAATACTTTTATGAGTATTGCAGTAGGAATAGATTTAGGTAGTACATTTAGCGTAGTTTCTTATGTAAAAGCAGATGGAAGTATTGAGGTAATTCCTAATTCAGAAGGAAACCGCATTACACCATCTGTTTTTGCAATTGATGACCAGTCGCAAATTATGATTGGCGATTTGGCTTCAGAATACGAATTAGTTTATCCGGAAAGAGTTGTTAGATTAGTCAAGAGAAACATGTCTGATGGCATGAATAAAATTTATAATTTTGACAATTTTGTTAATTCAATAAAATTATCTCCTTGCGAAATATCTTCTGAAATATTAAAGAAACTTAAAAAAGATACAGAAGATTATTTAGGAGAAGAAATTAAAGAAGCTGTGATTACAGTGCCAGCTTATTTTAATAACAGTGAAAGAGAAGCAACAAAAGCCGCTGGAGAATTGGCAGGGCTGAAAGTTCTAAGAATTATCAATGAGCCTACTGCAGCATCTTTAGCTTATGGTCTTGATAAGAACAATGATTCGACAATCTTGGTATACGACCTTGGCGGGGGTACTTTTGATGTTACTGTACTTAAGCTATCTGATGGTTGTGATTTTCATGTCCTATCAACTTCAGGAGACACAAAACTTGGAGGAGCAGATTTCGATTCTGCTTTAGGAATTATTATTCAAAATAAATTTGGCTTTCATATTGAATCTTCCGAATTGAGATCTTTAGCTGAAAAAACCAAAAAAATGCTATCACAATTACAAATAGCAAATGTTCGATACGCAGGACAGCAAGTTTCAATAAATAGAGAAGAATTTGAACAATCAATTGATAGTTTGATTATGGAAACTAAACATTGTATAGATCAAGCCTTGTCTGATGCAAATTTGAGCATAAATGATATAGATGAGGTGGTTTTTGTAGGTGGATCAACAAGAATCCCATACGTTGCTCAAAAAGTGCAAGAATGGCTAAATAAAAGGCCAAATAAGTCAATCAATCCAGATGAAGCTGTTTCCGTGGGTGCAGCAATTCAAGCTTCTGTTCTTTCGGGTAATTCAAAAAAAGAAGTTTATTTGTTAGATGTCACTCCATTATCATTAGGAATTGAAACTCAAGGTGGTTTCATGACAACTATGATCAAGAGAAACACACAAGTGCCTACAGAATTTAAAGAGACTTTTACTACAGCTACTGATAACCAAACAGAAGTAGATGTCAAGGTCTTTCAGGGCGAAAGACCAAGAGTAATTAATAATCATTTTTTGGGAGAGTTTAATTTAGAAAATATTAATGCAGCACCTCGTGGAATTCCAAAGATTGATGTTGTTTTTGAGGTTGATGCTAACGGTATTGTGTTTGTCAAAGCAATTGATGAAAACACAAAAGAAGAAAAATCTATGGTTTTGTCTGGAGCAAGTAGTCTATCAAGCTTAGATGTTAATAAAATGCTTCAAGATGCAGAAGATAATAAAGCCAAGGATGAAAGAGACAGAACCATAAAGAAGTTGACAGATTATCTCATAGATTGTAAAATTCAAATAACTCATCTTCTGAAGTCTGATATTTTGAATAAATCAGAAATCAATGAACTGATTGACTTAAAAAAATCTATTGACAATGATATAAATTCTGAAAATGTAGAATTTTTATCTTCTTTGTCAGAGTCAGCTAAAGATTTGTTAGAAGTTTTATCTGATAAAGTTCATGAAGAAGCAAGTAAATTATTATTATGAATAAACTTGATAGATTAGGATATATAGCTTCAATTATTTGTGCATTACATTGTACAGTGATGCCTTTTGTATTGGTTGTTTTTCCTATTTTGAGTTTGTCTTTGTTTGTTTCTGAAACTTTTGAGTGGTTTTTTCTTTCAGCCTCTTTACTGCTTGGTTTGACAAGTTTATGTTTTGGTTACAAAAAACATAAATCTTTGAGAGCATTTCCTTTACTTGCTTCTGGTCTTGCCTTGATTGTAGTAGGTAGAATTATGCACCAACACACAATACATCAAAAAGAAATGCATATTGATTTATATAATGTAATTCTTTTTTGTGGTGGAATGTTAGTGGCGTTATCTCATAAAATAAATAGTTTACTTTGTAATACTTGCTCGAAATGTAACTTAAAATGAAAGAAAAAAATTTAGACCTATCCAATGTTGATAACTCTCTTGATCTTGAGCTTCTTCCAGTAGAAATAGATCATATAGTGGTTAATCCTGATAAAAGAGTATATGTTGTTTTAGCAAATGAAGACAGACAAAATGGAGTTGAATTAAATCCATTTGAAGCAAGTCATTTATCTTTTGTCCATAAAGGTTTACACAAAAATTCTCATATCCAAACAATGCATCAGCTATATATTAAAACCTTAGACATTATAAAATCTAAAGTTGAAGATGTTGTGATTGAATCTAAAGTTGGCGATGTAATTTATTGTTCTGTTAAAATTGTAGATAATAACCATAATCGTTATTTCACAATTGTTTCATTAGCTGATGGACTAATATTGTCTAAAATTACAGATAGTCCCATCCATGTGATATCCAATGTTTGGTCTGAAATGGATCCTATCGATGAATGGGACTATGAAGATTATATATTAGATTTTGAAGATGATGAAGATGACGACGATCAATAAATTACTTGATCCAAGTAATGAAGTTAAAGTCTACAGTCATCAAACCAGGACTCAAAGAAAAGTTCGAAGTATGAACTATTGCTCTTGTTGTGTCAATATCTGAAGAAAGTAATGATGTCCAACCAAATCCAGAAGATGGAGTCAAACCACCAGAAATTTGAGCAGCATGCCAAAGTGGGTCATATATTTCCACCCTGAAGTCAGCATTCTCGTATCTTACAACACCAGGATCTTGCAATGTCATATCTGTAGTTCCTGATTGCAAAGATAAGTTTATGGCTTCATTTGCATCTAAAAATGTACTTGATCCTGTTCCGCCACTGTCAGTAAGGTTTTCAAGAAGTACAGCAGCTTTGCCACTTCCAGAAACTTTCAAGCCAGAAATACCAATAAATGGAAATTGTGTTCCTGGTTGAAAAGTGATTCCTGAGCCAGATCTTGGAGATCCATCAGCATTTGTGATTGTTAAGTTTGTACTACCTACACCAGTTGCAACATCGTAACCAGTAGCTCCTCCAAGAGTTCCCCAACCTCTGTAGTCATTCCAATCTCCTGGGATAAAGAAGTATTTCTTATCAGTACTTGCAGCAACATTGATATTTGCTGACATGACAAAATATTTTCTTGATCCAATTTGCACTCTAATATCATAGAATTTTGCTAATCTTGTGGGAGTACCTAAAGGGTTCAAAGCTTCAATCGAGCTGCTACTAATTTCGAATGCTGAAGTATTATTTGGATCACCATCAGATTCTAAAGTCAGGCTTACACTTGAAGCATCTTGTCCAATAGAAAAATTAGCTCCAGTAAGAATTGGAAGTACAGCAGTTTGAGGATTGAGAATTTCTCTTATTTTTTGGTTTGCTATGTTTCTTCCATCCACAGTGGAACCAGCACCAACAAAAATAGGAGCTTCTATTGAAATTGTCTCATCAACAGTGCCAATATCCATAACTCTGGCTTTGGGTGTACCTTGAACATAATTGATGGAGCTTGCTTGCATATTCCTATTTCTGGAAAAGCTTGATGCAACAACTTCTTTGCCACCTAATTTTACTGACTTATATACACCAAAAAGGTTATTGTTTATAGGCATTCAATTTTCCTCAAACTTAATTTAATCTTAGTTATATATTTTTTGAAACCTACAGCTTAATCCTTTTTTTAAGCTATTGTAAAAACTCCATTTCCATAGGATGGTCTGTTGGGGCTCATAAGAGTTGACCATTCTGTAGTCCTTGTCAAAACGCTTGGTGTGAGAGGAAGTTGAGATATTTTAAATAAAGGTGTTATGTATCTTGCGGTTATAGGTCCAATTTTGAAAGTTAGATTTTCACCTTGCATCCAACCACCGTGAATAAATGTGTTAAGCTCCACGCCACTTCTTAGTAACTCAGTGAAAGAACCTGTCCATTTGACACCTGATATTCCCATAAATTGAATTTGGTCATTTCTTGTTGATGCTATTCCAGACTCTTCTGTTTGATATGGAATTAAAAATACAGGAGTTTCCACTTGATTTGTTATCGTTAATGAAAATGAAGTTATGGTTCTCATGGATGATTCTTCTCTTGAAGCATCACAATCTCCCCAAGTCAAGGCTCGCCCAAGAACATCAAAACTGCCTGGAACTGCAAATTCTGAATTTGTTTCAGAATCAATCATGCCTTCAAAATTAATTTGTAAACTTACAGCTTCATTTTGCGAACAATTTAATGTAAGGGAATTTACAACCATAGAATTTATTTTTAGCAGTTGATTGTCATCAGTTCCGCCATTTTCAGCTGTTATGTTATTATAAACAAGCAAATGATTAGTGTCCATAGATAATGCAGAAATTGGATTTTGTGCATGATTTAAAATTGCAGTTATTGCTGGTTCTAAAATAAATTCATCATTGACTCTGATAGGACAAGAGATACTTCCTGATATTTTTTTAAATTGAATATTCGATATTGAAGAACCAGGACCACCTTGGATGAAATTATTTACAGTGTCTATCTCTTGAGTCTGATTTATGTTACATGAGTCAACAAGCAAATAATGTCCATTGATCTTTATACTTCTTGTAATAAGACCAGTTGCAAATTCAGCTCTTGTAAGAATTCCAGGATAAGCCATTAGACATACCTTGCATCTTCAACTTGAAAAAAACTTTTCCATGAAGATGTTACATTTCCATAAGTAAACCATGAATATTTCCACTTACCAATAACATCTATATCAAGGTCAATATAATAAATACCAGTACTTTCATTTACAATAGCTGGAGTACTTGCAGTTGTATATGTTGTATAGTTTGTTTCACCAGGTTTCTCAAGCTCAAATTGAATTGATTGAGGATTTGTCAAAATGCCATCAATATCTCTGATTCTTGCTTTAATTCTAATAGTTTGATTTGTTAAAATAACATCTGACTTCATTAACTTGTGCTCCTATAATTTAAATCAACTTCAATAGTTTGTACTTTAGAAAGTGTGCTGTTTATGTCCTCTAAAATTTCAATATCAACTTCAATAGTTTGTAGTTTTTCATACCATCCTACGACTGGAATGTGAATTACAGTGATTTCACTTTCAATAGTTTGCTTTCTTTCATACCAAGAATGGATATTTCCTGGGAATTGAGGAATCTTAAGTTTATGTCTGCCTTGTCTCTCAGCTGTTCTAATACCATAAGGTCTTATGAAACTTTCACTATATAGTTTGTGTAAAGTGAATTTTTTGGTTTTATAAAGATTAATATTGACTGTATCGGATGCAGTCAATGGTGTATCGAATATCACCTTACCTTCTAACGGATAAAGTGTATATCCTGAACTTAGAATATTAGAGTTGACTATGACTTCTGCAAATGTGTAGACTGATGAATCCCAGAAGTTGACATTTACTCCATCAATAGTAACAAATATTTCCGTACTCGAGCCGAAACCATTCAATCTGTAAAGTGATAAATCAAATTCGCCATTGTGAACCCTTTGTTCACTACTTATGGCCCAAGGATAAATTCTGTCTCTTCTTACAAGTTCGTGATAACCAATTGCTTGAAGAGACTCAATTGTATATGGATAAATTCTTGATATTGCTTTTAACTCATGAAGACCTAATATCTCATCACTTATTATTGAATAAGGATTTATTCTTGATACAGTCGTTAGCTTATGCAATCCAAGATTTTCAAGACTTGTTATTGTATATGGTGAAATTAAGTATCCAACTTTTTCTAAGATATGTAAACCTAAGTTTGAAATATCCTTTATTGCAGATGGATAGATGTTATAGTTTGAATTAAGTGTATGTAATCCAATTTGTTCCAAACTTGCAATAGAGTAAGGTCTTATGTCTGAGAAGTAAACAAATCTGTGTAAACCTAATTTTTCATCATTTGAAACAGCATATGGATAAATATTTTTTACATTCGTTAGTAAATGCAAGCCCGTAGTTTGATCTGTAAATATAGATGTTGGCCTAATATTTATTGGTGGAATGAATATTGTGTGAAGACCAGTTTGTTCATTACTTACAATACTATAAGGAATAATTGGATATTCATATACAAGTCTATGATTTGATGCTTTTTCAATAGTCTTGACAGGATATGGTTGTATATTTACAGATCCAGGTAATAATGTTGGTGGCTTCGGATATAAGTCTGATGGAGAAGGAACAATTGGACCATAACCAGGCAGTGTTGGGAATGAATTGTTTAGGTAAATGTATTGACCATATCTCAAGGTCATGACACCACCTGTACCACTATCTACTATCAATGAATATGGATATATAAATGCTCTTGTAGTAAGTCTGTGTCGCCCCAATCTTTCAACGCTTGATATTGAATATGGCTCTATGCCAATGTTGTATCTAATCTGATGCAAACCAACATTTTGATTTGTAAGAATTGAATATGGGTAAATAGCCTTAATATTTGATAAAGTGTGAAGACCTAAGAATTCATTACTTCTAATAGAGTAAGGATTGATCTGTATTCTGCCAGCCAGTGAATGATAGCCAGTTTTGCTGATATCTAATATTGTATACGGATAAATATTTTTATTAGAAGTAAGCCTATGTAACCCTAATATTTCATTAGACTTGATAGAGTATGGATATATTGCCTTTATGTTTGCAAGTGTATGCAATCCAAGAGTTTCACTTGAAACAATTGAATAAGGCAAGATATTGTTTGTACTTCTTAATCTGTGTAATCCAAGCTTTTCAACAGAAATTATTGTGTAAGGCAATATATTTTTGACTGTAGAAAGTGTGTGTCTTCCAAGATTTTCTGTTGATCTAACTGTATATGGATAAATATTATTGATAGATCTAAGAGTGTGAAGGCCTAATTTTTCATCAGAGACTATAGAATAAGGAAGTATTGTAATATTTCCTAATAAACGATGTAAACCAAGTTTTTCTATTGACTTAATTGAGTATGGTCTTATGTCTACACCAGCAATAGAAAGTAAATGAACATTAGCTTTTTCAGTAGATAGTATTCTGTATGGATAAATATAATTTAAAGCACGTAATGTATGTAGGCCAGTCTTTTCAATAGATAAAATTGTGAAAGGATAAATATTTTTTGAAGTTGTGAGTCTATGCAAACCAAGTTTTTCAATTGACCTAATCGAATATGGCACTATTCCTCTTATTGAAGTAAGTACATGAAGGCCTAACTTTTCATTTTCCTTAATTGTGTATGGATATATATAAGCTAAACCACGTAATGTGTGTAGTCCTAATTTTTCTATAGATTGTATTGCTGATGGGAAAATGAAATTGCCACCAGTTGTAAGTATATGCCTTCCCAATCTTTCCGTAGTTCGAATAGCATAAGGCCTAATATTTGCCAGCGTATTCAAGGTATGAAGGCCTAAAAGTTCAGTGCTTACAATTCTATAAGGTAAGATATTTGTTACTGATGAAATCCTGTGTAATCCAAGCTTTTCATTTGTGATAACACTGTAAGGATAAATATTTTTTGCAGATGTAAGTCTGTGTAATCCTAAAATTTCATTTGATCTTATAGAATAAGGATTGATATTATTTCTTGCATTTAATCTATGAATTCCAAGATTATCAATGCTTATGATTGAATATGGAATGATTGAACTAAATTTACCTAATCTATGTAAACCTAATTTTTCACTTGAAATTATTCTGTAAGGTAAAATATTTACATTTCCAGGTGAAAGTCTATGAACGCCCAATAATTCTGTTGATCTGATAGAATATGGTCTTATTCTCGCTAATGATGTAAGTCTGTGTCGTCCTAAATTTTCTAAACTTATGATTGTATATGGGATTATATTAATTCTTGAAGATAATCTGTGATATCCCAAACGATCAATTGTGAGCACAGAATAAGGTCTTATATTTACAGATCCTGGCACTAAGTTATGAAGGCCTAACTTTTCCACTCCCAGGATTGATGCGGGTCTTATGTCTGACCCTAATGCGATTAAGACATTTTTACCAGAAACACGCTCTGTGCTAATTAATGAATAAGGTAATATATTTTTAAGTGATGTAAGAGTATTTCTGCCTAATTTTTCTAAACCTAAAATTGATTTTGGATAAATATTGTAAAGACTTCTTAAAGTGTGTAATCCAGTTTTTTCAGCAGTTGAAATACCTCTATTTGCTAAGTTAATAACAATTCCACCAAAAGTAAGTCTTGGTAACCCCAATCTCTCCGCTGAAGGAATACCATAAACATAATCAACGAATTGAGCTTCAATATTGGTTAGGTGATCAAATGCAGAATCACTAAATGCTGTGATACCCATGTAACCTTTAGTGTAAGTGGTATCAGTTACAATTAAAGTAGCAGCAGTTACTAAGGATCCACCACCAGAGGCATATAATTTAGCTGTTATTACACCGGAATCTGTCCATGTTACAATAATTCTATACCAAGTGTTTGGTATGACGAGTCCAGGTAAGTTGTACGAAGCTAAAGTTGTTGTTGTACCACCAATAGTTCTTCTTAAAGAGAATGATGGATTCCCAGTGGTATTTGCAGCGTTGACCACAGCAAAGTAACCATTTCTCACATCAGATGCTTGTACGCCAAAAGCTAAACCAGCTATACCATTACCGCTTAGAACTTGCAACCAACCTGCCCAGTAGAAGTCTGCGCCTCTGAGATATTCCAAAGGATATGCAATTGTTGCAGTACCAGCTGTATTTGGGAATGCAGTAGATCTTCTTAAAGATTTTCCTTCAGGGTATAAACTGTAGGCTTGTTCCCATATAAACTGATCACTATTTCCAAATGTAAATACATTTACATCATCTAATTTATCGTAAAATCTATTTCTAAATCTTAATCCTGATCCTGTTGACTCTACAGATAAAATAGAATATGGTTTTATAAATCTTAATAATTTATGCAAACCAAGTTTTTCTGTGTCTCTGATTGAGTAAGGATTGATATTTCTTTGACTTTTAAGAGTATGTCTGCCCAAATTCTCAAGAGTTTTTTGAGTGTAAGGTCTAATATTGCTTGTAAGTTTTGTCTGCAAAGAAACATTTTCAAATGTTCGAATAGAGTATGGCAGTATGTTTGTTAACGCACGTAATCTCTGTCTGCCAATATATTCAATAGACCTAACACTATAAGGAACAATTGATTTTATGGTAGATAATCTGTGCTGACCAAGACTTTCTACAGAAATAATTCTGTATGGTCTTATATTTGAAATACCCGTGGACAATCTTACAAATGAAGATGTTTTTTCTGTTGAAATCAAAGAAATATGAATTATATTTGATATACCACGTAAAGTATTTCTGCCTAATCTTTCAATAGATCTGATACTATATGGATAAATATTCTTTAGTGTTCTAAGGTTATGTATTCCTAAAAACTCATTAGATATAATTCTATAAGGTCTAATGTTGTATGCATTTTTAGATACAGTATGGTATCCATTTCTCTCTGTCGATAAAATAGTTCTTGGATAAATATTGTAATTTGAAGAAATATTTTGCCTGCCAATAATTTCAATGCTTCTTATTGAATATGGTAGAATATTTTTTCTGGTAGTAAGTCTATTAACATTTGTAGTTTTTTCTGTAGATCTAATTGTGAATGGAAGAATATATGCCGCAAGTCCGGAAATTATTTGTCTTCCTAAAAATTCTGTTGACCTTAAGGAATATGGTCTTATATTTACTCCACTTACTGTAAATCTAACAAAACTTGAGACAAATTCCATAGATTTTATTGAATATGGTCTTATGGAAGCAATATTTGATAATGTGTTTAGCCCAAGTTTTTCTGAATCCTTGACGGGATAAGGTCTTATGAATAATGATCCGGCTGAAAGTCTATTGTATCCAACTCTTTCAGTGCTTCTTATGCTGTACGGAATTATATTAGCAATTGTGGAAAGTCTATGTACTCCAAGTCTTTCATTAGAATAAATTCCATAAGGAATTATAGATCTAAAAGCTGATAATGCATGGTGCCCAGTTCTTTCAATGGACAAAATCCTATATGGGTAAATGTTTCTTATCGAAGATAATCTTGTGATATTTCCAATTTGTTCAATAGATCTTATGCCGTAAGGTCTAATGAATGAAAGACTTGAAAGTCTTTGCTGGCCAAGATTTTCAATTGACCTAACACTGTACGGAATAATATTTTTTATATTTGATAAATTGTGAATTCCAAGCTTTTCAATAGAATTTATTGTGTAAGGATATATATTTCTTAAAGATGAAAGTCTATTGAAACCACTTACAAGTTCTATCTGCTTTATCGAATAAGGAATTATAGATCTTATGGTAGATAATCTATTTTGGCCCAGTAATTCTGTAGATGTTATTGAGTATGGTAAAATATTTTTTATTGATGATAATCTGTGATATCCAGTACTTTGAGTTGTAAGAATTCTATATGGATATATATTGTAAGCTGCTTTAAGTAAAGTTGCTTGCCCAAATCTTTCTAAATCAAATATAGAGTACGGGATAATATTTTTTCTTGTTGTTAGGACATGATATCCATTGTTCTGAACACTAAATATAGAATATGGTCTTATGTTATTATTGCTGCTTAGTCTCTGAATTCCAATAAGTTCTGTTGTTCGTAAACTATATGGATTTATTGTTACTTGACCTGAAGATAATCTATTTCTTCCTAATCTTTCTGTTGATAAGATTGGGTAAGGTATAAGTTGACTTCCTTGAGCAAAAAATCTATTATAAGGCGCCAAAAATTCTATTGACTTAATACTATAAGGAATAATATTAATTGCGCCTGGTGTTAATCTTGACAGGTTGCCTAATTTTTCTATTCCTAAAATACTCGGAGGAAGGATATTATTTTGAGCTGATAATCTTACTGCATTATTGGTTTTTTCTGAAGAAAAAATAGAATAAGGTCTTATTGAAGAAGCTCCAGGAGATAATGTAGCCAAACCTAATTTTTCTAAATTTAAAATTCCTGAAAAACCTTCAATAAATTGAGCTTCTATATTTGTTAAGTGGTCAAAAGCAGTATCACTGAATGCTGAAATACCCATATACCCTGTTGTATATGCAGTGTCTGTAGCAGTCAAAATACCAGCAGTGACTAAAGACCCACCTCCAGATGCATACAGTTTAGCTGTAATTAATCCAGAAGATGACCAGGTGACAATTATTCTGTACCATGTATTAGGAATTACAAGTCCTGATAAATTGTATGAAGCTAATGTGGTAGTTGTACCGCCTACTGTTTTTCTCAGTGAAAATGATGGATTTGCTACTGTATTAGCAGCATTTATAACCGCAAAGTATCCATTTCTGACATCTGAAGCTTGAACTCCAAAAGCCATGCCAGCAATTCCATTACCACTAAGAATTTGCAACCATCCAGCCCAATAAAAATCTGGACCCCTATCGTACTCCATTGGCAAAACTATAGTTGCTGTGCCAGCAGTGTTTGGAAATGCAGTAGATCTTTTTAAGGTTTTTCCTTCAGGATATAAACTATACGCTTGTTCCCAAACAAATTGGCTTGTGTCTCCATAGTTAAAAATATTTACTTCATCAAGCGTGTCATAAAATCTATTTCTAAATTTATTAATTCCCAATTTTTCAATTGATTGTATAGATCTTGGGTAAATTGAATTTGAAGCTGATAGTCTTTGGTTACCAATTGTTTGATTACTTGAGATACTTGCTGGATTTATTCGTTTTTGTGTACGTAAATTTGTTCTTCCAAGAATCTCATTAGATCTTATTGCATATGGATTTATATTTTTAGTGCTTGCTAATCTTGATCGACCTAAATTTTGTGCAGAAACTACAGAATGAGGCCTGATTCGAGCAGCGCCTTTTAATATTGTTGTACGCCCAAGAAATTCTAAAGTCTTGGCTGAGTATTGATTGATATTTCTGACAACACGATGTCGTGTAGAAACAAATTCAGTAGAGCGAATTCCATATGGATTTATGTTATCTGCAGTCGTTCCACCAGTGTAGGTTACAACAGCATGTATTCTATCAATTTTTGCAAAATCTATGCCACCTGTAAAACCATCTTTGAAAAGATTGGTTGACAAAACTACACCAAAGTTTGAACTTTTTATTTCACTTGGTGTCCATGTAGTTCCCCAAAGATAACTTGTATTACCTAATGTTTCAGTTTCTTCTGTAATGTTCCAATAAGGAGGTGTTATAGAATTAGCTGTAAACCAGTCAGTGCCTGTCTCATTTGTACCATCTTTAGATAAGTAAACTCTGTCTAAAGAACAGCCATAAACAGCTTCACCTACTTCATTCAGTTTGTGTTCAACGTATACTTGTATTCCTGTAATAGTAGCGTCATTAGGTATAGATGATGCTCCAGAACCATTTTTTACAATTAAATAAGATGAAATACCATTGTCAATTACAATAACATTTACATTAATTGTTCCAATAGTGTCTGCTAATATTTGAAATCCATATTGATTGTCAGAAGCAAATAAATTTTGAGGATTGCCACTTGGAAAAGTAAATCCAACATCATTATTTATAAGATTCGTTCCATCAGAAGCCCAAGTTAAATAACCATTGTTGGCATTTCCTTGAACATAGTACATTCTGTCATGTAATTTTTGAGCATAAGCTGAGAATGTAATTGTTACTGTAGGCATTAGATCACCATGCCATTACACATAAAAACAGTTAAACAAAAGCCCAATCTATGTGACAGACTGCATTGTCTTGAACGAATTTTAGATTGGGTATTTTTGTTTAAATAAAATCTCATACTTGATGCCTTGACCATCACGAAAATATATAATATTATTTTTCTGGATAAGCAATAAAAAAGCCTAATAATAATTGCTTATTATTAGGCTTATTGAGTTTTAAAAGGTCTTAGTTGAGTTTTACGACTTCTTCAGATTGTATTGCTTGAGCTTGCAATACTTGTGCTTCTCTAATTTGTTTAATATCTTCTTCGGTGATATTACCAAATTGAGATTGAAGTGCAATAAGTCTTTGTCTTTCAGTAATGCGATCAGCTGCTTCTAAGACTTCTTGATGTGCAAGATCACGTATCTTAATTTTAGCATGCATATCGTCTACTAATTCTTGTTCAGTAATATTTAATAAGTTCATGATGATTCCTTATATCTTGAAGATCTTGTTTACGGAAGTATCCCAAACAATGGTGATATCACCACCGTTACCACTGACTGGCATACCAATAGCTGAATCAAAGAAAGCAATAAGATCCATTGAAGTTTCATAAGAATAGTTGGTAGCAGCAGCAGCAGTAGGGTTGAGTCCACTTGTGTCTCTGTAAATAACAAAAGCATTGATAGCTGCACCAGATGCAACAGCCAATTGAGTTGTTGAAGCAGCACTTGCATTAGCTACACCATTTCCATAGTTTGTAGCAACAATTCCTAATGTATTTGCAGCACCAGCTAACCCACCATAAGAAGCTTGTATAGATCTGTGGCCTGTAGGAATTTGGCTCAACCAAGTAATCGCATAACCTGCTCCTGCAGGTGCAACTCCAGGGTTTGTTCCATCATCTGTACCAGATACAGGGTTCCAAGCATAACCTGAAGCTCCAGTAGCTGACCAAACGCCTTGTGTGCCTACGCCAGCGTTTATAAACATGACCTTATAGGATGAACTATTGTTCCATGATAACGTTGTCGGTTGCTGTGTCAAGAACTTATTTCTTGCCCATGGATATAAAAAATTGCCCATTATTTAAATTCCTTTTATAAAACTCTTATGTTTTAGTAGATATAATTTTCTATTGATGCAATGTTTCTTCCTTTGCAATTGTGTTTTCTACAACTACAAGTGTTTGCACTCTGTCTCCGTTATCCAAACCTACTATTTTACTTCCGATAGTAGTCTTTCCTTTGGATCGAAAATCTTCTACTGACATTCTAACCATTTTTCCTTTCTGAGTTAGAACCAGAAATTCCTTGCCTTCGCTTACTACAGCTGCGCAAACAATATTTCCATTACGAGTTTTCTTTTCTGAATTGATAGTTCTGCTCCCTTTTGCATATCTGCCGGACAAAGATTTATATTCATTAGCATCAGTTTTTTTACCAAAACCGTTTTCGGTGATGACTAAAATCTCAGAACTTTCATTTCTATCAAGCACAAGCATAGAAACAATTGTGTCATTTTCTTGAAGATTCATGGCACGAACGCCTTGTCCAGCCCTACCAATAGACCTTACAATGTCTTCAGAGTACCTTAGAGCATATCCATTTGCAGTAATAAGAGCAATGTCTTTTTCACCGTTTGTAGTTGAAACATGAACCAAAGAATCGTCTTCATTTAGTGTTAATGCTTTAAGTCCACGCTTACGCAAACTTGTGTTGTACTCTCTTACTTCACTTCTTTTAATCAAACCATTTTTAGTTACCATAATGAAGTAAGCATCTACATCTAATGATTTCATTGTGATAGTTGATGCAACGACTTCTTCAGGGGCCAAAGCAAGCAAATTGGCAGTGTGGATTCCCTTGTTTGTTCTTGAAGACAGAGGTATTTCATATCCCTTTTTCTTTAAAAGATTGCCTTGATTGGTAAAGAAGAGGAACAAGTCATGTGTCGATCCAACATAAATATCTGCAGCTTCATCTTCTTCACGACCCTTGACTGCAATAACACCTTTTCCGCCCCGACCTTGTGATTTGAAAGTATCTAATGGGACACGCTTTATATAGCCATCTTTTGTAAGAGAAACAACAATTTGCTCTTCTGTGATAAGGTCCTCGTAATTGAAATCATCCATTGAAGGGACAATCTCGCTACGGCGATCATCACCAAGTTTTTCAGCAATATCAATCTGTTCTTTAGAAATAAGATTTAGCATTTTCTTTTCAGAAGATAATTGAGTTGTTAGCCATTCGTTTCTTTTAGTAAGCTTAGAAAACTCATCAGCCATTGAGTTGACATCAAGTTTTGTAAGATTGCCTAATGTAATCTTGAGGACAGCATCAGCTTGTTCTGGTGATTTTACAAATCCTTGTGAGATGAGTTCTTGTTGTGCCACATTCCTATCATCAGCTTCACGGATGAGCTTAATAACCGCATCAATTTTAGTGGTAATCCCAATGAGGCCATCAAGGATATGGAGTCTTCGATTATTCTTGTCCAGTTCTGCATTGAATTTTCTCGTCAAAACATCTTTTCTGTGATTTACAAATGTTTCAACCAACTTAATGAGAGGAACATTTTCAACAACCTTCTTACCATCCATTAGTACAGTAGAGTTAACAGAAAAGTTTGTTCTAAGACATGTATGCTTCAAAACTAAATTTAAAACTACATTAGTATTAGCTGATTTATGAATCCAAATTCTTACATCCATACCTTTTTTGTTTGTAAGATTTTTAAGGTTAGTGATACCTTCAATTTTTTTAGATTCAACAAGTTCTTTAATTTCTCGGCAAAATCCCTCAGCAGAACCTCCATATGGAAGAGCTGTTACCTTGATATATTGCTGACCATTTTTTTCTGATTCAATAGTATGGTAGCCCTCGAGTTGAACTGAGCCTCTTCCAGTTGTAAAGTAATTCTTTATACCAGTGTTGCCGAGGATTTTACAAGGAAGAGGAAAATCTGGGCCTGGAACAATTTCCATAATTTCTTCAACAGTAATTTCTGGATTTTTGATATATGCGTCAATTAGCTTGGCAATTTCACGAAGATTGTGAGGTGCCATAGAGGTAGCCCATCCAACAGCAATACCAGAGCATCCATTGACAATCAAGTTTGGAATCAATGATGGAAGAACAGTGGGCTCCATCAGTTCATCGTTGTAGTTAGAAATGTAATCTACAACTTGATTTGATAACTCAGAAATCATTTGGTCGCCAAACACAGAAAACTTTGCTTCTGTGTAGCGCATTGCAGCTGGTTTATCTTCTGGCGCAGGAGATCCAAAGTTTCCTTGAGGCGAAATGAGAGGGTAGCGTAAAGACCAATCTTGTGCCATTCGAACAAGAGTTGGATAAACTACTGCTTCACCATGTGGATGGTAGTTTCCTGATACATCACCGCAAATCTTCGCACATTTCTTTGTCTTACCAGAAGATCTTAGGTTAAGATCATTCATAGCGACTAAGGTTCTTCTTTGGGATGGCTTTAGGCCATCCCTTGCGTCAGGTAGCGCACGATCTTCCATAACTGCAAAAGCATAATTGGTAAATCTGTCATCAATTAGTTCGATAAACTCTTTTTCGATAACATGATCCTGCATAACTTCGAGCGGATTTACTTCTTCAACCTTAGATTTCTTAGCCATTGTTTTCTACCAATCTCTTTGCAGACTTTTGAATAATATGCTCTTTGCGAGGAGCAACTTCACTACCCATCAAAACATTCAAGATTCTTGATGCTTCTTCAACATCATCAACGGTAACTTTGATAATTTGACGCTTACCAATTTCCATTGTTGTTGTGCCAAGTTCATCAGCATCCATTTCGCCAAGACCTTTGAATCTTGTAACTTCTATTTTATCACCATACTTCTTTCTGTAGCCTTCAAGTTCAGCATCAGTATGGATATAAAACTTATCATTTTTTACATTAACTCTGTACAGTGGTGGTTTAGCTATATATAAATGCCCTTCAGTAATTAATGGCCTCATGAACCTATAGAAGAAAGTCATAAGTAGAGTAGCGATATGAGCACCATCATCATCAGCGTCAGTCATGATAACAATCTTGCCATATCTTAGATCCTTAAGGCTGAAATCATCTCTAATACCAGTGCCTACAGCTGAAATAATTGCAGCTACTTCCTCATTTTGCATCAGCTTAGCATAATCATTTTTTTCTGGATTGATAATTTTTCCACGAATTGGCATGACAGCTTGATACTCAGGATCTCTTCCACCCTTGCATGAACCAGCAGCAGAATCACCTTCAACAATGTAAAGTTCAGTTGATACAGAATCTTCAGAGTTACAATCTGAAAGTTTACCTGGAAGTGAACCTGACCTTCCTAAAAATCCTTGTCTTTTGATTGACTCAGAAGCTCTTTTTGCTGCTGCTCTTGCCTTTGCTGCTCTCAAAGCTCTTTCGGCAATATTTTTTACAATGGTTGGATTTTTTTCGAAGAATTCTGTGAGTGCTTCAGAAAACAATCTGTTAACCACGCCCTCAACTTCCTGAGAACCAAGCTTACCTTTTGTTTGGCCTTCGAATTGAGGCTGAGGTAAACGAACAGAAACAATGGCAACAATACCTTCACGAATGTCTTCTCCAGTCAGATTAACATCTTTTTCTTTCAAAACTCCAGAGCTTCGAGCAAACTGATTTACAACTCTTGTGATACATGTTTTGAACCCACTAAGATGAGTTCCACCATCAGAGGTATAAATATTATTTGCATAGGTATAGATTGTTTCATCGTCTTCGTCACTATACTGGAATGCAACCTGAACATTAACTTTGCCTGATTTGTTATCAAAGAAAAATGGTTTGACTGGATAAACATTTGAACGTGATTTTGCTAAAAATGAAACATAATCAGCAATTCCACCTTCAAAATAGAATTCTTCTTTTGTTCCAGTATGCTCATTTTTGTAACAGATCTTAAGTCCGCCATTAAGATAAGCAGTTTCACGAAGCCTACGAACAAGAACAGCTTCATCAAATTGAATATTTTTGTATGAGTGATTGAACCATGAATTGTACGAATCTGAGTAAACAGAATCTGGATAGTTCATCGATTTAAAACATTCAGTGAAAGCATTTAGATCTACAGGACCAGAAATGAGAGCTTTACGCCATTTTCCAGAGCATTCTGCAAAAGATTCATCAATCTCAAAATCATCGATAAGAACTTCACGGAATGCATCTTCTACTGCAAATTGGCCAAAAATATTGTGGTCAGGAGTAAAAACAATTTTTGTGCTGGTAGATGAGGATGTTCCTACTTCCTTTACAGAAGAAACTGGAATACCACGTTCAAAAGATAATTGATATTTCTTTTTATCACGGCAAACTTCAACATCAAGATTTAGTGAGAGAAAGTTTACACAAGAAGCGCCAACACCGTGAAGGCCTCCAGATGCTTCGTATCCGGAACCATCATCACCAAATTTACCGCCAGCATGAAGTTCAGTAAGGACAATTTCCAGTGTGCTACGTTTTTTTGGGTCTTCTTGCTTGACGGCAACAGGAATACCACGTCCATCATCAATGATAGTGATGCTTCTGTTATCTTTAGAAACTACAACATCAATCTTTGAACAATGTCCAGCCATATGCTCATCGACAGAATTGTCCAAAATTTCCCACACCAGATGATGAAGACCTTTTTTACCTGTATCTCCGATGTACATGGCAGGTCTGGTCCTGACTGCTTCTTGACTCTCCAAAATTTGAATGGAGTTTTCATTGTATTGACTGGCCATCTTACTTCCTTCTGGCATAAAAAAATGCTGTGATTTATATACCACAGCATTATACCCAAATTTGCCAAAATAAGCAACTTTTTACATTATGTGATCAGCTAATCGATGAAAGCCTAATTCGTCCAAATAAGCAGAAATTCTAACCATATTTTTGTAATGGCTGCTTGCCATTGCTCCTCCGCCAGCAGGAGCTTCTTTTGACTTTGCTTTAGAAATCCCAAAAGAAATTGCTTTGACTGCTTGCATTATATTGTCAAGTGTGACTGGAATTTCTAATGTATCGAGTGTTTTACCAGCTGGCAATCTTTTCCATCTATCGTTTCTTGTAGCTTCAATTTCTTTAGCGTCAACTTCTTTTTCAGGCAATCTTTCGCCTTTTTTCCATCCATCTATTCCGCCAAGCTTATTACCACCATACATTCTAAAAATAACATTTGCTATTTCTTCTTCAGAGGTCGATCCGACATTGGATGAAGATGAAAGTATTTCAGAAAGTTTTTTTTGTAACTCTGCATCTTTGAGTATCATTCCAAGATTTTCAAGTGGATATGGGACACCTTGAGCAGTAGTATTGTCAGTAGGACCTCCAGCTGCCCCAGCGGGAGCTGGCATTCCAGGCATTGGAGGCATAGCACCCATGCCCATATCCATAGGAGGTGGCGCAGCAGCACCTGGATCTGGTGGCGGCGCAGCAGCAGCTGCTGCTGGATCGGCTTGAGCGATTCTTAGAATTGAAGTTTTCATTATCTAATTGGTGCTGAAATGAAATCTGATCTGTGTTTGCCAGCACCAGGAGTTTTTAATGCTTCCTCAGTTTGCTGAGCATTTTCTAATTTTTGTTCAGAGTCAGGTTCATCTTTCTCTGGATCAAATTCTAAGTAACTTAGAACATCGGGATTCAATATTTCTTGTAATCCCCATTTTGATTTTGTAGATTGTGCAACTTTTCTTAAAGCTTGACCAGAGCTTAAGCCTTTGATATCAATCACATTCTCAGTATAATCATCCCACTCGTCAAGGCTTGCCATTGCTTTAAGGATAGCATCATTCATATGCGCTTGTACTGTCTTTTCGTCAAGTTTCTTTGCAAGTCTTAAATTTCTATGTGACAACCTAAACATGGAAGCAGCGTGAGCAATAATCTTATTTTGTTCTTCTCTACTAAATGCATTTTTTGGGTCAATTTCTCTTAGCAATGTATGTAGTTGCTGTTCAATATTTTGCATATGAATACTCTCTTAAAAACCATCGTTAATATTTATTTATCAACAGAAGAAGGCTTACCTTTTATTTTAGTCTTCTACAGTTTTATATTCTACTTTAAACTTTATATTCCTGACTTTTCCATTTGATGTTATGTTGCTATTTGATAAGGAATCAGATGTTGGTATTTTTACAGCTATCGCAAATCTATTACTGTTAGCCGTTGAATACTTATCTATTTTTGCTGATCCAAGATAGAAAGCATTACTATTGTCAGCTCCTAAAAGTTGCCATGTACTTGGATTAGAATTAAATAATCCATCTTTATCAACAGAAACCCATTCAATTGAATCAGTGCCTATAATGTATTCTGTAAGTTGAGCATAAGTGATAGTTCTTGGTAGTCCTAACTTGATTCTGTAAACTGTATCTTGGTTTACTGTTCCATTTACAACTTTTACAGTCAATTGAGGGTTTAATTCAGAGTCTGCATTCAAGTCTTCTGCTCTTGCCCACGCATATTCTGCACCAGTTCCAGTAACAACATAAACTCCGTTCTGAGATTTATTACTGTCTTGATTTTTGACTAAAATTCTGTGACCTTTTTCAAGAATTACCCCATCAATAGTTGATGGAGGGCTTGAAAGATTTATATTAACATTGCTCGAAGTTGTTGCACAGTTACAGTCAGCGAGTTTATTGCTTAGATTCACCTTGGCCCAATAAATAGAGCTACTTCCTATTGTTGGAGTTGCTGTTTCATCATATACAAGAGCGTAATATCCTGTCGAGGCTAAACCAGAAGTAACATTACATTTTTTTCCGATTGATATTTCGCTCGACTCATCTAAGTTTTCATGTCTCGTAAGATAAAAAGAAATGTTGGAGTCTGCTTTGTAGATACCATTTTGAGTGTTGTTTGTCTGACCAAGTAATAAAATCGTTTGTCCTAACGTTATTGAAGGATCAGAAAACGAAGATACTAATGAAGTATTTGAACCTATAATTTTTGTACATGAGGTGTAATTATTTATTTTATCTTGCTCAAACCAATCAATATCACTTGATCCCAAAGTTGTGCTACTTGGATCAAAATACAGCTCATAGTCTTTATTCGAGTTTAAGTCAGTCACATAACATGAAGTAATTGAAAATCCTGCAGTATTTGTACTTCCTGACGCTAAAACTCTTGAATAAATAGGGGCAATATTTTGAGTAAATCTTCCAACATATCTTTCATTAGATGCAGCTTGAGATAGTAAAAGAACTTTATCATTAGCAGCAAGAGTGACGCCATCAGTCGCATCTGGGTAGGCTGTTGTTAAGGCTAATCCGCTATAAACTGAAGACGAAACTGCCTTTACGTCAATAGTTTGACCGTAACCTGACTTAATCCAATTGATGGCTGTGTTTCCACTTGTTGATCCAATTGAATAGAAAGCTGATGGTAAAATTAGTTCATAAGTGGTGTTACCGTAAACTACTCTGCCTAATGATTTTAGGTCAGATGAGCTTGAAAAATCGCCACTTCTTGAAAGCTTATAAACAGGATTGCTATAAACTGAATAAATACCATTTTGTTTTTTATTAGTTTGGTCTTTGACGAGTATTATATCATTTATAGCTGGAGCATATGAATTAATAATCCCACCAAAGTCGCTAAAATCAGTTATTGCTACTCCAGTTGATGTGTTGCATGAAAAGACACTTACACTTTCATATGAGTACCAAGATTTATCACCATTCACACGAGATGTATTGTTTGGATTGTAGTGTAAGAAGAACTTAGCAGCTCCATATAATACATTCAAAGGAGTTAAAGGGTTAGTGAAGTTCGTATTATATGATAAAGTGACAGGCGTGTATCCAAGATTTGCAAATTTATAAATCTTTTGATCTCGTTTACCTGATTTATTATGCTGTATTAGATTATTTTTATCATCATAATAAGATGTCTGTATTGTAGTAGCCAAGCCTGAATCATTATTGTTAAGCAATAAGATGTTTTGATTAGCTTGTAAATTCAGACTTTGGAACCATTTGTCTATTGTAAATCCTGATCCAGAAGATATTGCTTTCTCTAAATATACAGTACCAGTGAATAATCCTAAAGTTTCACCAGTCCCAGGCATGTAAATATTTGACTCAAAATACGATGCTGTAAATGCTGATCCAACTTTTTTGTAATATCCATCAGAGGATTGTCTTGAAGTGTAAAAATATTCATTTACATTAGAAACTTCAATAATTCTATCAATATCTATTTTGTATGATTTTGAATTATCGTATGCTTTGTACCAATGATTTCTGTCAGTGTTATATTTAGCTTCTGTAGTTGTGCCTAATCCAGTTGCGTTTGATATTTGGAAATAAATATTATCAGGAGTGTATTTGTTTAGTGTTATAGCAGAACCAGAATTGATGAAGTATTTGTTATCAAGTACTTGCTCTACAGTGTAAAATCTATTGAGAAGAGATTTTGATTGCTCATTATATCTTGGTGTATCAAAATCAGAATACAAATAAACATACAAAGTGTCAGTAGATGATGTAGCAAATCCAGAGTATGGTGATATATACCCAAATTGCGGATATACATCATAATCAACTTTATTATAAAAATTAGTTTGGTTGCCTTGAGCATCTATGACAAAAACATCTAAACTTGGATAATTATATTCATTCCAACAATATGTGTCAGATGTTCCAGCTTTAACAACGTGTATAGCAGGATCAAATATAGTATCTCCTGGAGCAATTACAAGTCTCTTATAATGATCTATATGGCCATTGGCAACTCTTTGCTTTACACGTCTTAGATAATATGTCCATGTATTTGGGTTTATGTGAACAATTTGATAGATACCGTTGACTTGATTTGGAAGTCCATTGTTCCAAACATCTTCATTGCTATCTTGATATATAGCTCTGTCGCCAATTTCATAGTAATAAATGACTGAAGGATCATCTAATATTGTGTAAAGCTGCCTTCCTCTATTGACAGTTAGCATATCACCGTCAACAGTATCTTTGTTAGTCAAATCACCTGCTATGAAATGTTGGATAGGTGCTAAAGATGGGAAGTTAAACAAATTGTTATAGTCAATACTCAATACAACATCTGACCCAGAGGTAAAATATTCTTGTCCTAAATCGTATTGATTATCATCATTTGGAGTTATTGCTGTAGAACCTAATGCTGATATGTTGTTAGCGTAACCTACAACACCTTTCATGTATATGACAGAGCTTCCGAATGAAGAGCCACCAATCATATACCCGCTATCAACTAAAACTTTTGTTGGTCTTTCATACGGAGAACTTGTGATTTTTTGGTTTGTTCCAGCTAAATATTCTGTTGAAACATCAAAGTCAGTATGCTTAACAAAGTAAACACTTCCTCCAACTCCGGTCAATGTTGCTCTGTAAATACCATTGTATGAAGATGCACAAGAGTTGCCTGTTCCGATGTAAAATAGAACGTCTTCATTGTTAGAAATTAAGGTGTTATTTGAAATTTTAGTGGAAATTGCTGTTCCTGAACTGATTGGCAGTCCAGCAATTGTAGAGCTTTTGTATACAGCCTTAACTTTGTAGTTTTGATAGTCTTGAGTGTGCCAGCTAAAGTCAATTTCTTGTAAGAACGCACTACTAAGATTATCAGTTGCAAAAAAACTATTAATGTTTTCTTTGCTTGGGTAATTTATTTCAGGAACATATATGTTTGCAAATTTTGAATTGGCATAAGTTGTAGATCCATAAGCAGAAGTGTTTCTTGCGTATAGTACTCCTCCAATTTCATTTCTCATGTTTGGGGTAACTGTGAAAATATCTGTATTTGTGGATGTAATGTTTCTTAAGATATCTGCAGACCAAGTTACAAGAGAATCAGAGTAATTGAAAACAGCCTTTTGTGGTGATGATAAAGTTGCATCATATAGGCCATTTATTTTTTTGTTAGAAGTATTAACAAGAACTTTATCAGATGTATTTACACCTACTGAAAAATCATCCGGCGATATATAGACACTATTAAATTTATCTACCACAGTTGAAGAATCAACAGTTATTGTCGGTGCACTTGTTATATTGACAAATTCTACATCTGCAGTACCAGCTGATACATTATCTTCGTTTGAGTATAAGAAATAAGTAGCTCCAGTACCAGATGAGTTTGCAATTGAGCCATTTACAATCGAATAAAGAGAATAAAAACTCAATGCTTTAGTAGAACCTAATGCGCTACTACCAACAACATAAATACCATTTTGTGATTGTGTAGTGGTTTGATTGCTTACTAAAACTCTTTGAGAAATTGCTATACCACTATTTGCAAATTTAGAAGAATTTACGCTATTAAAATTGTTTATCTCTGAAATAGTGATGTTTGAAACTGGTTCGTAAAAATAATGTGTGAATCTATTATCAACAGAGATACCATCTAAATTTAGCACAAAATTAGCATTGTAAGTTGTTTCTCTGTTCATATAAAAATAAGAACTACCGATAGAGCTTAGGCTATTTTTAGCACTTACAATATAGGGTGTTATTTCAGCAGCTGTATCAAAATTTGCGTGTCTTTTCCAAACAGATGTATTTCCAAGCCCAACACTGAAAATATTATATACACCACTGTACGCACTATTATAATGCTTGACTAATATTTTTTCATTTGCTACAGTTAGTGTAGTAACACCAGTTCCAGAAACAATGTGTGAAGGTGCGCTTGTAAAAGTACCAGCATTACTTCCAAAATCAAAAGTAAATGCAATGGCACTTGTGTTTGGTATTTCGTAGTACCAATCTGCAGCATATGAGCTGTAATAATGAGTAGCATCAACCCAGTCAGAAGCTAAAGTAGTAGCAATTCCAGGCGTTGAATCTGGAATAATTACTCCACTTTCTCCTCCACCACCCTCTTCATAAGCTGTCATTGCTGTAAAGTCTGAAGTAAGATAATGGCGGTAATATTTACCACCAAAAGTGGTCCCAGTCATGACTTGAACACTTACTGGAATTTGTTTTGTAATATTATAAACTGCAAAATCCCAGAAATTATCAATAGGGTCTGTACTTGTTCTTGTATCAACTATTGTATTTTTATTAGAAGCATATAAACTTGAAAGATAATATATGCCATTTTGAGATTTAGTAGTTTGATTTTTGACTAAAATTCTGTCATTTACTTCAAGTTCTACATTGTCAATAAAATTAGTTTGTGATGATAGTCCAGCTCCAGAAGATTGAAGATTTTCAGTCGTAGCAGCAACAACACTATTAAGTTGATAAATATTTGCCCTACTTACCCACTTTATAGAAGTAGTTCCAGCTCCCACAAATTGAAATGGACTATAACCTGATAAATAAGAAAAATACGATGAAGCTCCAACACCAACAATTTTTCCAGCTGTGTAAATGTCTTCTCCAAGATGATATGAAAAACCTGAGCTTCCTGTTCCAGTTTTCTGAGCTAATATTTTATATAAACCATTCTCATTTTTTGTTGTTTGAGACTTAACTAAAATATTATTTCCTGAAGATATTTTGTATCCATCTATATACAAAGGAGCAACTAATCTTTGTATGCCTCCCAAAGTTTCAAAAGACAAATTTAGATTAGTTGCTACATATGCGTTTGGCAATTGTTCGATATTGAACGTATCGAGAGGTGTGATTCTAAATTCAAATCCTAAATCTTCTGTTATAGAGACTGCATCAGAAGATTTTATGACTGGAAATTCACTTCCACCTGTGTAAATATCTGCAAATGAATTATCTAACCAAATCTTTATATCTTCTACACTTGAGTTGATCCACTTAAGTTTAAAGATCCTTTTGCTCCATGAATTAGCCGTAGCTGTACCCATACCAGCAAAAGGAATCTCTTTATTTACTTCACTTTGTAAATCTGTAGTGCTTATTTCTGACCAAATCAGTGCGTGAGACATTTGTAATCCATCTGAAATTTATTTTCTTTGAGCTTCAGGACGATTGAAAATATCACTTGCTACTGCTGCAAGCTCTGATCTTTCTACCTTAGTTAAGGTGACAGAAGCAACAAGCGCATTTTTCTTTCCGCCAGAGATTGCATGAGCTAATCCATTAGACTTTGCATCTAAATAAGGATTTTCTACCTGAGAAAGATCGCCAAGTAAAATTACTTTGGAATCTTTGCCACAACGCTCAATTACCATTCTTGCTTCTCTTGCTGTGATATTTTCAGCTTCATCAAGTATTATTATGGATCGAGGAATAGATCTACCTTGAATAAAAGCCATTGCTTCAACTTCAATTATTCCATCACGGCACATTTCTTCAAATCTATTGTTAGCAGATAAAGATTTAGAGCCAAGAATTTGATCAATATTATCTTTGATTGGACCTAACCATGCAGCAATCTTCTCAAATTTATCGCCAGGAAGTGCGCCAATATCTTTTCCGCCCACAGGAATCAATGGTTTCATGACAACAATCTTGTCGTATAAGTCTTCATTGATCATTTGTAGTGCAGCAGCAAGTGCTAAAAATGATTTTCCAGTTCCAGCTTTTCCTGCTAACGTAACCAAAGGAATAGACAAGTCAGTAAGAACCTCAAGCGCACATTTTTGCTCTAAGTTCTTTCCTTGGATGCCTGAATAACCTTTAGCTTCTTTAGCATTTGATTTTTCTTTGAGTACTTTCAATACACCATTTTTATGATAAGTTGGGCATTTAGCATCACCAAACTCAAAAATAACAAACTCATTTGGATTTAAGTCTTTAGTTTTAGCTTGTAAATCTTGAGATAAAGATTCAATTAATACTTCATTAGTTGCCCATAGAGTAGTCCAGTCTGATTGAATTTCACATGGAACAAATCTTACTCCAGTATACTCTCTGTCTTCTAATTGATCTGCTTTATAGTTTTCAGCAACACATCCCCAGGTAATTGCACGAATTCTTAAGCCTGTATCTTTTGTGATAATAGCTACTTTTTTTCTTGGATTAGCAGCTTTCAATGCCAAACAACATTCAATAATTGCATTATCTGAATGTACTTTTATAATATTAGGTCTTTCATTTTTCTGCAAAGGAGATTCGGTGTTATATACAAACAATCTGCCATTTTGTTCGTTTATTTTTACGCCTTTTAAAAGATCTGTAAGTGTGTAGTTTTCTAAATTTCTGAAAACTTCTCGAGCGCTCCATCCTACGCTTTCTTTTCTGGTTTTAATGTCATCTAAATCGTCAATCACAGCAAGTGGAACGTAGATGTCATTTTCACCAAATTTATAGAGAGCAAGGGGATCATGTAGTAGAACGCAAGTGTCAATGATGTAAATATGCTTTGCCAAATTTTTGGTCTCCTCGCATGGTAATAGATCTTATGATCATAGTGTAAATTTCTTTTCAACAAACCAGCAGTCCTGTTTACAAAGGTAATACAGGCTTATCTTCTTCATCCAAATTGTCTTTTTCTTCATCCTGTATTTTGCTTATAAAGTCTGCCGCATTTTCATTTTCTACTATTTCAAAAGATCTCATGTTTAAAATGTTAGAAAGTTGCTGTTTGTCAAAATTTCTAAGCTGTTTTGTGTCAAGCCATTTAGTTTCTACAGTTTTTGTTTGTGCTTTCAATGATCCATCTCTAAACTTTCCTAAATCATTGAATAGATTATTTTCGATATACTTGATTGCTGTGTCTAAATCAGTTGTTTCAAGTAAATCAAAATCATTATAGGAAACTGCTCCGATTGAACCCTGACTCAAAGCATTTCCATTTGGGTCTAATATTTTTTCTTCAGTTCGAATAAATGATAAGCTTGTTTTTGGAATACACAAATATATCTTGAATGGCAAAGAATATTCTATTTGATCAGATGAAGTTAATCTCAAAACTTCATCTTCATCATTTACAATTGATAAAACCAATTTGTTTTTATCATCAATGACCCAATCCCATTCATAATTGTGTTCTTCGGTTTTTGGTATAAAAGCTGGCACTAACTTTAATTTTTCTTTATTTTCGCATATACTTAGAAACAATTGAAAGCCAATTGTATCTTCGGGTGTGCCTTTTCTAAATGTCCCAATTTTATTCCAATCAATTGCAAAGTCACTCGTTACATTTGTGATTTCAAATTCATCAAAATGACCCTGATCAAAAATTCTTCTCAATAAAGGATCTTCTAAAATTCTTCTGGCTCTGACTAAATCTAAAAATAGTTCTTTAGAGCCTCCAAAGTCAGGGTGAGCTTTCCTTGCTTGTTTTCGGAATGATTTTTCAATAATTTGTGAAATTTCTATTTTATTTTGTCGAGTTTTACTATCAGGTAGGTTTTCTTTTGAGATTCCTAAAATAGAATAATAATCCTTACTGAAATCTATGATGTTTTTTGGATCAAATTCTTTGGACATATTTTTTTTATAAAAGATTAATGAGAGAATCAAGATATGAATTTCCGCAAATTGGCTGAATTAGCAAAACTACATGACGAAAAGCAAGATTATAAAATTGCTGATATGTTCACAAAAGTACTTAATAAATTTGCCCAAGAACAAACTCCTTTTGACATTACAGAAGGAGAAGAGTCAAATGACCCTAAAACTGTTTTAGATTATTTCACTGGTTTTGCTTTTGACATGATTTCAAGAAAACCAAGTATTAGCAAAGATCAAGTAAAAGCAGAATTAGATAAAAAGATTGGCGAAAAATTAGAAAATCTGAGCAATGATGACAAAGCTAAATTATCAAACATCAAAGAAGATGTCGTTAATGAACTTGAAAAAAATTCTTGGTACACGAAGTTATCTGATGTAAACGAAGATTATGGTCAAGCTATCGAGATTACAGGTGGACCTAAAGAGTTTTTAGAAAAACTTGGCCCAGCAGCACAGCAAGCATCTCAGAATGTTGATAATAATGTACCTGCTTCTATTATTCTTGCAATGGCTGCTTGGGAATCTGGTTGGGGTAAAAGCAAGTTGGCATCTGAGCATGGCAATTTCTTTGGTATTAAACAAAGTCCTACATCTGGAGCATCTTCTGGAGTATCAATGGGTACTTTTGAATTTAATGGAGGCAAACATAGAGAAATTGCAGAGTTCGCAAAGTTTGAAAATGATGCTGTAGCTTCTATGTCAGCTCTTCCAAATTTCTTTACCAACAATAGAAGATACACAGATGTCTTAAGAAGAGGTGAGATGTACAAAAATGACAAATCCACTTCTAATCTATTTTCTGTTGTTGATGCAATATTTAATGCTGGATATTCTACTGATCCTGGCGAACCTGAAAATATAAAGAAATTAATTGTTAGATATAATCTTGGTAAATACGACTAATGTGGTACAAAACTGCAAAACAAAAAGTTAACACTTTTGGTTTACCAATATCAGGAAAAAACAGATTTAAGTTGTTTGCTGATGAAGAAGAAGCGCCTCAAGAAGATTTGCCATTGGAAGACGATAATGTTGAAGAGGAAGTGGATGAGCAAGGTATTGTAATTCCACCTATTGATCCAAAACCAGAAGAAGAAGTTACAATAGATGATCCAAATAATGATGGAGAATTCACACCAGAAGATTTACAAACCAATATAAGAGCCATGGAAGAAGATCCAACTATTGGTATCAAATTGCCTAAATCTGAAAATGGCGAAGGCGAAGATTTGCATCCAAATTGTCACTGTAGAATCATCACATTGCCAATATTATCAAAAGTTGGTGTCCAAGAAGGTAGAAGAGTTTGGAAGCATTCTGAAAATTGTTGCGATAAATGTAGATTGACAGCTCAACAATTCAATCAAGCAGAAATTCAAAGATTATTGAACAAAGGTATTGATGTAAATGGTGTAGCCGCTTAGGTCTATATCAATCTTTTTTCTTAAGATTTTCTTTGATGGCATCTTTACATTTCTGAGCTGAGACACTAATCTTTTTTTCATATAGTAAGACAAATCAGATCTATTTATTTCTCTGATCAATATCGTTTTCAATTGCGATATTTCAAAATCAGTGTGAAGATAACTATAAAATATTTCGTTTTCCAACTTGTCTAATTGTTTTTCATAAATAGAAAATTCTTTCATTGACAAATTGTAAAAAGTATTAATCAAGTAATATCTTATAGCATTATATTTTTTGACATTTAATGTTGATATGTCAGACATTTCTTTCAAATCAAAAAGAAAATCTATATTTCCCTTAATTTGAAATAATTCTCCATTTACTTTTATCAAGTACAACGCAACAATAGCTTCATTTTCAATAATTGAAATGATTGGTTGACCAGATATCAGATTTGTTTCTTCAAGAGTCTGAATATTATTAGGATTTTTGATGCCTAACATGTGAATATCTTGTTTGTTTTGTCTAACAAAAGTCAAAAATGCTTTCATAATACAATATTTTCAATTATGGATTTATCTTCTGAGTAATTTGTAGAATCGCCCCATAAATTGATCCAGTAGTCTTTGAGTTTATTTTTCTTTGACATTGAAGAGCAAGTATCATATATTGTTGTTTTTATTTCAGTAAGAGCAAGTAATTTTTTATGACTTGCATTACGTTCTTCATAAATCTTAAGTAATTCTTTATTTATATGATTTTTGTTCTTAATCATGAACTCAAAAATGATATCTTGTTCAAAAGGGTTGGCTCTGATTTTATCAATAAGAAAAACATAATCATTATGAAATGAATATAATTCTTCGTCAATCATATCAATCAATATTAGTCTTTTATTTTTGGGCATTATATAAATTTGAATAGGTGATACTTTTACTTTTCTTATATTGGTAGTGTTTAAATGTTTGAAAAAAGATATATTTTTTGAATGAAGATATGAAAAAACACTTGGGATTTCTTCTAAATTTTTGAAATAAACCCAAGGATATTCTTCTTGATCAGCCAAAAAAGCTCTCAAACTTATAAGTATTTCAACTTTGTCGTTTTGAGAGCTTTCAGTGATAATTTTTTTTAGGTCTGCTACATTATTCACAACGATAACTCTTAATTAAGTAAAATAGACGAATTATCGTTTTTGATAGTTTTTTCCAAAAAGTTCATACACATTCTCTGAAACAATTTCTTGAAGTGTATCTTTTTTGGTATAGAGTCTTATGTTTGCAATTCCACCATATTTTTCTTCCATATGGTCTAAAACTCTTTTCACTTTTCTGTTTATTTCTAACTGAGAAGGATTGTAATTTCTTTGTTTTCTTAAAAGTCCTCTGACAGCAAATTCCGCATCCATTGCAAGTACTTTAAGTTCGTACAATGGTCTTTGTTTGTTTTCTTCTACAGCTATTCTATACCACATATTATTAGTCTATTTTAAAATTTGTAACCAACGCTTCATTAATAACAAAAGCAACATTTTGACTTGGCACGTTGAATAAACAACTTGTCATTTTTTCATCTTTGTAGATGATGTGAAAATCTTTATTTACTATTAACACTCCCTCTATAGTGCTAATCGAAACAGCAGGATTGTAAGTTTGAATTTTCCACTTTCCAATTCCTCTGTTTTGAGAATTATTATCAATAACAGCCATTTTTAAGTCCCCTTTAGTAATTGTAATTTATTGCAAAATATCCTAATTACCTTTATCTATATCCTTATTCTTATCCTGTATAAGTAATTTCATGACAAAAAGAAAGAATCAAATTGTTTGTGTTTTTTGTGGAGACAACGCTTCAAGACAAATAGCAGAAAAATTGGAATATTTCTCACCTAAAAACCGTGATGTTTATTTATGCGAAAAGTGTTTTAATAGTTTTTCAGCCGGGACTGTTATGGGGCAGTTCCAATTAAATAATAAAATTTTATCTTTGATTGCCTCTGTAGATGACGATGAAACAGTTACAAATTTAAAAAATAAAATTGCTGAATATGCTCCTGCTTCAAAATACTCTGTAGCAAAACAAACTATGTCCAGGGCTAAAATCGCTCCTACAGACATTTATGATTTTTTGTGCACTAATGTTATCGGTCAAGAAAATGCAAAGAAGAAAATTTCTCTAACTGTTTATGAGCATGTCAGAAATGCTTATAAATCAGATTTAAATGACAAACATAATATTTTATTTTTAGGTCCATCTGGCAGTGGAAAAACTTTAATAGTGAATAGCATTGCTAAAAAGTTAGATGTACCATATGTTTCCACCGATGCCACTTCTTTTTCGCCTACTGGATTTCAAGGAGCTGATGCAGATACCTGTATACACGACTTGTACTTCAAATCAGATTATGATTCAGATTTAGCTCAAAAGGGTGTAGTGTTCATAGATGAGATAGATAAGTTAGCATCTCAGAATACAGGAACAAGATTAGAAAGTTTTAATTATTCAACTCAGAGCACCTTGTTGAAAATGATTGAAGGTAAAAAAATAAAGATACCTGCCCAGTTGACGGGTGATGCTCCTGGCCCTGTGTATGTTGATACTTCTAAAATATTGTTCTGGTTTGGTGGTGCTTTCAATGGGCTTGAGAATGTAATAGGTAAAAAACAAGGATTTTCTGGCAAATCAATTGGTTTTAGAAATAATGGTGATGAAGAATACGATATCAAAATGAGAATTTATGATATGTATCAAAATCTTTCTCAAGATGTTTTGGCAGAAAGTTTAATCGAATATGGCCTGTCAACTGAACTTGTTGGAAGAATTCAAACTATTGTACCATTGAGGCCATTAAACAAAGAAGAATTGCTTTCATGCCTTTTGAGTCTTGCAGATAGTCCTATTAGAAAAAATAAAATCATGTTTGCAGAATCTAATTTGGAACTTGATTTTACTGAAGACTACTATGATGAAGTAATTGAGAAAGCGGTAAAAACTGGTACAGGGGTAAGAGCTTTGAATTCTATTGTTAAGTCTTCTTTGTCCAGTGCTGCTTTTCAATATTTAGGATTGCAGACAGTCAAGTCAAAGCGAATTATTATCAACAAAGATTGTGTTGATGATCCCAATAAGTTTGATGTCTTTTAAAGGATTTGCCTACCTTAAATATAAAATATATAAGTATGCATTATCAAAATCCCGAAAACCTAATACAACAAGCCTTGGAAATTCATAAAGAAAATACAAGGCTTGTTCGTTTAGCTGCACCACCAGCAGATTATAATTTTTGCGATCAGTGGTTTCAGCTACAAACCAATCCTGAAATGATAAGACTTAAAGCCACATTAGCTTTTATGCCAGCAAGAGGATTTGTTAGATGGTGGTCAGAGTTATATAATGCTACAGACAGAATTAGAGAAATTAGAAGTATTTTTGATACTGATATAGTGCCAAATGAAACCTTGAGAGAGTTTGGATTAGATCGAAGCTATGCTAACTTTCCCTTTGATTCCACTCATCCTAATGGCATAGACCCAGCGGTTTGGCAAAGAATAGATGACAAATTAAATTTATTGTGTCGATATTTATTTGTATGGACATTCCGTGTAGCAATGGCTGGAGATACAGCAAACTACACAAGATTTTTGAGAGACTATCCCGATCCAAATGTTTCTCAAGCACAACCACTAACACCAGAAATCAAACTTGATCAACTTATAGAAAAGAAAATACCTAATGATTTGTTAAAAGAATATAAAATTAACAAGCCAAATGCTGCGTATATAGATTCATTGCCATATATAAAAAATGAAGTAACTAAATTCTTTTTAAACTCATTTCCTTTCGACCAAGATGGAAATATAGCCAGAAGTCATTTTTTGAAAAAAATGCCAGCCAAGCGTTTTAATTTTGATGAATATTGGAATTCATTGATGGGTATGTATTCAAATGTTGATGAAATAAGAAATGTACTTGATTCTGATGTTACTTTAGATACTTCATCAGGTGGTCCTGCTGCTTCAAAATTGAAAGAATTAGGAACAATTTCAGGATCTTCAAATGCAAATGTTGATGATATTCATGCAAAATTAGAGCAATTGATCAATTCTATCAGAGTACATGAAGTTAATAGTTTGAAAGAAAGATGGGTGAAAATATTTGGCGGATTGTCAAAAGTTACTAAGCCATTCCTTGATGTATATCAAACATCATTAAATTTGCAAGGAGCATTAGGGTCATCTTTGAGGAGAGATAGATATGTCTAAATTTGTAAAAGTTGCAGCACTACCAGCAATTGATTTTTCTAAAATTGCTTTTTCAATGTTCAAGAGCTTTCCAATGATTCAAAGTGCCTTGAAAACAATGTTCCCTGGTGCAATAAACTGGTTAGATCCTATAGAAGTTACTAATAAATTTCTCCAAGCTTTACAAGATCCAGAGTTCCAAGATTTGGCTGTTACATTAGCTCAACAATTTATTTCTCATAGGGGTCAAAAATTAAACATAAATGAAAGAGATATGTTTAAGAATTACGACTACTATTATAAAACCAAAGGCACAGCACTTCCTGGTATGAGCCAAAATCTTATGCCAACTATTGGAGCTGGTGCATATCAAGCAACTACTGGCCAATTGCCAAAAAAAGAAATTGTTCCAACAAAAAGTTTCAATTCAATCATGAATGAGATCAAGGCTATCACCTCTGAAATTGGTTTTCAAACATTAGATCCAGCTGCAAAAAGAAAAATCTTATCAAACAAAATCAGTGAATATACAAGAGAGTTAGCACCTTTCAGAGAATATCTTAAAAAGAACTTCCCAGTCTTTTCAAATTAATACAATGAAAACAGATTATATAAAACTTGCACAATTTTTAGACAAAATTGGAAAATACAAACAAGCTGACAATATTGAGAAATATCTAAAAACAGCTCAATTTTCTGCTCCAACCTATCAATCTGGTGGGCCTAAAAATCCATACACAGGTTACTTAGATGCTACAGCTATGGGAAGACAACAAGCTGGATTTGGAGCTGGACTTCAACAAGGCATAGGTAGAGAATCTGGTATTGTTGGATTTTTGCCTTTGACTCCTGATCAGATGCAACAAATGACACCTCAAGATATATTCAATTATAATACTTCTTTAGGTGAACAACTTGTACAAGATGCTCAGCAATATACAGGGCCAAGTAAATTTCAACAAATTATTACTATGATTGCTCAAAGACTTCAAGCTGCAACCCCTGAAAACAAATCACAGATATATCAACAATCTTTAGAAGAGTTAATATCATCAGAGTTGAGCAATTTAGTCATGAATGGAACTCCTCAAAACTTAAATCTTAGTCTGCAAAACTTAAGAATGTTAAATTTGCCAGAAGTTTTTAGTAGAACTGTGCCTCAAGCAATTCAATTTGCTCTACAGTCAATGTCTATGGATGCAAATCCTGATGTCAAGAAAAGATATAATGATTTTGTTAATGATCCAGTTGTGAGACAATACGCACCAGGCTTTTCTCCAATCCAATAATCAGTATAAATAGTGTATGACTGAAAAATGCCCTGTTTATCTTGGAAATAATTGCGTATTAAAATCTTTATTTACAAAACAATTTAATTCTAAAATATTTAGTGTTGAATTAAATCAATTAGAAGAAAGATATCCATCTAATTGTGAAGGTTTAATATCTAAATGCTGCTTTGCAAAACAAGAAGAAATTCAAGAACATAAAACAGAATCTGATTCAAAAGAAACTGTTGAAGAAGTAGCTGAAGAAGTAGCTGAAGAAGTTGTTGAAGAATCACCAAAAGTAAAAGTTAGCATTCACCAGATAGAAAATCCATATTTGGTAAAGGCTGATGTCTTAGTTTATCCATCAAATAATGTCCTTACTATTGATGACGCATTATTAAATAGATTGTCATATGGAAAAATACAACAAGAATGTGACAAAATTAAAAAACCAATTAATATGGGCTCTGTCTATACAACTTCAAATGGTGGGGAAAATTCAAAAGTACAAGCAAAAAAAGTTTACCATGCTGTTGTAGCTGGCGAATCAAGACTTGTAAATGAAGCTGATATCAAGCTTGCAATTAGAAAAGCTTTACATTTAGCTAACGAATCTAAAGTTCGTAATATTGTAATGCTGCCGCCTGATTGTGGAACTCATGATATTCAAGATGCTGCAAGGGTTCATCTATCCTCTATTTTAACTTTTATGCAGTCTGAGAAACATATTTCTTTTAAGAATATTTTCATTGTGATGGAAGACAAGGAATCTTATGATGTCTACAATGAATATTATAAAAGAGTCTTTAAAAGTAGGTGAGAGCATGGATATAGTGAATGATTTTAAGAATCCATCAAACTTATTGGTAGCATTTTTAGACAGCATAAACAAGCCCTTATGTATTATAGATGATAACGGTAATGCATTGTTGAATAATCAAGCTAAAGAGTTAAAAAACAGGGGATTTGACATAGATCTTCATTCAAGTAAGATAAAGAAAAATACCACTGCTACTGTCCTACATAAAGGCACAAAATATTGTATTGAAAAAAAAGATATCAATCATGGAACAAATAGTTGTGTTTGTACTGTGAGCGAAGAAGATGAAACTATTGCAAGACTGACTGAATCTTCTAAAAAATTAAAAAAAGTTCTAAGCGTTTTGTAAATTCTTCTGAAGGGGGTTTATCATGGAAGAAAACGAAATTGGTATAGAACAACTTAAAACTGTGTACAAAGCACAGACAGAGGCATATTTGGAATTCAATATGGCCTTGATAAATATTCTTTCAAACCAGAAAGAAATTCTCACGAAAGTCGAATCATTAAAGATTATTTCTGAAGATGAATTCAGAAACTTATCACAAGAATATCATGCTCTTGAAAAATTATTTGTGAATTTTCAAAATAGTCAAGTGCTTAGAGATGAATCGTTAGAAGGAACTACTGACGATTTTAAAGCTACCATTACTAATTTCAATGAAGATATTAACTCATTGAAAACAGAAGTTAAGAAGCTTACTTCAATGCACTGGGACATCAAAAACTCATGGAATAAATTGGCTTGGACAGTTGGTGGAATTTTAGCTTTTCTAACAGCATTACAAGTTGTAACCGGCAAGGGCTTGATTGATATATTTAGATAATGCCAACAATAGCTTGTTTGTGTGATAAATGCGGAAAGAGTTTTTATATGAAAGATGAAATGTATCATCCAGCAGCTAAAAACCCTTTCCGTATGACTAAAAAACAAAAAGAAATTCCAAATACATGGGAAGATTGGATTTTGCATGTCTCATCTAATTGTGAAGAATGTAGATTGCCATACACCCCTTCAAGTTGTTTGAAAGATTTGGATAAATTAAGAGGAGGCTAAGACATATCTGGATGAGACAAATTCTCTTCAAAGCTATTAATGATGCTTCTCAAAGTTTCGGCGCTTAAACTGCCATTATTATCAAACTTTATATTGTTGTGTTGAGCAAGATCTAAAAATATTCCACCAATAAACTCATTCATTATTTGTTCTGTATTTATATTAGATTTTGGCTCTTCTTTTGATTCCATGGGTATCTCTGATAAAATATCATCAGCTTCATTTTCCAAGCCCATATCTATCAATTCTTTGGCTATTTTGATCAAAGCTATTGTATTCATCATTTACCCTGTTTTAAAAATATCAGAAAACAATTTGTCTATGTAATCTTTGGAAGCTGTTCTATTATTACTATTATGCTTATTACAAAGATTTTTTCCAATAAATGAATTCATCCATGGTTGGTCTTGTGCGTGTTGTAAAATAAATATAGAACCACATTTATTACGGCAGAACATACCACCACAGAGAGCACAAGTTGCGGGATATAGCATTGGCTCCCCGCAAACTTCACACAAAGGAGGGGTTTTCTTTCTATTTCTTGGCATGTAGTTGTTAAGATTTGGATTCACGTCATTTACCAACTTTTGATGATATTATCATTAGTTATTAATACATTAAAAATTTCAAGTAATTCCTGCTTGAAACGGAAAGGATATGCAAATGATTAATATTTTGAGAATATTAATTGCTTTTATATGCATGCTGATAACAGTAAGCGCAGTAAAAGCTAAAGAAATTAATCAAGACGCTAAGGCATCCGTGTCAAATAGTGCAAAGGACAAACTTGATAAAAAAGTAAAAATCTTTAAATTTATCAAACTTGTTCAACCAAAATATACTGATTCTTATATTCAAAAAATTGTTGATGCAATTTTTAAATATGGCAAGAAATACAATGTCGAACCATATATTATTGCTTCAACTGCTTATGTTGAAAGTGAGTTCAGTATGAGAAGCAGACCATGTGTCGGCATCATGCAACTTCTTAGATCTTCTATGAAATGGCTTAATCCCAAGAAAGAATATGATCCATATACAATTGATGGAAATATTGCTCTTGGAACCAAAGAATTAAGCATGCACATAAATAGAAATGTCAATAGAGGCAATCTTGTTGATAGATCATCTTCTAACGATAGAACTTTGAGATACATGTGGGGAAGATACAATGGCGCTGGTTCAAGAAGTTATTATTCTACAAAAACTTTGAAAGTGATGCATACATTAGTTTCAAAAGATTTAGAAGAAATAAGAGTCAGGTTGAAAAAAGGACCAATCTGGAGATAAAAAAAAGAGGAGAGCAAATGCTCTCCTCTTTTTTTGGTTATAACCAGAAAAGACTAACCACCACCAACAGTCATGGTATATCTGTTTTGTGAAGATGGGTATCTTGATATTGCAGTTGTAGCACCACCAGCGTATCCGTAGGAACCTGGTGTATTGATGATATTCAAGTCACCAATCATTCTGTTCATTTCAAAAGTAACTTTTTGGCACTTGCTTGTCAAGTTAGCATATGAAAGTTTCAAGAATGAAGCTGCTACAGCTTTTTCAGTTGCAGTCATACCAGAAACTGCAGTTGTATATGCTGAAATAACTGTAGACAAGTTTGATAAGATTGTTGTGAAATCACCAAAAGTATCTGTGTAATAAGAGGAAGCTATTGTACCAAGAGGTGAAACACCAACTCTTGCGTCTGTAGGATACTTAGCTGCTGAATTGTAAATTACACTCGAAACGTCGTTTGCGTCAAGAGCTTGGAATGATGGTTGTCCTGTTGAGATACCAAGACCAACAACAAGATTCTTAAATTCTTGATAATTTACTGTATTATTAAAATAATCTGATCCTGGGTCGTTTGTAAAGGCAATACCGCCTCTTGCAGCAGCTGTTACTCCTGCCCCGCCTAATACTGGATACAAACTTGATGGATAGGTTGGCATTTTAAAAACTCCTTAAACCTTTTTATAATATTTCTTCGAAGAAAACATTGTAAAACTTTTTTTGTTTTCATATATCCTATTATTACAATTCCTTTTTTCCACCTGCAAAAAGCCTGTTTTGTGTGATGTTGCAATGTACAAAGATAATGTAATAAAAGTTTATATTTATGATTTTCTGTAAAAGAAATCGATGTCCTTTATATTCTTATTTATGTGCAAAACATTTTGTGATTAGCTTTATAGAAAGAAAAAAGGATTGAAATATAGAACAATATTAAAGATTCTTTTTAATTCCACTCGTGAATTTGAGCCTGATCGAATATTGTTTTTTATGTGTTATTGGAAGTAAAAAAATAAGATGGCCGATTTTTACATAGTACCCCCCAGATTAACAGTTGGTACATTTGATAGAGCAAATGTTGTCAATAGTATCAACTCATTAAAGGGGGATTTGACATTCATTGCCGATGCTAATTCGGGCATTAGAGTTGTCATATCTGGAAATACATTTAGATTCGCTATCACAGAAAATTACTATGTAAAAAAACAAGGCGATACGTACCCTAAAAACTTAGTATTTACTCCAGAAGCTGGCTACTATGGTTTGTCTGTTGGATCCGGTGCTGCAGATCCCGGAACTGGCTCAACTGGTGCATTATTTTACAACACCTCATCAAGTTCATTAAGGGTCTATAACGGAACTACATGGGGTGAAATTACAGGCTCTGGAATTACAATCGGAGCTGCTGACCTAAGATATCTTAAATTAGATGGCACAAACACCCCAACTGCAAATATTTCGATGGGGTCTGCATTCCTTAGACTTGCAAATCTCACAACACAAGCTCTTCCTGGAACTACTGGACAGATGTTCTTTAATACATCTACAGGAAGAATTAATGTTTACAATGGTACATACTGGGATGATGTTGGATTAGGTGTCACAAGCATCCAAATTGGTTTTGGTTTAACTTCTACTCAAAACCCAATCGTTCAATCTGGTACTGTTTCTGTTGACCTTACTGCAAACTATACATGGACAGGAACTCATAATTTTACAAGTCCAGTTACATTTTCTGCAGCTGGTCAATCATTCAATATATCTAAGTTATTTATATCTGGACAATCTGCTGGCGACTTAATTTATTTCAATGGTACAAACTGGGCAAGGTTTGGTATTGGTTCAACAAGTCAAGCTTTAGTAGTTGACTCTTCAGGATCTGGAATTACATGGGGAGCTGCCTTAAGTACTTCCGCTGGTTTAGGACTATCTACATTAAATGGTATTGGAACAACAGAACAATTCTTTGCTGTTGGCACAAGTGGTTCTTTATTCAATATATCTTCTTTTGGATCCACACATACTTTCAACATTCCAATTGCCGGTACAGGAGCTACAGGTTTAGTTTCAACTGATGTACAGACATTCACTGGCGCTAAAACTTTTGACACTATTCTAACTGTTAGTGCATTTACTGGTTCTGCATCAACTACTACTGGTGCATTAATTGTCAATGGTGGAGTTGGTATAGGCGGAAGTATATTTTCATCCAGTTCCTACGCAAGTTCTATTTCTGGTGTTGTTCTTAGTAACGGAGTTATAACAGCTGGTTCATGGGCTGGCTCAACAATAACAGGTAGGTATGGGGGCACTGGCTACACTGCTTATACTAAAGGAGATCTTCTTGTTGGAGCTGGTGGAACATTTGTAAAACTCCCAGTTGGCTCTGATTCATATGTTTTAGTTTCAAGTTCTTCAACAGATGCTGGTGTAGCGTGGACAGCACCTACAAGTATAGGAAGCACAACTATTGGCACTCCAACAGATGGGCTTTATACTGATGGATTTTTTACTTCGTGGACAAACTCTACTACCATAGCAAATGCTTTAGATGATATCAATGAATTGCTTTCACAAATAGCTCCTGCAAGACCAGGGTATTTGACAAGCACAAGTTTGACTGCAACTTCTGTACCAACTTATTACACTGTTGGAATTTCTGCTGGATTGGGCACTGAATGGTATCAGGCTGGATATGGCACAGGCTCCAGCATCACAAGATATTATTTGTCAGGTGCGCATACACTATCTACAGCAAATACATCAACTGCATTCTCTGCTGGAACTTTGACCACTTCAACATACGGAACGATATTCTTTAATAGATATAATTATTTAGCTCCGGGTGGTAGTGGAGTAGGAACAATTGATTTAACGACTAATTACACTATCAATTTTACTAATAACAATTTGAGATTGACAGCTTTAGGCGCATATAATACAATTTGGACTAAAGCTAACGCACAAATAAACGCTTACACTCAACCAAACTCAGGATATGAGGGTGTTTATATTGCTCACACTGAAAATAGCCAATTCACAAATACATATGAAATGTGGAAAGATTCATGGTCTTCTTCAAACCCAAGTCCATCTTTCTCACAATCTGCCACAGCCTCGACATTCTCTCAAACCTTAAGGTTCCTTTCTGGTATTGGTTACTATACTACTGGAACTGGTTTTAGCGTTTATTTCAAGGGAGCAGCTGGAATATTTAGCAGTTGCTATAATACCACTCAAGTTTTCGCAATCTCTGCCACAGGTTTAGTTACTTCAACTGGAACAACATCAAGCCCTCATTATGCAGGAGAACTTGATAAATCTGGAAATAATCACGTTAGAGTAACACTGAACTCAGCAAGTGCATCTTCATTCAATAAATATATTACAGCAACAATTTACAAAGCGCATGGCACAACTGCTGCATCAAATGCAACTATAGGTAGAGCAATTAATACATATACTACAACTTCCACTGACACATTTGAAGGATTCCAAGACGAAGCAAGAAGGCTTGTAATTGGCACAGGTATCGCATTTACATCAAATATTGATATGGCAAACGGGAATTTGCAGGTCAGATCTGGAACATTAAGTTATCCTCTTGCTGCAGATTATGATACTGAATATGGTGGAACACACACATTTACAGGTGATCAAGAATACCAAAGATATTTTTACAAAACATCTGCAAGCACTGGACAGCTTTCTTTAGGTGGTTTTACTGCTTCTAATATTTCAGCGTATGGAGCAGGTAGTGTCAATCTACTTTTGTATTTAGAAGGCGATAATAAATATTTTGATTTGGGTGTTTTGCAAGGATCTAATGCAAATGATGGTTCTTCAAGAGCTCAAGCTATTTCTGCAAAGGTAGCAACATCAGGAAGTGGTGTTTCATGGTCTTTTGGAGTTTATAGCACTGGTGTAAGCGGAGCTGGAAATTCTGGCAGATATCGTGCAATTGTTATTTATAAAAATAACACCTATTCAATGACAAGTATAACGAGTTCATAATATGTCCTGGTCACAACAAGATTTAAGTTTCAAAAAGCTATCTAATAAAAGAGTAACCACAAGCACTGGCAAAGGTTTACCTGAAGAAAAAGGTGCGTCTACTCTTGAACTATATTTACCAGATATAAAAACAGAATTAATACCAGGGACAGGCAGTACAGCATACGGCCCTAATGGTGTTTTATTTTATCATGGCCCAAGTGCTTCATTTGGTCAAACATTAGTAGTTGATACATCTGTTCCTGGAAATATGACATGGTTTGCTTCGTCTGGTTATGGAAATACTACTACTGCAAATGATGGTTCTGCTGGATCTGAATCACTAAGATTATTTAACTGGGTATCTGACAAGTATGATGCTTTTGGTACTGTTTCAGGCGCTGGATATGAAATTAAGCTTTATGATGCATCAAATAACTTAATTACAAAATCAGATGCTTCTAACTGGTTGTTTGACTATCAAACTGGCATTCTTATGTTCAATAATGCCACTTTATCTAATGGCAACCCAGTTTCTACATCAGGGCCATATAAGATTGTTGGATGGAGATATGTAGGTCAAAAAGGCATAATTCCAGCTTACTATGGTGGCTCTGGATATACAACTTATACTAAGGGTGATCTTTTAGTTGGTGCTGGTGGAACATTTATTAAGTTAAATGTTGGTTCTGATAATTATGTTCTTTCAGCTGACTCAACCACTGATTCTGGTTTGAAATGGGTTGTAAATTCTGGATCTGGTTCTGGTATTTCTGTTCTCAATGGACTTTCTGCAACTACTCAATTTTTTGCAGTAGGTACAAGTGGAAGTTTATTTAACATATCATCTACTGGTTCTACTCATACATTCAATATTCCAATTGCTGGATCAGGTGCAACAGGTTTAGTTTCGACAGGTTCTCAAACTTTTGCTGGTCAAAAAACATTTACTTCTCCAATTTTAGGAGATCTTTCTGGTACTGCAACGACTGCTGGTTATGCCACAACAGCTGCCACAGCTCAAGGAGTTTTATCATCAATCACTGGACAGGCTGTAGATTTAAGTATTGGTCTTATAAGTGGCACAGCGTTATCATACAGCAGTAATCTTTATTATAATCCAGCATCAGGTAGATTGGCAGCTGTAAGTTATACTGGTTCATGGGCTGGTAGTACAATCACTGGTTTGTATGGTGGCACTGGATACACAACATATACAAAGGGTGATATTTTAGTTGGCGCAGGTGGAACATTTATCAAATTAGGTGTTGGAACTGATAACTTTGTCCTTACAGCTTCATCTACATCTGCAACGGGTTTAACTTGGTCTCCTACTGCTGCAACTGGAATTACAACTTTAAATTCCCTTACTGCAACCACCCAGTTTTTTGCTACAGGTACATCAGGGTCTGGATTTAATATATCTTCCTCTGGTTCAACACATACATTCAATATTCCGATAGCTGGTACTGGTGCTACTGGATTAGTTTCCACTCTTGCTCAAACATTCGCAGGAGCCAAAACATTTACAGGCGATGTAGTAATAACATCATCTACAGCTTCAACCTACATGGCAATTGGAGCTTTGACTGTAAATGGTGGAGTCGGAATATCTGGCCAGCTTTCATTTAATCAAGCTGCCATGGGATATACAGGGATTGTAACAAACCCTGTAATGGCATTTATAGGAAGCACCAATACAGCTCCTATAACAATGACTGTACTTTCTGACGGATCTCTTCTTTGGGAAGGCAGCTCAGGAAAACTATTTGGAATCAATAACAATCTTTCATCAGGTTGGATTTTTAATGTTGGAGATATTTCAGGTCTTCCAATACTTAGAGCAAATGCAGATGGCACTATTGCTATGACTGAGTTTGCTGCAAATGTTGGCATTGGTCTTTCAAATCCATCATACAAACTTCATGTTGTAGGTGATACTAATCTTTCTTCTGGTTATGTTTACAGAATAAATGGTATTTCAGTTTTATCATCTACACAAGTTTTAGGACTCACTGTAAATTCTGGGAATATTACATCAGGAGCTTGGTCAGGAACAGCAATATCAGTTCCTTATGGTGGCACTGGTCTAACATCTTACACAGTTGGTGATATTCTTTATGCTTCTGGTTCAGCAACTATTGGTAGATTAGCTGCTGGAACTGCTGGATCTATTCTTATTTCTGCTGGAGCTGGAGCAACTCCATATTATAGCAATCCAGCATTATTAGTATCAGGAAATGCCACAACAGCTGCAAACATAAATATAGTTGCAACAACCACTGGAACTCTTTATCCTTTATTTTCAAACGTCTCTACAACTGCTTCTGGAGTTGGAGTATCTGTTGACTCAGCAATATCTTATAATGCTACTACAGATACCTTATCTGCTGGTAAATTTAGTGGTTTAGCATCTGGTACAGCAGCAACATTTACTAATATTTATGGAACGCTGACTGGTGTTGCTACAACTGCAACTAATGTAAACACTGTTTCTGCAACAGGTACAAATGCTTCACATTTCTTATTATTCTCACCAGTAAATGGCGGTTCAGGTGTAGCTTTATCGAGTGGAGTTGGAATCACATTCAATCCATCTACTGGCCAATTAGGTTTAGGTACTGGATCAGCTCTCATAAATGGTTTGTTATTGGGCACAAGTTCTAATACCATAACAACAACTTCAGGAAATCTTACACTGAATGCTGGTGGTGGTACTGTTCTTGTTGCTGGAAACTTAAATGTCCAAGGTACAGCTACTTATATTGATTCTACCACTCAAACAATTACAGATCCAGTTATTGTTCTTGGTTCAGGAGCTGGTGGAACTCATACAAATGTAACTGATACACAAGATAGAGGAATTGAATTCAGAAGATTTTCTGGTTCTGCTATTACTGGTTTCTTTGGTCTATCAAATGCTTCAGGTAGATTTACTTTCATACCAAATGCAAATGTAACAGCTAACAATACATACACTGGGTCTATTGGTGTCATTGAAGCTAATATTACTGGTTCTGCAATCACAGCCACTAATTTCTATGGAACATTTGTTGGAAATTCTGCAAGTGCTACAACTGCTGGACTTGCTACCACTGCTCAAAACCTTAATATTACAACTACAACAACAGGAACACTTTATCCATTATTTACAAGTGTTTCTACTACTGCTTCTGGTGTTGCTGTTTCTGTTGACGGTACAGATATTTCTTACGATGCTGCTACAAATACTCTTACTGCTGGAAAGTTTAGTGGATTAGCATCAGGCACAGCAGCGACATTTACGAATTTCTATGGAACACTTACTGGAAATGTCACTGGTACATCAACAACTTCACAAAATGTAAATATAGTTTCTGCAACTACTGGAACATTCTATCCATTATTTAGCAATATTTCATCCACTGCTTCAGGTGTTGCAATTTCTGTGGATAGCGGTTTGTCATGGAATTCTGCAACAGATACATTAACTTCTGGTACATTCTCAGGAAATCTTTCAGCCACAGCAGCTACAGCAACAAACTTCTATGGTACTTTTGTTGGTTCTGCTACAACTTCAACAAGCTTGAATGTTGTTTTAGCTGCTACAAATGCAAGTCATCAAGTTTTATTCACTCCTACATCTGGTACTGCTTCTGGTGTAGCTGTTTCAACTGAAAATTCTTTTGTATATAATCCATCCACTGATATTCTTTCAGTATCTGGTTTAGCAGTAACATCTACAACTGCTTCTACTAACTCTTCTACTGGCGCTTTGATTGTAACTGGTGGAGTCGGAATTGGCGGAACTATTAATATTGGTGGCAGAGTAGATGCGTCAAATTACAAAGCATGGGTAGAAAATAGAACACTTTCTTCCGTAGACACTTGTGTAGGTATTGGTACATTTGGTATAAATGCCGGAGCTCATAATCTTTTATTATCACTCAATGTAAGTGATGGTGGATACAGTACAGCCAAAAATTATTCACTAACTTCTGATTATCTAAGTAGTGGATGGTATATTGTTGCGCCTGTAAGTTCAACTGGTGCTTATAATAACAATGCAAGCATAAATTTTCAATTAGAAGCAATCAGCAGTGGAAATAACCTAACTTTAAGAGCCAGGTCTTTAGGCACAGGCGGTAATCTAAAAGTATATATTCAAAACACTGGACAAAATACTGCTACATTTACCCCTTATAATTCAGTAACATCTGAAAGTGCTCTAACATCGTATTTTCCTTCTGCATTTGTAAGTCAAGAAAAATATTTATTTAGAGTAAATTCCTCAATAGCTTCAACAAATACAATTACTGGCGCTATGGTTGTCACTGGTGGAGTAGGTATTGGTGGATCAATATTTGGTGGTTCAACTATTTCTGCTGCTGATAATATCGAAATTAAATCAGCTAAAGAATTAAGATTCAACAACTCTGGAAATACATTCTATACAGGTTTCAAAGCTGGAGCAAATGCATCTAACACCACTTACACCTTGCCTATTGCATTCCCAGGATCAGGCACATCAGTATTGCAATCTGATACTTCTGGTACTTTATCTTGGGTTGGGGTAGTTGGTTCTGCCACAACCGCTACAAACATAAATGTTGTTTTAGCAGCTACAAATGCAAGTCACAGAGTTTTATTTACTCCAACATCTGGATCTGCATCAGGTGTAGCTGTTTCAACAGAAAACTCTTTTGTTTATAATCCTTCCACTGATATTCTTTCAGTATCTGGTTTAGCAGTAACAGCAACTACAGCTTCAACTAATTCTTCTACTGGCGCTCTTATAGTGTCTGGTGGAGTTGGTATTGGTGGAACAATCTACACTGCTACTGATCTTAATGTAGGCAATTCAACCACTGGAAGATTGTATTTTAGCCAAGCAACATTAGGATCTGCTGGAACTACTGTTATTCCTTCGATGGCGTTTATTGGAACAACGAACTCTCCAATAACATTATCTGTTCTTGCTGATAATTCACTTTCATTTGATGGTAGTTCAGGTCAGTTATTCTCTATAAACAACAACCTTTCAACAGGTTGGATATTTGCTGTAAACGATATATCTGGTTTGCCTTTAATAAGAGCAAATGCCGATGGTACTGTTGCCATGGGAGAGTTTGCTGGAAATATCGGTATTGGAATTTCGAATCCATCATACAAGTTACATGTAGTTGGAGATACAAATCTTTCATCCACTTATGTTTACAGAATAAATGGTACTTCTGTTCTTTCAGCTACATCATTAGGCACTGGGGTTACAAACTCTTCACTTACTGCTGTTGGGACAATTACTACTGGTACATGGGCAGGAAGTACAATTACTGGCCTTTATGGCGGTACTGGATACACTAACTATACTGCTGGCGATATTCTTGTTGGAGCTGGTGGAACATTTATTAGATTAAATGCTGGCTCTTCTAATTATGTTTTAACATCAAATGGCTCTGGTACAATTCCATCTTGGCAAGCAGTACCTTCGTCAGCAGCTTCTTCTGTTGCAGTATCGCCTACCATTACAAACTCTTCATTCTCTATTACAGCAGTAAATAGTGCAAGTGGTTCTGGTTTAGGTCTTTCAACAATAGCATCATTTGTTGTCAATCCATCCACTGGCATCGTTTCTATGTCTGGTTTGGCAGTTACAGCATCAACAACTTCTACAAGTTCATCTACGGGCGCATTAATTGTAACTGGTGGAGTGGGTATCGGTGGAAGTTTATTTACTTCAACTTCATTTGCTGATTCTATTTCAGGTGTCGTTTTAAGTAATGGTGTAATTACTTCTGGATCTTGGGCTGGTTCTACAATCACTGGTTTATATGGTGGCACTGGATTTAATTCTTACACTAAAGGCGATATTTTAGTTGGTGCTGGAACTACTATAATCAAACATGCTGTAGGAAGTCAAAATCAAATTCTTATTGCTGATGGTTTTTCTGGTTCTGGTTTATCTTGGGCTACATTTTCAGATCCAACTTATGGATCTTTCTATAGTACATCTTCTCAGCCAGTTGTTGGAGCTGGTGCAACAACACTTGCAACCTTCAACAGTACCTATGAAACAAATAGAGTTGCAATCATTGGTGGTTCTGGAACATCTTCAAGAATTCAAATACAAGATTCTGGACCTTATAGTTTAACTTTTTCGGCACAAATTAATCTTACATCAGGCACTCAACCTAAAGTAGGTGATTTCTGGTTTAGAATCAATGGACAAGATGTTCCTCAATCTAATACTCAGACAACAATTTCTGGTAAAGATTTCCAGTCAGTTATAACTATAAATTTTGTTTATACTTTTGCTACAAATGATTATTTTGAAATAGCATTCTCTTCTGATGACTCAAATTTTAGAATTGAAGCATTAAATGGTCTCACAAATCCGCCAAGACCAGATATTCCAAGCATTATTTTATCCGTTCTTCCAGTAACACACATAGTTGGTGAGTCTGGCGCTGGAATAAGTGGAATTTTATCATTAAATGGATCAACATCTTCACAACAGTATTTCTTAACTGGAACAAGTGGATCTGGATTTAATATTCAAACTGCATCTGGAAATCACACATTCAACATTCCAATAGCAAGTACTGGATCAACAGGTTTAGTAAATACTTTAGCTCAATCTTTTGCTGGTATTAAAACTTTCACCAATGATGTTGCAGTTTCTTCTTCAACAGCTTCAACATCATCTTCCACAGGTGCTATAACTGTTTCTGGTGGAGTTGGAATTGGACAGACATTATTCACATCCTCTTCTTATGCTTCATCAATATCTGGTGTAGTTCTAAATAATGGTGTAATTACTTCTGGATCTTGGTCAGGATCCACAATAACTGCATTCTATGGTGGAACTGGCTATAACTCATATACAAAGGGTGATATTTTAGTTGGTGCAGGATCCACATTTATCAAGTTAAATGTAGGTACTGACAATTACATTTTATCAGCATCATCAGCATCAGCTACTGGTTTAAGTTGGATTGCAAATACAGGAGGCGGAGGAGCTGGAACTGTTTACAATGGTTCCCTTAATGCTATTCCTTATTATCCTGCTGCTGGCTCTGCTATAACAGGTTCTGTTAATTTTACAAATACAGGAACATCCATCAACATTGGTTACTCCACTGCAACAACCAATACAGCTACAGGTGCTCTTACAGTTGTTGGTGGAGTAGGAATTGGACAAACATTATTTACATCCTCTTCTTACGCTTCATCAATATCTGGTGTAGTTCTTGACAATGGAATTATCACTTCTGGCACTTGGTCTGGTTCTACAATCACTGCCAAATATGGTGGAACTGGCTATACTACATACACTAAGGGTGATTTGCTTGTTGGAGCTGGATCAACATTTATAAAAGTTGGGTCAGGTTCTACAAATTATGTCTTGTCATCGAACCCTATGTATCCTGCTGGTGTTGGCTGGACTTGGGTTTCTGCTGTCGTAGCAGGAACTAATCCTCCATACGATACACACGATTCAGATCTATGGTGGAACTCTGATGATGGTAGTTTAAATTTCTACTACAATGACGGTGATACAAGTCAATGGGTAGAAATAGCTGGTGGGTCTGGTATTGATTTATCTCAGCCAGTTCATATAACATCAAGCACAGCGTCAACTAACACTGTAACTGGGGCTTTAATTGTCGATGGTGGAGTTGGTGTTGGTGGAACAGTCTATGCATCATCTTTTAGTATCAACGGAATATATGATCAAATTTCATCAACTCTAACTACATCAAATACAAATACAAATCAAGTTGCATTGTCAATAGACGCATCATCATTCAGAACAGCAAAAATGTTTGTGCAAGTAACATCTGGTTCAAATTATCATTCACAAGAAATTTTGATGGTGCACGATGATAGTCAAG